TAGAGAGGCTAGACACCACACAGATCACCGGTGCCGGTGTGGTCGTGCCCGATGCCATGCCCGACCTCAGGAGCGACTCTCTCGGCGTGGGCCAGAGCCAGATCAGACTCTATGACAGCAACGACTTCATAGACCTGAGCACGGTCACCAACCGCCAGGCAAGGTACAAGGAATACGAGAGATTGAGGAGCGTCGCCGAGGTAGAGATGGCGATGACCGTCATCAGCGACGAAGCCTGCATACACGGTGACACCAAGGTGGCGACATTGTTCGACGGAATGCGGACCATCAGTTGGTTGACGGAGAGGTGGAAGAAGGACCAGAGCCCGTTCCTCGTCTACTGCTGGGACTTCGAAAAGGAGGACTACACACTCGGCTGGGCCTACGACCCGAGGATCGTCAAGCAGTCGGAAACCATCAAGGTACTTCTGGACGACGGTTACAGTTTCACAGTCACGCCCGACCACAGGATACTCACGAGGGACCAGGAGTGGGTCCACGCCGAGGACTTGGATGTGGGCAGCGAACTCATGCCTTTCTACAGGCTTGAGCCCAACAGGCAGATAAACAAACTCAAGACCAGACAGTTCCCGAGGATATTCACGTTCGACGGCTGGAAGCACGAGCGACAGTTCATAGAGGAATGGCGCGAAGGAAAGGCCAAGTACGAGAAGGTGAGCGAGGCCAGCAGGCTCATAGCGGCCGGAGCGCCGTGCCGCGACGTCGAATCAATAATGAAACACTCCTGGAAGAGCGTTGATTCGTGGATCAAACAGGAAGGCTTCTGCACCAAGGAACTCAAGTGGCTCGGCAAGAGGAAGGACCGGAGAAGAGTGGTCGGAATCATGAAGGGTCCGAAGGTCAACGTGTACGACCTCAGCGTCAAGAAGCACCAGAATTTCTGCACCGACAGTGTCGTGATGCACAACTGCCAGAGGAACGAGGAAGGCAGCATATTCAAGATCAAGGCGGAGAACGAACAGATCAAGAAAGAACTTGAGTTCCTCTGCTTCAACCGGAAGATGCTCAATCTAAATCGCAAGGCATGGCAGATAGTCAAGAAGCTCTGCATCTTCGGCGACGGCTTTTACGAGTTGATCACCGACCCCGACAATCCCAAGGAAGGCGTCCTCAAGATGCAAGAACTTCCCCCGGACAGCATGTACAAGATCGTCACCACCAAGGGCAGGGTCGTAGAATTCCAGCAGAGCAAGGAGGGCCCGGACTACGTCGCTCTGACAAGGAGTCAGATTTCGTCGGCCACCGACGCGGAACTCATGCAGAGCACGGCGATCAGGTTCGCTCCCAGCCAAGTGATACACGTGTACCTCGGAGACGACAGAAGGACTTTCTACCCGTACGGCCAGAGCCTCATGGAGCCAGCGAGGGGACCGGCCCATCAACTGCGTCTCATGGAAGACGCGATGCTCGTCTACAGGCTCACGAGAAGCCCGGAACGCAGGGTGTTCTACATAGACGTGGGACAACTTCCGCCATTCAAGGCGGAGGCGTTCGTGGACAGGATGAAGGACCAGTTCAGAAAGAAGAAGGTGCAGACGGGACGAGGCACCGGAGCGAACGCCGTGGACGAAAGATGGCACGCACCCGCCGCCGACGAGGATTATTGGATTCCCATCAGGCCCAATGCGAACACTAGAATAGAAACCTTGCCGGGAGCACAAAACCTCGGAGAGATAGACGACGCACTCTACTTCAGGAACAAACTGTTCACCGCCCTCAACTTCCCCAAAAATTACCTCGGCAACGAGGACGTCGGCGCCACGAGAATCACGCTCAGTGCCCAGGACGCGAGGTTCGCTAGGATGGTGGAAAGAATCCAGGCGAGCGTGGAGGACGCGATACTGGAAGTTTGTGAGCGGCACCTTGAGATGCGCGGATTCCCCGCCGAGGCGTACGAAGACCTCAAGATAGAAATGACGCCGCCCTCTTCGTGGAAGGAACTGAGCGAGGCCGAGGTGATGACCAACAGGATCAACGTGGTGACCACGCTCAAGAGCAGCATGCTCATGGGTGACTACGACCTGCTCACCAAGTACATGAAGATACCCGGCGACGAGGCCCAGAGGATAATCAGCAGGAACAAGATACAGAAACTGGAGGACCTCAAGATACAGATAATCGGACAAAATCCGCAACTCCTCGGAGTCGGGACGCCAGCGGCCCAGTCCAACGAGCCGGAAATGGGAACCGAACCGGGAGGACCCGTGGCCAACCTCGAAGACCAAGGAGGAGAACCACCGCAGGAAAACACCGAGGAAGGTCCAGAAGAAAATGAAACACCACAAGAAAAGTCTCCAGTCTCCGAACTACCAGACCCAACTGACGAGGACGTGAAGAAATATGACCTCGGAATTCAGGACTACAGCAGGACGATAGACAGCGAAGAAATAGACTGGAGCGAGGAGGGTTAGTGGACGAGTTCAAATTGAAGAACGACATCCATGAGATAAGAAGCTACATAGCATCTGAATGGCCCGGAATAGAGGAAAGAAAGCACCTCTACATGAGATTGACTCGCCTGGAAAAGATGCTTAAGGAGGCAAATAAGACGATGGACCTCAATAAGATATTTGAACTGTACCCCGGTAAGACAGAGCTGTTTTACAAATGGAGCATTAAACAAGAAGACGCCCAAGTTCTTTTTGATGTGACCAAAGAATTAAATCCAAAAAAAATCGCAGTCATAGGAGTCTTCAAAGGAGTCTCCTCGCATGTGATAATACAGGCATTGGATTCATTTGACACAATGTACAACATAGATCCTTTTTTTGATGGCTATATCGCTGGGGACAACTATGAACTGTGCTATAGGGACTCAATCAAAGATGTCGCCAAGGGTAAAATTGTAACCTTGAAGGGGTATGCTTCCACAAAAGGGCCAGAAACCATCACTTTCGCCAATGAAGTGAAGGATGTTCCCGAACACATGATAAGCAACATTTCATGTGATTTAGATTTGTGCTTCATAGATGGAGACCATAATTATCCCGTTTGCCTGCATGATTTTCAAGAAGTTTGGCCAAAGATGAGAAAGGGCGGGAAAGTGGTTCTGCATGATACGATTTCTTGGAAACACACGATTGATAAATTGCTGGATTACATAAGGAATCTTCCGGATGCAAGTCTTGAATTGCATCCCGGGATAGATGGAGTCGGGGTAGTGACCAAAAAATGAATCTTTTTGAATGGCTGCTTGGGCTACTTAGACCAACCAAGAAGCCACAACAAGCTCCAAGACAAAAAGTCATCATCTACACCGACACCTTCTTCAGAGGATCTCTGGTCGGCGAAGAAGTCAAAGGAAGAAACCCGAATGCAACTTTCAGGACACAGGAACTGACCGCGTGGGAACACAGCAAATCCATAAAAGACAATCGCGTGATGAAGTGGGTTGACGAGGTCCTGATTCCTGAATTGAATAAAAAAGGAACGCTCAAGCCGCTGGTCGTGTGGAAGAACGAGCGGAACGGAAAGAACTACGTCATAGACGGACACCACAGGCTGATCGCGTACAAGAAGGCCGGATGGAACAAAGAAATTCCGGCAGTGGTGGTCAACAAGGATGAAATAATAATGACGGACTGGACCCCGGGGAGCGGGAGGCCCCATCCTTTTTCATCCTAATTTAGATATATAAGACATGCTCCGCTTCAAGGAATGGCTCATCAGTGAGGCCGCCATAGGGCCCCAGAACATACAATACGACGCCCAAGGAAGACCCAACTTCAGGATTTACATCCAGAACGAAGGCCAGATCATCGGACTTGAAACACTTCAGGGTTCAAACTACAAGTACGCAGGCGACATGGTGAGCGACGACTTCGGGGACTCCGCACTCCTCAAGGGCTACAAACTCTACAACTGGCACGCCGACCTGCCGTCGGGAGCAGGGTACGGCCCTATGTTCTACGATATAGCCTTGGAGATCGCCACGAAGAACGGAGGTTACCTTGCCCCGTCCACGCTGCTGAATAGATTCAAGAACATATCTACGGCAAAGGACAATAAGGGCACTCTCGGGGGAGACGCAACGGACGCGGCAGAGGGCATCTACAAGTTTCTATACCAAAGACGAAGCGACGTTGAGAAGATACAGCCCAACATCGTGCTCCAGAACGAACCCGATCAGGCCGCAAAGCCATGGATGTACGAACTGTACAGGAAGAGTCCGACGGTCCTGCCGAGGCTCATAGATATGAACGGAAAGGGGCAGCCGGTCCTTGTGTCGGGAACGGGCGTCAATGCTCAACCCATATCTGACATGAACTTCGGAACCTCACAGGCCAAACCTCAAATCCAACAAACTCAGCCAGCACAGAGCCAGCAGTTCAAAGGCTTCCAACTCGGCGACCAGAGGACGTGGCAACAGAAACAACAATATCTTAATTCCATCGGAATAGACACGACAGGTTGGCAGAGACAGGAGATAATGAGAGGAGTCAAGACGGCCTGATTAGAATCCGACCCTCTTCTTGTCCTCTTCCTTTTCGTGGAAGTTGTCCTCTGGATTGTATATCTCAGCCAAAGTCATCGGCTCTTCCGTGCGTCTGTCGGATCCGATGTCCTCTAATATCAGGTTGCAGTCTTCGGCGGGAAGGGCCTTGAAATGATGCTCAAGGAGCAACCTTCCCTTCCTCACCAGAGCTGGGTCAATGTTTTCCCTGTCTATGTTGAAAGTGGCTATCACCATTATGTTCAGACAGTCGCCGAGGATGCCGTCCGTTATGTTCAATATGTTGCTTATTGCCTCGTTGTCCTGAGTTGACCTGCTCCGCAAAACCTTCTCGGCGTCCTCCAGAAGCAATATTGAATTCCTGTGCCTCATGATGAAACTGAGGAAATCGGGATTGGTCAACTGCTCGGCCGCACCGCTCGATATGTAAATGACCTTCCTGTCGGTCTTGGTCGTGAGATACTTGATGAAGGTGCTCTTGCCGGTGCCCGGATCGCCCGACAAAAGGACCAAGCCGTTCTTGTTTTTGCCGAGATGCTCAACGATCCGATCAAATTTACCGGAAGCCTCGCTTCCGTAGTTCATATTTACGTCTATGTCCTCGCTCGGAAGCTTTATGTCAAACCTCTGAAGGCTCAGCATGCCGTCCATGCTGCACAATAGATAAATGTTGCCCTTCTTCTTGTTGTCGGTGTCCCTGTCCACGCACGATTTCAGTTTTTCGAGCGTCTCGGGACGCTGGTAGGCGATCCTGCACCTGTAGTAGAGGTCCTCGTTGTCCTGGGATTCCTCTTCCTCGTCTTCCTCGTCGCGGACGTATTCCAGCCTGCTCAGGAGACTCTCCCTCCTGAAAAGGTGGACCAAGGCGTCTTCAAATTCATAACAGGCCTCGGTGCCCTCAACTGTCAATTTATTCAAAATCAACCGCTCGGAATTGCACTCAAAAGTCCTTTTGGCACCAATTTTGTCCAGATTTTCAAGGGTGGAATTCTTGACGGGGACCGAAAATTCATAGACGTTCGGCTGGACCTCAAATTTCTCCACGTAGTAGTACAAGAAATTGAAATAAGAGCCGTAATCGTTGGAATGGGTCTTTTTTCCGTACGGATTGAATGAAGTTCTCATGCCTTGATTATATTAAATCCGATCAAAACGGCAAGGGCACAATCCAAATTTGGGTTGATAAGCATACTATACAGTTGGCGTCGCGTTCCATGCGGGCACGGGACTGCGAAAAAGAGGCCAGCGGGACTATATAGTTCCTACTTACCGGTATTGAGAAGGGCCGAAAACGAACTAGGAGTATAAATCAGTATGAAAAGAAAACTCATTGAATTTGACGCGTTCCAAAAACTGAAGACGGAATCGCTCACGAACACGCAGCAGGAACTGGCGGCCGCAGCCCCACTGCTTGCTAGGGCACTTGAAATTGAGGATTTGACCCTTGAGTCCTTCGGTCCCGAAGAGGCCCTTTTTGAGTCGGTGGACGGCGAGTTCGTCCACGCCAAGTACAGCATGAACAACGGCTACGTGCAGTTTGACAACGTAGAACAGCTCGTTCTCAGCGAGGAAACCGAAGTCGCCAAGACAAAGGACGTCATCTCCAAGATGATCGACAGACTCATCGAGAGCGACGAGAAGGGCGCCGAAGAGATGTTCTCAGAGTGGCTCGACCTCCCCCGCACCCGCAGGATTTTCAACGAGGTCAAGAAGCTCCGCGTGGTTCCGATCCGCAAGAAGGTCGGCGGAAAGACCAAAATCGTCGGATACAGGAAGGCCCGCTGGAACGCCACCCCGCACTCGCACGAGAGTTCGGGCAAGACCGCCCGCCGCATGCGTGGCAAGAAGATCGCCCAGAGGAAGATGCCCATGGGACTCAAGAAGTTCCTCGCCGCCAAGCGCGACAGGGTCAAGAAGACCATCGGCGAATGGCACGTTATAGCGGAGAACGTCCTCGGATACGTGGACCTCGCCGAGAACGGCCCGGCCCTCGACAGGTGCCAGGTCCTGCGCAACGAGGAAAACGTCGTCGGCGTCAGGGTCCCGACCATGAAACTCCGCAACGAGGCCAAGCTCCTCAAGTTCAACTGGAAGACCTTGAACACCGACGTGGTGGTCAAGAGGAACGGCGGCAAGAAGATCAACGAGAATGCCGATTTCGTCAAGGAAATCGCCGACCTCAGGAAGTTCAACGCCGTCTCGGACGCGAAGGCCGTGGAAGAGTCGATCGAAAAGATCGCCACGAATTTCCCCGGAGCCATCTACCTCACCGAGAGCGAACTCGCCCTCCAGATCAAGATGAGCCTCGAGTCCGTCAACGCGTCGAACTACGACGACGAGACGTGCCGCTTCCTCGCGGAAGGCATCCTCAGGACCATCCACGAAAACTTCGTCGACCGCGTCGCGAAGATCGTGAAGCTCGCAGGAGCCGAGATCAACGAGAACGCAGCCGACAAGTACGCTGAATTCAAGAACGTCACCGAAGGCTTTTATGCCAAGGTCGACGAGTCCGCCGCCCACGAGATGCAGGCATACGTGGACGTGTACGAGGCCCTCAGGCAGGTTCACGAACTCGCCAAGGAAGAGACCAACCAGGAAGTCGCCCTTGAAACAGCGGCCCACCTGGACGCCCTCCTGCCCATCGTCTCCGGAAAAGAAGACATGGACACCGAGGTGCTCGGAGAAGCCGCCGAATGGCTCTACGACATCGTGGAGAACACCATGGGCGACGAGTGGAACGTGAGTGAGCCGGTCGTCAGCGACAACGGTGATCACCCCGAGGTCGTGAAGAAGGGGAAGCAGACCCCATACGACTCGGAGAAGCCAGGCCATACGCCCGAGGCTCACCACACGAGCGACGGAAAGGACTACAAGGGAGACGCGGCGAAGGAACTCGCCGGAGACGGATGGAGCAATCTCGGCGGCGAGGGAGTGTATCCCAGCATCGAGAACCCCTACGTCCCAAGCGCAGAAGTGCCAAAGATCGTTGGAGAGAAGGACGTTGACAGCGACTCGGACCAGCTCGCCCAGTGGGGCAGCACCGACACCTGGCCCAGCCTCCAGAACCCCTACTCAAAGGCCTCGGTGACGCCCGACTCGGTCAAGGAATAAGGAGGAACCGATGAATCTACTTTTGGAGCACGACCACACTCCAGGGACGCTGTATGAGAACAGACTCATATTCGGAGACGGCTGCTGCGCAGTCCTCAACGAAATGGACCTGCACGAGGCCGCCGGAAGCGCCGGACTCGTCAAGTTCAGAGGCAAGTTCCAGGAGGCCGACGCCATCAACAAGAACAAAAGGACTTACCCCTTCGGCGTACTTGACGACAACGTCAAGTCGCTGAGCGAGAGCATCAAGAACGGAGGGCTCATCGGAGAACTAGACCACCCCACCGACAGCATAGTCCATTTCGCCAACGCCAGCCACAAGATCACAAAGCTGTGGTGGGAGGGAAAGACCCTCATGGGCGAAGGTGTCATACTGAACACACCCCACGGAAAGATTCTCAAGGCGCTCATCAACGACGGTGTGCGCGTGGGGATCAGCAGCCGCGGAGTGGGTAACGGAAAGGTGAACGAACAAGGAATCCTCGTCATCGGAGAAAGCTACAAGCTCATAACCTTTGACGCGGTCGCCGACCCGAGCACCAGCCAAGCCTTCCAGGAGAAAGTGGTCTCCAAGGAAAGCACAATCCCCGTGTCAATCCCGACGGAAGAGCACAGGGCAGTAAAAAATGAAGCCAGCGGCATACATACCCTAAGCAAGGAACTTGTTATCGCCGCCATAGGCGGAATTGTCCAGAAACAAGCCAAAGAAATAAAGAGAGGTTGAACTAATGGAAAAAATTGTTGAGGCCCTTACCAAGTTGCTGCCCGAGGACGCCGTCGCCGAAGTGACGGAGGCCGTCAAGACCGAACTCGAGGGAGCAAAGCAGGCTTACGAGACCGAGTACTCCTCGAAACTTGAGGAAGCCTACGCCGAACTCTCCGAGGAGCTCAAGAGCGCCGAAGAGACCGCCATCCAGGGCTACAAGGAGGCCTACGCAATAATCCAAGACCTCCGTGCCCGACTCGAGACCCAGCAGAAGGAATTCGACGTCAGCCTCGAAGAAGGCTACGAAGAAGCCTACCAGATGCTCCTCGCCGAAAAAGGCAAGAACGAAAACCTCGAGGTCGAGATGTACGAGCAGTTCAACACCAAGCTACAGGAAATGAAGGAATACATGATCGACAAGGTCGACGCCTTCCTCCAGTACAAGGGCTCGGAAATCTACGAGACGGCCAAGAAGGACATCAGCAATGATCCCAGAACCGCCGAACACAAGGTCGCCCTAGACAAGATCGTCGAGTGCGTGGCCGATTACGTCGACGCCGACGCGTTCAACGCTGCCGCCGAGACCAAGGTCGAAGAGACCAACCGCAAGATCGAGGAACTCAAGAGCCAGACGAAAATCCTGGAGGCCAGGAACATCAGGCTGAGCGCCGAGAATACCAAACTCACCGAGGCAGTCCGCGAAACCCAGAAGGTCATCACGGAAAGCGCCAAGGTCGAGAAGAAAGAAAGAACTGAAAAGGCCAAGAATGTGCAGGGGAGAGGACGTGCCGTCAACGATTCGGAAATTGTCGCCGAATGGAATGGCAACAAGGCCGAAGAAAAGAAGACAAACGTTGACACCACTTTGGTCGAGGCTCTCGATCCTGACCTGCTTCGTCAAATGCAGGTCCTAGCCGGAACGAAGAACAACGACTGATTTTACCATTTCTAGTTAAACCAAGGAGAATAACCAAATGCAAGCTAATGCCAAGTTTCTAAACGAGGCGAGGGAGCTGGAATCTCGTTGGGCGCAGACAGGTTTGCTAGAGAACATCAATGACAAGTACACACGTTCTTGCACTGCCGTTCTCCTCGAAAACCAGCGCCTGATCAACGAGTCCTCGACCGACTCGGGCGACGTCGCCCAGTTCAAGAGAATCTCGATCCCGCTCGTTCGTCGTATCTATCCGCAACTGATCGCCAACAAGGTCGTTTCGGTCCAGCCGTTGCTCGGCCCGACCGGCCTCGTGTACTACCTCCGCTTCCGCTACGGTAGCAACAAGGGTTCGGTCCGCGGCGCCACCAAGAGTGGCTTCCCCACCGACGACGCCAACTCGCTCCAGCAGCTCGCCAGCGGCGACGCCAACCTGAGCGTGTACTACTCGCACCAGTTCGTTGAGAACGAGTCGAGTGCAGTCGACGTCGGCGGCACCAGCACCAGCCACACGCTGGAGCACACCCCGGTCCTCGCAGGTACCGTCACCGGTACGGTGTATGACGGAACCGTCGCCGTCCAGACCTTCGTGGTCTCGGAGAGCGGCTCGTTCACGTTCACCGACATCGGCACCCCCTCGCCCAAGGTCACCAGCGCCACGCTGAACCTGACCACCGGCGAGATGGCGTTCACCTGGAACAGCGACCCGGGTGCAAACAAAGTTGTCGTCTCATATGAGTACAACATGGAGTGCAACCAGGACCTCCCCGAAATCAACCTCGTCGTTGAGTCGGAAGAGATCGCTGCCAAGACCCGCAAGCTGAAGGCCGTCTGGAGCTACGAAGCCCAGCAGGACCTCCGCTCGCAGCACAACCTCGACGCCGAGGCTGAGCTCACCGCCGTCCTGGCACAGGAGATCAACCTCGAGATCGACCGTGAGGTTCTCTCGGACCTGCGTAACAACGCCGGCACCGTGGCCTCGTGGGACTTCAACACCGCCCTTGGTGACACCATCAAGGAAAAGTATGAGTCCCTCTACGTCAAGGTCGTCGAGGTCAGCAACGTGGTGCATCGCAAGACGCTCCGCGGCGGCTGCAACTGGCTCGTGACCAGCCCCGAAGTCGCCTCAATCTTCGAGACGGCCACCGCTGGTTTCGCTCCGGCTCCGTCGGAAGGCTTCACCTCGTCGCTCGGCATCCAGTATGTCGGCACGGTGAACAACCGCTGGAGGCTCTACAAGGATCCGCTGTTCCCCACGGGACAGATCCTCATGGGCTATAAGGGCGACTCGTACATGGACAGTGGTTACTTCTACTGCCCGTACGTGCCACTCACCCAGACGCCAGTCGTGCTCGATCCCGAGTCCTTCTGCCCTCGTAAGGGAATACTCACGAGGTATGGGAAGAAGCTGCTAAGAGAGGGCGCGAAATTCTACGCCAGACTCAGCATAGCAAATTTTGTGATATAGGCATAAACACCTGTTCACTATGAAAACTAAACCCGCTTGGGGAAACCCAAGCGGGTTTTTTTATGCCTTTACCTGACACAATTCAACATGTGCAAGCATCTTAAGCTGCTTCAGGTCTATGCTGTTTGACCTGAGATATTTCTCGTCAATGTATATGAATTCAAATCCGTTCTGCTTGCAGAACTTTTGTCCCGCATCAACTTTATACCCAACCTCTTGCTCCCTCATCCTGAAGGCAGGCTTTATCTCGGCCAAGAGGGGGCATTTTGACTTCCTGAATGCGAAGAAGTCTGGTATGTAATTCCTGACAACGCCCGGAGCCTTCTCGTACTGTATTGCAAATGGTTCATTCTCGTACCAAACAATATCTTCATCATTGTCAAAAATGTAATGCATCATGAGTTCAAGACTTGACCTAAAGAAGGCCCTTTCCTTTTTGCATTTAGGACTTGTGAAGTAACCAGTGATGTAGAAGCGTTTATCTTCAGGGTTAAAATCGCCAGACAAAATCTTCTCTGTCATTCTCTGGCTCTGCTTCTGGTTCCACTCCTCCGGCCTGACGATGCCCTTGGCCCACGGGTTCGCCCAGGACTTGGCCAGCCACTCCCTGCAGTTCTCACGAAGGTAATCCTTCATCTCCGGCAGTTGGTTGTAGTGCTCCACCCCGTACCGCTGGAGCGTTGTCTGCGCCATCTTGACCCTGACCTCTGGTGACTGGGCCGCGTTCTCCACCCCATAACGCTCCATATTGGTCTTTCTGGTCTTCTTCTTGACCTCCTCGGACTGCATGGCGTGATCAACACCGTACTTCTCCTGTATGGTCTGGCGCTGGCGCTCCTTGGTCTCTTTGAGGTGCATGGGGTGTTCCACCCCATACCTTTCCAAGGAGGTCTGCCTATGCTTCTCCACCCACTGCTTCTTGAACTCTTCGTCCTTGAACTTGGCCTTTCTTTCCTCGACCAGTTCCTTCTTGTTCACGGGCATCTCCGTGCCGTACTTCTCAAGGCAGGTCTTCTTGATCTTCTCTTGGACCTCCTTACTCTTCATCGGATTCTTGTTTTTCATGAAGCATTTTCGGCAAATGTGCTTTCCCCCGTTGTCACCGAAGTTCTTTTCGGCGTACCGAAGTTTCAGCATTCTCTCTTGTCCGCATGTCTCAAAGCCCCCGTCGCAGTCGTATTTGATCTTGACATCGCGGCTCTTGATGACGCCTTCTGTGTTTTCTAGGTACATTTGATTTCCTTGTGTGATTGACTACAATGTATATAGCGATTCTCACATAAAATTGAAAGGTCAAAATGAACCAAGACGAAAAAAGGCTGGCGGAGAAGAGGGCGGCTTGCAACGAGAGGGTCAAGAAGCACTATGCCGAGAAGATCGCCACCGACAAGGTCTCCGTCTATTGCGAGTATTGTCAGGCGACCCACGAGGCCCTCCGGTTGACCCACGACAAGAACATAGCCCGCAACGGCCGCTACATCTGCGAGCGGGAGGGCGGCCATATAGCGGGTAGCAGGCCCAAGAAGAAGAAGGAGAACCCACATGCCGCGGAGGGGAAGAAGGAGTGCAACACATGCAAGTCCGTCCTTCCTTTAGATTCCTTCAGTTCCGGCAAGAGCATGTGCAAGGGGTGCAGGGCGGCGAGGTACAAGGAGAAATATGTGGGGAAGGCCAAATGAATTCATAGCGTTTCGCCTTTAAAATCAAACCATTCATTGCCCAAATAAAACTGCCTGCATGCTACGATAAAATTGAGTTCTGTATCTTCTGCCTTTCCGAGTGAGTGGCTCTTTCCTACTGTGGATACGCTGTGGGCTTCACAATTGGACATAAGGGTCTTCGGGATCAATGTGCGAAATGCCTTGAACCTTGATTGCAAGGAATTAGTGACGCCGACTTTAAAAAGCACTTGATCCATCAAGCAAAATCGCCACAAGTAGACGAAGTTATACCTTTTGTGGAAACGGCTGTCCATGTCTTTCAAATAGTTGATGTCTTTTATTGGGTCCTCCAGCAAGTTTCTTCCTATGTACTTGATCCAAGTGGATTCCAGTGAACCTTGCCATTCGCAACGCTCGATTTCGTTAGGCCAAGCGTTTCTTTTTTCGCGCCATTCGATCAGTTCTAAAGCCTGGTTTGATTTCTGGCTCATGTTTGATTCCTTAATTGACACTAGAGTATATCCTTTGAATTGAATGAATCTAGACTAGATTTTTTTAGACTCTTGTGTCACAATCTGGACATGCGGTTGAAGGATGAGATTATAAAATTGAGGGATCAAGGTCTTTCTTATAACCAAATACGAGATCGTTTGGGTTGTTCTAAGGGGACCATATCGTACCATTGCGGAGAGGGACAGAAGAGCAAGGTTCTAGATCGAACTAAAAAAAGAAGGCTTTGCCCTTTGCGTACCAAGATGGAGGCCTTTAAGCATGGCAAGAAGAAGGATGTCCAAAATCCTTTTGTAGAGGTGTGGCAATTTAAAAATCATTGTTTGAGGGACAAACTCATACATTTCGCTAGGATTGGGACAAAAGCAAACAGAATGGGCTATAAATTTATGTTCAAACTCAAAGACTTGATTAAAAAGATCGGGGACGACCCAAGGTGCTACTGGACGGGTCGAAAGATAGACCTAAACAGCAGGAGGTCATACCACCTTGACCACCTCATCCCCAAATCAAGGGGAGGAGATAACTCGCTAGACAACTGTGTTCTAGCCTGCCGGGAGGCCAACCAAGGACACAGCGACAGCATGCCCGGTGAGTATATTCATACTTCCTGCGAAGTGGCTGTACACAAGGGCAAGGACATACTGGCTAAGATGCTTGCTCAAGATAAGGAGTTCCGCAAGCTTCTTATTGAAGAATTAGAACACTCTGCCGATTCTGTGTCTGTTGCGTGACTGTCGGTCCAAATCCCTTCCGCATTCACATTGAGAGGGACATTTGATTTCATACATAATTGTATGAACTACACAAATCCAATTGAATATCCGGTCGTACTTACTCCTAATCTTACCAACATTGCCACCGAGGGCGGGTTGGACACCAGCATCTTGAACGGGGTGTCGTTGCAGAGGACCGTCAACATGGTGATGACGCGCGATCAGCAGGGCAACGTCAAGGTTGTCGGAAGCAGGAAGGACGGCGAGTCGTACGACGACGTGGTTTCTTACGTCTCGGGGTGGAAGACTGTCCTAGACACGATCTGGCTTTATCCGGTTGCGGACGTGAATTCGGTCTTGGAGATCTTCCGCTTGCCAGCCGCGAAGGCCATAGTCGAGGAGGATGAGAGGATAGTTTTCGAGGACATTGACCATCTATATTACTTTTACAATGAAGTTTATGAGAGCACGGAGGTAGCCCAGCCCGTGGGTAACGTCGGATATTCATTGGGCGTCGGGACTCGTCTGAGGGACCTCGGTATCACCGTTCACTTGGAGTTGGCGAGTGGCCTCAGGATCGTGACCTGGCGGCTTGTGGAGCAGTTGACTTCGCAGTCGGATCTTCCTGTAAGTGGCGATTCACCGGACGGAACCATTGGATTTGTCCTCATTTACTGCGACTGGGATCGGAACGGAGTTCAAGACGCTTTGAATTTGAATCCGGTCGGACTCGGCTTCTCTAACGCCGATCCCTTGAGGGTGGAGCAGATTTAGATCGCTTTGGCCGACATTCTATGAGATGCTGCCGATGTTGGCCGAGGCTCGGGCTCCGAGAAAAAATACAGGGGAGACACTAAATAAGCCAAGCGGGGAGGGTGCTTGAAAAGTTTTCTGGGATGGTCTGAAAGTGGAAATTGGACCATCCTTTGTCGGCCGGCCAAAGGAGAGGCGCATGAAAAGTTTCTATGAGTTTTGGATGATGATGGAGGACTACGACTCGTGGTTGGGGAAGCCCTATCAGGACGCCGAGGAGGACTATCGTCGCCGCTCAAATTTCTCGAGGTTCTTGGGCGAAGGTGACGAAGAGGCTCCGTTCAGCCTTGAGGTGGATGTGCGTGATGGCGAGTGGGAGGCAAGAGGGGGCATATGGGTCAAGGATTACGTGCCTAACGGGTCCGAGAATCCGGCTAGCGAGCCGCAGTTGTTCAAGGCTGGCGACCAGGGGCACGAGAGCAGCGCCGGAACTTGGTTCAAAAAAGCGGGTCGGGATTTGGAACTTCTTCCTGCGCACATCAGGGCCGAGGCCACGAAGTGGATTGATCAGAAAGTTGAAGATGCAATAGCCAATTACGAGCCGGAAGATCCGAGAGACATGTACTAGAGAACAGGAGATTGAAGACTCGTATATTGAATGATACTTGTTTTAGGTTCTACGGGCTACGTTGGTTCCAAGTGTGGTGGGGTTAATCTGATGGAACCCTCTCCCGTCGCAAGGATTGGGAGGGTCTCTTGTTTCAAGAAACCTTCATTGGCCCGCAATATTATTTATTGTTTTTTTGTTTGAAAATTACAGATTTGTAAAACAATTTTGTTTGACTTCGTGTCATACATAATATCAGAACCTTTTAACATGGAGTTCATATGGCTGGCATCAATGACATTCTGTCCAATCTCAATTCCGGTTATGAAGAAGTAACCGATCTGATTCCCGACAAGCGCGTATTCGTAGACGATTTTGATGTTGCAAAAAATGAATACGACGCATCTGTCGGCGGAATCGAACCGCTTGGAAACAGATTCATTGCATTGAGTAGCGGCAAGTATCTGTGGGTGGGCATTGATGGAGCAGCCAACGACGATGAGGCCAGAAATGTCCGCAGATACAACACTGATTTTACTTTGGATGAAACTTTTAATGCTCCTGTCTTTTCAGACGACACCGGCGGTTTCGTTGTAGATGTGGTAGAACTATCTGATGGCAAATTGGTTATTGTTGGGAATTTTACAACCGTTAATGGAACATCGGTAGGTAGAATTGCAAGATTAAACGCAAATGGATCGTTAGACTCTAGTTTTAATTTTGAAGGTGTTGGATTTGATAATATTGTCTCTGTATTAAAACTTCTTTCGGATGGAAGTTTCTTGGCGGGAGGACTATTTAGCACTTGCAATGGTACATCTGTAAACAGATTGGTTAAGTTGAATTCTAATGGGTCTTTGAACACATCTTTTTCTGATAATGTCACTTTAGATAATGATGTTTTCACAATGCATGTTTTATCGTCTGGCAAGATTTATGTCGGCGGAAATTTCACAAATAAATTAATCAAACTCAACAGTGACGGAACTACGGATGAGACTTTTGATGTAGGCACTGGATTCAACAACATGGTTACTAGTATCAAAGTAGATTCTAACAACAAGGTGATTGTTGGAGGGTCGTTTGATGAGTATGACGGTTCACCTTGCAGTCGTGGAATTGTCAGATTGAATACAAATGGAACCTTAGACTCCGGTTTTGAGACAGAGGGTGCTGGGTTGAATTATAATAATGGTGGCGTGGTTCAATGTTTGGCCATTCAGTCGGACGGCAAAATAGTTGTTGGCGGTTCGTTTGATCAATATGATGGCAACAGACAAGGTCTTATTATCAGATTTAATACAGACGGAACTAAAGACTCTACTTTTGTTACTGGGTATGGTTTTGGTGATGATGGACCGAATGACGGCCAAAGAGTTCTCGACATACTTCTAAACAACAACAAAATCATTTGTGTTGGAGCCTTGTACAATTATGGCGGCAAAGCACTTTATGGGTTTGCCAAGTTAGGCTTAACAGGATCTTTGGACTCGGAAAGATTATTCAGGTATGTAAGCTTTGGTATAAATGATGGCTTTGATGACATGTATGACGATGGAAACTTCATCAACACCAATTTGACTCAACTTTTTGAAGACATATCTGGCTTTGATGGTGATGGCGATAGTCGTGTTGAAGAGCTTTTGAGCGTCCCAAACACTCATTCTGCTGCAATAGACGAGGATGATTTGGAAGATGAGGGATCGCCCGTTTACGAACCTGCGATGGACGGCCAAGTGATGTCGGGAAATGGTTATTTCGGCAATGATAGCAGTTACTTTACTAATTATTATCCCGGAATGTATGTCATGGTTGCAACCAATATTGACATTGAAGAATTTTCAATAACCGGTGATTTGGGGTCGGATAGCAACACAGAAAACGAATCGACAATGCTCGTTGTTTACGAAGGTGCCACATACACAGTATTTGTAAAAGTCAACAGAGAAGGCGCTGGCGGAGGAGAAGGATCAGACCCGTCCGTAAACCACATGATAATAGTTCCCGGAGGTTCAGAAGGCTTAACTCAGACAATCAACGATGATGAAGATGACTACGACGATCATTGCATCAGGGGGCTAACAGGCAGAAAATCAATTGCATATATTCTTGTTGCAAGATCCACAGGCGAATATCTTGATTATGAAGATGCCGAGACAATTGTTGTTAAGTTCTTGGAGGTTACTGGAGGCTTGTCAGGCGTCCAGAGTTATTCTGCCAACGACAATGGCGCTTATGATCTTTCTCCCACACCCGTGAAGAAGTTTGGCGAGGGTTCGTTGGACACGGCGATCATCATGGTGGAAGGCCAAAGAGTGTCCGTTCAAAGGGATGGATATTATGAGTTGGTTGATTCAAATGGGAACAGAAAGATCGTTTTGGTCAGGGACGGAGAAAGCTGGGACGACGCCCCGGCATCTCCCGAGGCGACTAACAACCCCACTGGTCACCCGACCGTTAGCAGCAGCGGCAGTACCTGCTGAGATGATCATTGCCTTGAAGTTATCCACCCCGACCCTAAAGGGACTGGGTTTTCTGGCGGGAGTCGTATAAACTACCCAATCCCCCTAAAAGGGGTTGGGTAGTTCACTAAGTGTATAAGTGAACTACCCAACCCCTTTTAGGGGCTTCTAAGACATTGCTGTATAAAGAGTTCATTCCAACTCAGCGTTAAGGTCACGAGTTGGCCGAACTTCAAAGGTAATTGTAACCGGTATCCTTTGTGATGCCTCCCTTGTGCTGCCTCTGGGTCTTCCAAACTACAATGTCTCGGCCATGGGCTTCATGACTATTTGAATCTATTTGATCCACATCAAAAGCATCATCTGGATCTGGTGCGATGCGATAGTCGCCCCTAGAGGTAAGTACAATCAAATGGGTGACACAGTAGTATCTTTTGCCATTTGTCTTGCTTTTTTAGCAAGAACATTGATTTGATCATGCGACTCATGCAACTTTTTACCGCCATTCATCCCAGCCCCTAAAGGGACTGGGATTTCTTGGCGAGATCATATTAAACAACGCCTAATATATTAGAACCATTAATGCCTCCACCATGCTCGGCAATAACAGATCCACAATTGGCTAGATTATAAGAATTGTCTCTGAACGTCGCAGAACCGGTAATTTGTGCTGTGGCGGTTATATATGAGTTTCCACGAAATACAACATCTCCAGTAACAACATTATCATTATATGATGAATTATTAAAAATAACATTACCAGTTATGGGACTATTATTATAGGACGAATTATTAAAGATGACATTTCCTAATATAGTATTTGTAGAAGTATATGAACTATCATTAAATATGACATTTCCTTGTATGGTACTGCCATTATAACTAGTATCATTAAAAATAGGATTTCCAGTTATGTTTGTATTACCATAAAACTCACGACTAGCAGAAGAGTCGTTAAAGATTGGATCACCAACAATAAGTCCATCATTGTATGAAGAATCATTAAAAATTGGATTTCCTGTTACATATCCCAGAATGAAAAAACCACCATTGGCAATAAATGATGTATCATTGAATACTGGATTTCCAGTAAACGAGTCAAAAACATAAGAAGTATCATTAAAGGTGGGTGTTCCGCTCACGCTACCACCGTCAGAGTACGATGTTTGATTGAAGGTAGCATCTCCGGTGATGGTTCCGCCATCGTTGTATGATGTACCGTTAAAGGTGGGATTGCCTGTAAATGAGCCGGTCAAGTAAGAAGTGTCGTTGAAGGTGGCTGTTCCGCTAACGCTTCCACCATCAGAGTATGACGTTTCGTTAAAGGTAGCGTCTCCAGTTATGGTTCCGCCACTATTATATGAGGTATCATTAAAGGTAGGATTGCCAGTAAACGATCCGGTTAAGTAAGAAGTGTCGTTGAAGGTGGCTGTTCCGCTAACACTTCCTCCGTCACAGTAAGATGTTTCGTTAAAGGTGGCATCTCCAGTAATAGTTCCACCATCATTGTACGCTGTGTCGTTAAAGGTTGGATTGCCCGTGAACGAGCCGGTTAAGTAAGAAGTGTCGTTGAAGGTGGCTGTTCCGCTCACACTACCACCGTCAGAGTACGATGTTTGATTGAAGGTGGCGTCTCCAGTAATAGTTCCACCGTCATTATATGATGTGTCGTTGAAGGTGGGGTTGCCAGTAAACGATCCAGTTAAGTAAGAAGTGTCGTTAAAGGTGGGTGTTCCGCTCACGCTACCACCATCAGAGTACGATGAGTCATTAAATGTAGCATCTCCGGTTATTTCATCTTCGTTGTATGTATTATCATTAAAAACAACATTGCCTACAACAGCACCAGAGTTGACTGAAGCATTGCTGAAAATACATTCTCCTTCAATTCTTCCATTATTTATTGAATTGTCATTAAATGTACAGTCTGCAAAAACTGTTTCGCTAGGATAAGAATGATTGTTTGTGGAATCATCGTTAAAAATTATAGTTCCATATATTATGTCATAATTAGCAGAACTATCATTGAATGTACAGTTACCGGTTATAATTCCAGTATTATTGTAAGAGTTGTCATTGAAAGTACAATCTCCTACTATCTGGGTACTGAGCTGGTAGCCGTTATATGAAGAGTCATTAAAAACTACATTTCCAGTTATACCTGCGTTTGTTCCACCCGCATATAAATTGTATGATGTGTCATTAAAAGTAACATCTCCTGTTATGACTCCATCATTATATGAAGTGTCATTAAAGGTGGCGTCCCCGGTAATAGTTCCACTGTCATTATACGAACTATCATTAAAGGTGGGATTACCTGTGAATATTGCTCCGCCACCAATGCTAGTCTGTAATTTAGAACTATCATTAAAGATAGCTGAACCACTGATGCTACCACAATTAGACGAGGAAGTATCATTGAAGGTGGCATCTCCAGTTATGGACCCATTAAAATTATACGAACTATTATTAAAAACCGGGTTGCCAGTAAACGATCCAATTATATAAGAACTGTCGTTGAAAGTGGCTGTTCCGCTAACGCTACCTCCATCACATTTTGAACCGCTGTTAAAAATAGCATCCCCTGTTATATTTCCGCCGTTATTAACAGAAAACATATTAAAAACTGGATTACCCGTAAATGATCCGGTTAAGTATGCAGTATTACCACCTGTTAAACTCGGATCGATACCGTTAAAAATGGTTGATCCGCTAACACTTCCTCCGTCACAGTAAGATGTGTCGTTAAAGGTAGCATCTCCAGTAATAGAGCCACCATCATTATATGAAGATTCATTAAAGGTGGGATTGCCTGTGAATGTGAACGAGCCAGTTAAATAAGAACTATCATTAAAAGTTGTTGTTCCACTAACACTACCGCCATTGCTATACGATGAATCATTGAATATAGCATCTCCAGTAATGGTGGTTCCTCCACTGTTATCATTATATGAACTATCATTAAAAATAGCGTCAGTAACTGTGCCGTAGTTAAACGAATTATCATTAAAAGTACCATTAGTTACTGCGCCAAACGCATCATTAAACGAATTATCATTAAAAGTAGCATCAGTTACTATGCCATAACTATTTGAACTATCATTAAATGTAACATTTCCAACTATAGTTCCAGCATTATAAGATGCGTCAATAAAAGTCCAAGTTGGATTTTCAGTTTCAAAAACCCAATTAGTAGTATCTGACGTCCAAGAATCTCCGGTTATGGTAAAAGCTACTGAACTGTTTGAAGAAAATATTATATCACCAGATATGGTGGCACCATTCCATTTTTCCCATTGATTAGCAGAGCCACTATTATTGATGGTATAACTAGATTTTGTAAATATAGCATCTCCGTCAATAGTTGCACTTCCATTGATTAAACTATCATCATTAAAAGTAACATTTCCAGCACAAACACCACCAGAACCAATAAAAGAACTATCATTAAAAATCCAGGATGGACCAGCAGTTTCAAATACCCATTTGGAATAATCTATAGCACCACTATAATCATACCACTGATGGTCTCCTTCGCAAGTAAATACCACCGCCGTCTCTGAACTGAAGATGGTATTTCCAATAATAGTTCCTCTCCATGGAATAAATTTAGACAAATTATCATTTAAAACATAGGATGATTTAGTAAATATGGCATCTCCGCTCACTGTGCCGTCACTATGATTATAAGAAGAGTCATTAAACGTAGCGTCTCCGGTGACGGTGCCGTAGTTGATCGAACTATCATTAAAAGTAGCGTCTCCGGTGACGGTGCCGGAGTTGGATGAAGTGTCGTTAAAAGTAGCGTCTCCACTGACGGTGCCCTGGTTGTATGAACTGCTATTAAAAGTCCAGTTTTGCCCAGCAGTAGTAAAAGTCCAAGATGAAGAATTTAAATCCCAAATGTCCCCGATAGTAAAACTTACGGGGGTTAATGAAGAAAAAGTTATATTGCCGTTGACTGTGCCGATTACAGGTGCCATAGGAAATGATGAGGCTGAAAAAGTAACGTCGCCATTTACAGTGCCGTTGTTGTACGAACTGTCGTTGAACGTACCGTTGCCGGTTACAGTGACGTTGTTGTACGAACTGTCGTTGAACGTACCGTTGCCGGTTACAGTGCCGTTGTTGTACGAACTGTCGTTGAACGTACCGTTGCCGGTTACAGTGCCGTTGTTGTACGAACTGTCGTTGAACGTACCGTTGCCGGTTACAGTGACGTTGTTGTACGAACTGTCGTTGAACGTAGCGTCTACGGTTACGGTGCCCTCGTTGGCCGAACTGTCGTTGAACGTAGCGTCTCCGGTGACGGTGCCGTAGTTGGTCGAACTATCATTAAAAGTAGCGTCTCCATTTATAGCGCTGCCGTTGTACCCACCATTAAAAGTAGCGTTTCCATTGATGATGCCTGCGCCGAAACCCTCGCTAATGGAATTGTTCGAATTATTATTAAAAGTAGCGTTGCCATTGATGGTGCCATGGTTGGCAGAACCATCATTAAAAGTCGCCACCCCAGTAACGGTAATTTCTATAGTAATATATCCTGTTAATGTAAAATTTACTATATTAGGCTCACTACCACTATTACTAGTTATGTTAGATGATGCTATTACGCTATCACTACTAGATGGCAAACTTGTGGCTGATGTTTCAAAAGTAGCATCAGTCCACCAGTTGCCCAGTGTGGCCCAATTTGCATCTACCGCACCGTTGAAATATAAAGTTGCCATCTATTGTATTCCTATAATAAGTAAATTAATATCTTGGTACAAAGGCGATAATGTTGGACGAATTTGGACAATTAATATTTTTTCTTTTTACGTTGTTCATAATTGTAATATCAGGCTCATTTAGTATTATTGAAATAAAAGTTTTTTTACTCTAGTTCCGCGTTGTTGTAATAATAGGTGGCCATTTTTCAATCCTTAAAAATTTGATCTATTTGTTTGTAACTTTGCTTGGTGGTGCGAACAATCCTTCTAAAACTTTAGCGGGATCATTGCCTAAAATTTCTAGAACGCGAGCTTCAACTTGAGCCTGAGTATAGTCCCCCGCAGCATCATAGGCTTCTTTTTCCCACAATGTTAATGGACGAGGAACTGGACGAATTTGGACAAGTACTATTTTTCTTTTTGCATTGTCCATAATTGTGACATCAAGTTCAGTTAATGTAATAGGGCTAAATGTTTTTACTGTTCCGTCTTTCTTTGTGATTGATGGAGGGGTAATTGTTATTGGACTAGAAAGATTCATAATTTCTCCTTTTTTATTTTTTAAGTACTAGTAACCAGGCACGAATGCAATGATGTCCCACTTGTCTCTATCATAGTGATAGGTAGCAGCCAGTATGTCCATTTTGTTGGCCGTTGTGCTCCAAGGAAGTGGACTTGTTGCGCTAGAAGGCAAGTTGAACTTATTTCCCAGCGATACAGCCCTGCCTCCGGAGGAGTCCTGTTTGATCCTCCATCGGAGAGTCTTGCCGTCCACCGGATTAGTCGGATTGGCCAAAGTTGCGTTGCCGGCCAAGGTGATGTCAAAAATTTCTCCAGACAATGAATTGGTCTCTATGGTTGAGGCATATGTTGCCGATATAACGGTGGGCGACTTTGCGAGGTCCGCTATGCTCCCACATGTTAGTTTTTCGGTCGCGTTACCGGCGGCGTTTGTGGCCGGAACCACGGCTTCTCTTGAGGCCGTCCCTGCGGCGAGCTCAGATATTTTTACATTTGGCATTTTGCACTCCTTTTACGAACTCATGTATATTTAGTTGTCTCTAGTTCAGATTCACTACAATTGTGTCAAAATTGGATCGACGCAAGAGTCTAAGGCAAATTAGGATAGGGCATTAAGGCAGATTGATTTGGCGGCTAAAATTCACACCAATTGTTACTAGATATTGTGATTCAAAACAAGGAGAATTTAAGTGAAGACTTTTTATGAGATGCTTTCGCTGATGGAAGAAGACCAAGGTGAAGATGTGGCCGCGACGCCTGAAGCCGGCGGCGAGGGTCTGGGCGACCAGTCGGGCCAAGGGACTGAGACTCAGCCAGAAAGTGACCCCCAGCAAGGCGAGCAGAAGGCGTCGCACTACATGTTCTTCTCAAACCTCAAGATGATCAAGGAGAAGGCTGAGGCGATGCTCGCCATGGACCAGTCCAAGGTTGACGAGATGCTCGGGGACGGACACGACTGGGCTTCGGATCACATATCAACGAGCAGGGACGACGTAGAGGAAGTTTATAACTGGCTTTCTGGCGAGCTGGGCGGGCAAGGGTCCTAGTGTATTTTTTGATATCGGGATTAATTTTGATTGAATTATCGGTTATGATTCTGGCTTTTCTTTGGCCTCGGTATGTCAGGGGAAGTCAACCAGACTGATCGTGCCTTCGCTGATGGCTAGGTAGTGACACGGTGACTCGGTCCAACATCCGCTGTTATGGTATTCTATCCCGTCTGTGCTTTGAATCGCCACATGGGTGTGTCCGCAGATAACGACATCGGCTCCTTTCTTTTTGGCGTATAACTTCGCTCTTTCCTTTATTTGTTCGGAGCATCTAAGGAATGTCTTGCTGCTTCTTTTGGCTAATCTTGCGAGGTAGAAGCTCTTGTCTATTTTTTGTATGGTCCTGTACGCGTTGTCTGCAAGTTTGGTCAAAATGGGATATTTGGCTATGAAATTGTCAAATATGTCACCGTGGAGGACGAGTATGTTTTTGGTGCCGCTCTTGAGTCTGTATTCCTCCACGAAGTCTAAGCCGATGAGGTGGGATATGATCTCTGCGGGGCCGTCGTGGTTTCCATTGATCCAAACTATGTGTTTGTTCTTGGCCATGCTTCTCAGTTGAGAAAGTATCTTCCAGTGCGATCCTCTGAGTTTTCTGAAGTCCCAACTGTCAAACAGGTCGCCGTTGATTATTATCTCGTTGGTCTGTATTTGACCTTGTTCAACTAGAGCAAGGAACTCCCTGACTTTTTTCGCTTGGCACACGTCGCTGCCAAGGTGTATGTCGCTGATTATTACCGTTTCGGTCATCCCCTTAGATATGACATCAGAGAAAAGATCAGACAAGCCATGAAGTGTAGGAACATGTAGGCAAGCATTAATTTGGCTGCGGTCGCCATGGGCTCAACATATGACAATTCGGATATGATTTTTTCCATCTTTTTCTTGTCAATGTTTTCCATGCACATTATGTAATTGAACTGTGTTTCGTTGCATTCGCCACGAATATATTTTCTCGCAAGTTCCACTTCTTTTTCCGTATACATAGCGTTTGTCATTTTGTTTTGATATATATTATTAGAGTCCCATTCAAAGGAGAAAAAAATGGCTACATTTACAGTTGATCTGACCCCCACCGTGGTCATGCAGACTTCCGAAGGCTTTTTGGACACTTCGGTTGTTGGAGGCCTCTCAAAGCAGAGGACGATGGAAGTTCTTCTCGTGGTCAACGGCAGCAACCGCAAGCAACTCTATGGTCTTGCCGACGGCGAGACCTATGACGACACCACTTTTGATACCGTCGTCCCGAACGTCGTGGCCGGCAATCCGAACTTCCCTGCCGGAACCCCATCAATCTCGTCCGTAAATGTCACGGTTGGTCATCCGACCGCCTCGAGCGACACCGGAAGCACGATTTGATTTTCGTAATAAGGTCGGCCGTCTTGAGATCAAGGTGTCGGCGGCTCGTGACGGATCGGACGACGACCTGACGGTCAACACCAACAGTGCGTACCTCAGGATCACCGAGATCGCCCGCTGATTGTAATTTATTAGAATGGGGGGGCGGGGCATTGCCCCGTCCCCTTTTCTTTTGATGGTGCATTGAATCCAACCTACAGAGACGGACATTCAGAAGGATCGCCCGCCTGGCATTCTTCTTCCGTGGCGTACTGGCCTGTGTTATCGCACAATCCATAACAAATTCTGTATCCTATTCCCGCTTCGCATTCCCATGACTTGTGTGAGCAAGACGCCTGGCAGTCATTGTAGGAACTTCCGTTGATGCTCCATCCTGACCATTCGCAACTGCAGTTGTTGCACTGCCAATTCTCCGTGCAATTTGGGTCGCACTCGCCATCATAAGGGTAATCCTGGTTATACGATTGAATGCAACCATCTTGCATGCAGCCGGTGTTCTTCAAACCACAAGATTCTTTGCAGTCCTGTTCCGTTTCGTATTCTCCCGGATTGAGCGGAGTGCCGGGCATTCCGTATATTGGTGTGCATCCCGCCCCCTCATCGCATTTCCACGCGTAATTCACGCAATACATTTTGCATTCTTCTTGCGTGTATCCTTCTTCGTAAGAACCATTCCATCCGCAACCACCGTCGCTGTAGCAGTTGTACCTTGGCTGACATCCTTCCTTGCATTCATTGGCGGTACTGTACTGAGCGGCATCAACACCAGGTTCTCCAAAAACGGGCCTGCACGGTTCCGTGCCGAAAAGAGGAACTGTTTTTGGAATAGACGAAGGATTGCAATAATATCCCACTATGTCGCACTCATCACAGGTGTCAACGACTTTGAAGCTAGGGTGGGTGTATGTCCATTTACTTGGCGAGCCGTAACCCAATAGACTACACCCAGTTGATGTAGTCCAAAAATTTGGTGGAGAAGGATCGTTACGACATTCAAACCTTTGTATGCAGTCACTCTCGCAAACCGATATGTCATAATAGAACCCATTCGGAAGTTTGTACCCTGGTTGATTTATAATTTCCAATTCTTCTGGACTGGGAGTGTAGAGGACACATCCGCTGGATTCGTCGCATTTATAAATACAATCTGGTGGTGTCTCTACAGCGCAGGTTATTTCACCGCAACTTTTGCCTTCCTGGAAGTTCTGGACCTTTTTTGCCCCATCGCCCAGCAACCAATAATCAAAAGTGCCAGAATCACAATCGTCCACGTAGAACTTGCCATCACAACCGAACTCGCCGGTGCACCAAGCTCCGCACTTAGGTAGCGTCTCTATGGTGCAGGTTATTTCGTCACAAATCTTTCCATTTTGGAAACTCTGAACTTTGTTTGCTGTGTCTCCGATGGTCCACTTTTCAAGAGTGCCAGAATCGCACCCGTTGATGTAGAACTTGCCATCACAACCGAACTCGCCGGTGCACCACGAACCACAGCAGTCATTTGGCGCTGGGTGTGTCTTTGTATTGAATCCACTCACTGCGATAGGACCATCAGAGAACAGTATTTTCGTGCAGTCACCATCCACAGAACATGGATCGCCCTTGATCCTGTAGTAGGATGAGTCGCATGAATCAGGATCTTGGACCCATTGATCAAGGGTCATTTTATTTATTTCATCTTCAAATTCACAGAAGCGATAAGATTCGTCTCCTATCTTTTTCCATTCCCGCTTTGCGCAGTCGTATTCAATCAGCCAATCATGAACGCAGAACCTGTCCGAATTCGGACACGAACCAGACGAGCATTTTTCGTCCGGCCTGAACGATCCCACGTTGGTTTGAGTGTTGTAAGAATCTATTGATCCATCAAAACACTTGCCCGTTCTTTTTCCAGAAGAATCCAGTTCGCACCAACTGCCGCAGCAATTGCTGGGGGTTCCGGAGGGTTTGGACTTGGGTCCTGGGGTGGTTGCACATTCGTAAGATTTACTACAAGTGCTATCTGTTACTATCGTGAATGTTCTCTCGCAATTGAAGAAGGGTTTCTCAATCCATTCACCTTGCGATTTCGGCAAGTCTTTCTGTGATACGCACGATTGGGTCGGAAAAGACGAATTCTCCCAATCTTGAAGTTCACAGTTATAAGTTGAAGTCCATTCCTCAACACACAATTTGCATTCCAAATTTTCAAATGGGGTTATTGATGGTGACTTTCCGCATCCAAATCCCATGTTGTCTTTGACCCACTGCTCCATCCCGTTAGAATCGCATATCTGCTTCATTTGATCATCAGTCTGGCTGGATCTCCCGGTCTTTAGGCATTCACATATACCATAGGAAAGAAGTGTTACCGCTACCGGGTCGTCGTCCCAATTGGGACATCCGAAGTCCCCGTCGGAGTTCTCTTTGCCTGGCTCGTAAATTGTGGGTGGCTTGTTGAATTGATTGAGACACCCGGCGTTGTCGGGCAAGTCCAACCATTCCTGCGCATTTTCATAAACCTCTCCACTCTGGGGCTCCCATATGAAGGAACCTACGCAACAAGGATCAGGATCTCCTCCAAGATCAACATAAACCATGTAGTGGGTGCATATGCCAATGACCTTTGCTGTAGCCTTGGGGCAAGTTGCCTTCAATTGATTCTCTATGATTTCCCTTCCTATTACGGCAAAAGACCTGCAATCAAAACTTGTGTCTGGTTCCTTGTATGTTCTAGGTGGTCCGAATGGGTTTACATTGCTACTGGGAGTTCCGTACCCGGCAAAATTGTACAGTCTGTTCGGAGGGGTTGTCATACAATCAAACACCCCGCTGGAAACGCCGAGAACGTTTTGTCCGCGAACAATCGAGGTGTTGCCGGGAACGAACGAAATATTCAAAGCCGACACTGATCCTTGGTTCTGCGAGCCGACTTCGGACAAAAGTTTCCAGTAGGAGTGAGCAAAAGGATAAAAAATCTTGAATGAATTGGGGAATGGCGGTTCAAGAGGGACCAGTGACGAAAGCGTGCCCGCATCCCACGCAGACCAGAAATCAGATATCCACCCTTGTAAGTAGTTGATGTATTCCTCACTGAGACGTCCGCCGCCGCCGTCCGTCCTGATGGAGAGGATCAAATCCGATGAGTATAGAGTGTTACTTGTGAATTCAAATTTTGTTCTTGAAGAAAAAAACTTTTCACTCTCTATGTTTAACCTGAAACTGGCTTTATTCGTTCCGTCCAGCAAATAACCTTCCCCGAGCCTAGCCTCTATCCTGTTGTTCGCAACCCGCTCCAGAATTATCAAGCCAGGGGCGGATTCACCGTCCAATTCCTCGCCGTATACATACAAATCAAGATTTTCGGGCAGAACCCCATCGGGATAAGAACGAATCTCAAGATTTATCTGAAGGACGAATTCTTCAACGTCCGAAGCGAAGACGGGCGCCAAAAGACTAAGCGAGGAACTACTGCTGGGTTGCGTCAGGTCAAGGTCAATAGAATCATAAAAAACACCTTCGTTGTAGTATTGATTTATCAAGCCAATGTCCTGAGAGTTTGACCTGAAAAACTCAAGGTTCTCCATAATGATATCTTGACTGGAGCTGCTTGATTCTTGCATGTCTTCCGGACGATAAAAGCCCGCATTGCAAACGGTGGAAACAGGCAACCATGCTCCAGAAGTTCCGAAGCAATTCGGGTCGTTGGGACTGCATCCTGCATAGACGAACTTCCACCCTCCGCACCTTGATAGATTACAAGACTTATAGTCAGGTCCGGAAAGATCTACTGTTTTTCCATTTGAATTACATCTCATTTTGTTTATTTATTACAATTTATTTTCAAGGCCAAAATAAAGGAATTATTTTTTTCCTAAGTGATGCGACATGTTTACGTTGCATTTCCCTTCCCCTTTTCTTTTTGAATACATAAATAGTTACATGGAAAGACCCGACACGCTGATCATGTTCTCCGGCGGGCTTGACTCCACTGGGGTTTTCTGGCGGCTTATAAACTCGCAGAAGAAACTCCACATACACCATCTATACCTAGTCAACAAAGAGAACAGGGCGAAGGCAGAGGATAGGGCCGTCGGCGAGATCGTTGCTTACATGAAGAACATAAGGGACTTCGGATACTCGGAAAGCTACCACGAGTATCCTTCTTACAACGGCAATTTCATGTTTGACAGCGATATATTTTCTTTCATGGCTGGTTCTATCTGTCTCAGCATGAGGACCGTGCAAGAGGTCGCCATAGGAATGACAGCATCCGACATGAGGTCAGGCTTGTCGGCGAGGGTGGAGAGGGCGAACAGAATATTCGAGTCGTTCGGTGCCAAGGCCAAGAAGGTCTACCCGCTCATGGACATGACGAAGAAGCAGATATATGAAATGCTCCCTGAGGAACTGCGCACCATGAGTTGGAGCTGCCGCACGCCTTTGTACGAAGGTGAGGACATCAAAATGTGCGGGAGGTGCAGGACGTGCAGGGAGATTAAGTCAATCAGCCTTCCCAAGTGACGATCACTATGTCGGGCTGTGTCTCGGTTATTTCTTTTGCCCCGGGGAACGAGGTTGGGAAGTGGGTGGCGTACTTCATTCCCTCGAACTTCCTCTTGAACACCCTGCACACGAGCCTGTCGCACTTCCTGCGGAGGTTGTCTGCCAGGGCTAGGCCCGACAGGTTTAAAACTCCGTCGCCTATTATGACTTCGGACATAGAGGACAAATCTGCCCAGTCGCGCGCTATCACCGGTTTTTTCTGCACCGTGGGGTTGAGGTCCACCATGTAGTCACAAATGTGTATGAGTTCCTTGGTCATTCCGAGTAGGCATACGGGACCGAATCCTCGGCATTTCTCCTCGTAGATTTTCACTTCGTTTTGGTCGGGGGAAAGCGGGGGGCGGAGGTTCTGCCAGTGCCTGGCGTCTTGGATCAATTTGTCGTCCATATCGGTATATACCATGTGAAATCAATCATTTGCAGGAGAAAGACATGGGCCTTTATATCGTAGCCAACGCGGATGGCCATGTGATCAGCTCGACCGACGGATTGAATTGGACCGAGCCCTTTGACACGGGGATAAGCATAGGCAAGGCGGCGGTCGGGCCGGGCAAGATCGTATACACCAGGTGCGACGTAGAAAAGAAAATGACCCCCCAGCCTGGCCTGTTCTATGCCTCGGCATGGAACCATACGCCCGCATTGGCGGCCGGCACGGGTCAGTACTACTACAACGAGGTTCATTACCTCGGGGGCAAGTTCGTGGCGGTCGGATACGAAAACACCTCGCCGATTTCTCCCGCTTTTGCCTACAGCGAAGATGGAGTCAATTGGACGATAGGCGATGTAGACCCCGTTTACATAGCCTTGGTAGGCAGCGGGAACGACATGCAATTCAATGACGTCGGCTACAACGGCACGGGTTACTTCATAATATCCAAGGTCTCAGGCGAGGGATTGGCGGGCGGTTTTTACACCGGCGATTTATCCCAAGGTCTATATGAGCAGCAATGGGTAGACATAATTAATTTCCCCGTGGACGCGAACCAGCTTCTGTTCACCGACATATCGGGTGGCGAAAACTGGGGCGCGTGGTCAGTATTCAGCGACGACAGGAAGACATGGGTTTCAACCTTCAACGAAGACCCGTCGGAACCTTGGAATTCTGTAAACCTTGACCTTACGCAGATATTTCAGGAACATACCGGACTTTCAAATCTGGAGATAGCCGAGGCGACCATAGGCGTTATTGACGAGTATGTGACTTGGATGGTGAGTACCTCTGACGGCCAGATAATATGGTGGCCACATGTTCCCGCCGGGCCGTTCGTGAGCGTGCCGGAGCCGTACACGGCCTCAGTTGTTTCCGTTGAAAACCTGAATCCCTTGGAGGTTCATCTGTCGTCCAACGGAGAGGAAGGTCCGGCTCTAAACAACGAGAGGATAACGATTTCTGGGGCTACGGACTCCACGCCCGGGGCCAGCCCTGGATTTGAGAATCTTGACGGTTCTTACTTCGTAGAAAGTCTGGGATCGGGAAACTACAGGCTCCACACTGATCGCGACCTGGAATCTCCCGTGGACGCGTCCTCGTGGATAGGCTCCTACAACGAGGGCAGTGGAACTGCCTCCATGAGCAGGGGCGTTTTCATAGACGCCCTCGGGTATGGGGACGGCAATTTCTTCGCCGGAAACGACGCCGAAGAGGTGTTCATGTGTTCCGAAATTGACGGAAATGACCTGGTCTGGACGAAGGTGGAAGACCTCAACAACAGTCTAGAGTACTGGAACGACGTGGACTACGGCGACTTCGGGGCCTCTGTTTCTTATACTTACGAGTTTAGCGACGAGAGTCCTGAAACCATGCCCAACTACAGGCACGGCGGGCCAGGCAACCTTGACACCACTGTTTATGAGAACGAGGGAGGCGCCAGGGTTTCACGTCAGAGGACCGGATATTTTGAGATCGTGAACGCCGTTGGCGGCAGGAAGGTCGTGGAGGTCTACGACGGGGAGACAGTGGACGACACTGTGGAAGTTCCTAGCGTTCCCGCCAACCCGACTGGCAATCCCAATGTCTTGGATTCGGGAAGCACTTTCTAGGAACTAATTTATATCAGGAACTAATTTATATCATGTTGTCATTACAAGAATATAAGCAGTCAAAGGGCACGAAGGGACTCGTCCAGAAGATGTTTGAGGCGAGGCAGGTCGCCCACAACCTGCATCTCAAGAGCAAGAGTTTTTCGGAGCACAAGGCTCTTAACTCGTTCTACGATGACCTTCTGGGATTCACGGACGATTTCGTAGAGACCTATCAAGGTCAGTACGGACTTCTAGGTGATTTTGAACTTAATGTTGAGGCGGTATCAAACGCCACGGAGTACCTTGAGGACTGTGCGAAGTTGTTTGCGGTCGGCAGGGACTCGCTGAAGGATTCTCACCTTCAGAACATTATGGACGAGGTTATAGCCCTTACCTACAAGACCATCTACAAACTCAAATTCCTGAAATGAAACAAAAAACCCCGCAGGTTGCCCTGCGGGGTTTCTGTTTTGCTGCCTCAAACAAAACTCAGTTGCAGCAGTTGCAAGCCGGACGGCTCTTGGTCAGAACGAGTGCCTTGGTGCGGCAATCCTTCTTGGAAGGACAATCGCAGTTGCAACAGTCGCGGGCGTCACGGGCCTCCTGGCGGTCGGCCTGGCGGCTGAGACGACGAGACTGCCAAGCGGTGAGCCTTACCTCCTTGGCAGTTTCGCAGCAAGCCGGGGCGGCCGCAACAACGACGGTCTGGGTCGTGGGGGCGGAAGCGAGAACACTGACGGTGTTGTCGGCGGGGGTCGGAACGCCCTCGGCGGCGAAAGCCGCACAGGCAAAGACGCAGAAGGCAACGGTCAAAACAGTCTTAATCATGAAAACTCCTATTGTTTATGTCCAGCGAACCATTCGGGGGACTCGTTCATTATAGTGCAAAAGAGCACGATGTAAAGCCGATTTATTTGACAAGCTGGGGCATTTAGAGACGATCAGGGAATGTTCGCGGAAACATGACTCGTGATAGGACCCGCTTGAATATCCACACAAACTTCTTTCTTTTTTGGATCAAAACTCGTTATTGACCATGGTTTTAATATGTTCTCAAAAAATCTTCTTTGAGGAGTCGGACTGGCCGGTTCTTTCACGGATGTGGCCAAACTCACGACGGCGGACAGGGCGTTGTACCTCTTCCTGAAAACCGAGGGGGCTATGCCGAGGGAGGCGGCCGCAAGCATCACGTTTGAATTGTTTTCCTCAAGTACCTTTTTAAGTTCTTCTAATTTTTCTTCGTCTCTGAACACCAGTCCGTTTGGAGGCGTGTATTTTTCGGCTCCTATCATGGATAGGAAGGCTTTTTTGTTCAGTCTGTCAAGACCCGAACATGCTCCGTTTCTGTTTTTTTGCGAGTACGATTGTTCGGGCCTATTTCTGAGCACGAGGTTCATGCGTGCGAGGACGCATTCTTTGTATGTTTTGTTGGGGCAGTTTTGCACAATTCTATATAGAATGGATCAAAATGGTTTGGTTAATTCCTTTCAAATGGCCAAAATTGTACTATTTTATAACATGGCGTCCATCATACAGCAGGACAGTTATTGGTATTTGGACGGCGAGAACGAAGAAGCCGTCATGAACGCCCTGTGTTCCATCTGTGCCAAGAAACAGAAAAAGGGATGGCGGTGGGAAGGTCGGCTCGGATACGGAGATTACGACCTTTTTTGTGAGTCCTGCGGAAATGCAATCCATTTACGGGGTGAAAATGAAGTCGAGGCTGAAGCCGGTAATAAAAGTAAGTGACAGCAGAAGTCTTGTTTCGGATTGGATAGTTGAAAAATTCCCGGAGAACTACAGGGAATTGACATATCTGGAGCCCTTCGTTGGAGGAGGCTCAGTGCTTCTGCACAAAGATCCTTCCGCTGAAGAGATCGTGAACGACTCGGATTCGGATCTTGTGGACGCATGGAGGTCCCTGCGGGACGAACACAAGTTGTTTCTGTCCAAGGTGAGGCGCATAGAGCACAAAGAAGCGATATTTAAAAGGTACCAGAAGAAACAGGAGACGGACTACCTCAACGTCGGAGTGAGGGACTTTGTTCTGAGGCACATGAGTAAAAGCGGGCTCAAGAAGACCTATCTCCCCAAGGAAAGGAACGTTAGGTGCGGAGATTGCTGGTGCGACATATTGGAGGTTGTTCCGGACGTGAGCGAGAGGATAAAGGACGTGTTCATGCTCAACAGGGATGCTTTGGGCGTGATCAAGGCTTTCAGCCACAAGGACTCGCTCGTCTACTGCGATCCTCCGGCGGCTCAGGGCAAGGACTCGGAGATGGACGTTGACAAACACGTGGAACTCAGTGAAATGCTCAAGGATTTTAGGGGCAAAGTGATAATAAGTGCTGCGAATTCGGCCCTTTATCGGCGGCTTTACGCGGGCTGGACGAGGAAGGGTTTCCCGGGCAGCTCCAAGGATTCGATTTGGTTGAATTTTTGAATTCAACAACTAAATACATCCATGTTGACATTCAGGGAATTCAGGGACTCAGAGTCCTCCAAGGAAGAGGAAAAAGCTCAGGAAGTGGTCAGGAAGGGAATGAACCTTCAGGGCGACAGCGATTTCTGGGATGATTTTTTGAGCCTGTGCGCGAACGCCTCAGGCATGGCCGCCCTTTTGGACGTGTCGGTGGAAAAGGTGACGGCCTTGGGGGGCAGGATAGGAAAAATGAGAAAGGCGATCGGCGAGAAGGACGGCCACGACGCCAAAAAGAACTCCAAATTGATAAAAACCGGAGACAAGACGTGAAGAAGTTCAGCGAATGGCGTGATTCCATTGACGAAAACATGAATGCCTCGGCCCTGCGCGGCACCATCGGGGGCGGTGCTGTGAGTGTGGATCCAATTTTGAGAAGCAAATTGCGATCAAAAATACTTGACATAGTCAAAGAATTTCCTGACAAAAATCCAGCCGAACTTTTTCAGGAAATAATGGCCGTGGTGGGTCAGCTTCTGACAAAGGGGGGAGGGGCGACCACGTCCTCCAATAAAATGTACAACCAGTTGAATCAACAGTCGGTACAGAATCCCGTTCAGAAGAATCAACAGGCGCAGGCCCAACAGAACCAACAAGTCCAAAACCAGTGAGGAAAAAATGAAATCAATAAGAGAGTGGATGACGGAAAAGGGAATGATCAGCGAGGAAGTCAGGGGAGTTGACCTAGCCAGATTGCTCGGCGGCACCAGTTTCCAGATCAATCGCAAATTGGCGGTGAAGCTGAATCCGAAGCTAGATCAGGTTCTGAAGTCAGAGGAGTTCGAAGGCGAGAGTCCCGAGGAAATGCTTCGTCAGATCATCGCCATCGCCGCAGAGAAACTCGGCGGTGTCGAAGGAACCACCGTGTCGGCAAACAAGTTGGCCGGGGGACTCAACCAGGCAGAGGACCCCATCGCTCAGGAAGTCAGATGAAGTCCTTTCTGGTCTGGTTGGAAGGCGAGGAGAGTCCAGCCCTTTCCGAGCCCCAGCACAAGCAGGGCGAAGCGAACATGGGCTTGGATTCCATCGTCGAAAGGCGAATGAAGCAGATCATAATGGAATTGGAAGGTTCCGGGAAAGGAACTCAGCAGGAGATACTCGCATCGGTCCAGAAATACCTCAAGGCGAAAGGAGTGCAGGCCGAGAAACCTGCGTCACAACCTCCTCAGGACGACGCTCAAGGTGCCCAACAGGACGGAATGCAGATGCAGCCCGCGATGGCCAATTAGACATATTTCTCCCTGAACAAGTTCATCTTTATCGTCTCGACGTAGTCGTAAAGACACGTGTCTCCTTCGGACTTTATCTCCCTGAGCCTGTACACTGCCACCTTCTGACTGCCGTCTATCTGGTCATTGGTGAGGTATTCTATGAGTTTCTCGCCGAGTGTCTCGCGGGATATCTCGTTTCCGTCCACAATGCGCTTGAGTATTAGAGGCGGCTCCTCACCGTTTATCTCTATGACCCTGTCGAGGCATCCGTCCGCAGGGCCTCCGATGAGAAGGGCGTCCCATTCATATCCGTATCCTTCTTCCTTTTTCATATCCAGCCCTCTATCGTTGCCCTCTTTATTTCGTCTACAGCGACTCTCCTGCCAAGTGCTTCGCTTACTGCCTTGACAAATTCCTTCTCTATTTTTTGTTGTTCTTGGATGAGGTAATTGACGCCTTTTTGTTTGGCCTCCAGAAATCTGACCACATCTATCTTGAAGTCCAGTTTTCTGCCATCCAAGAAAACGGCTTTCTCCACGCCGTCTTTTTTGGGGTCTGGTCCCAAGGGACGCATTTTGACCTCAAATTTGTGCTTGAAATTACCGTCTCGGCCAATGGGCGGGACATCTGTTTGTATTTCTCTGTTGGTCATAGAATAAAAGAGTTAAATACGCTCGGTATATAGTCTCATGCAAGGATTATGGCTTGAGACTTCTATTTCCGAACTTTACACCAACTCCCGGAAGGCATTCCCCGGAACGAGCAAAAGGGAGAACTCCACCGACACGGTGAGGGTGGAGCACCTTGATTGGGTGCCTTTTGAAGGCGTCCGGACTCTTTTCGTGAAGGCGACCGTGAACAACGAAGGAAGGAAAAATGAATCAATAATACTTTTCAAGGGAGTCAACTACGGAAAGGCCGAAGGCAAGGGCTTCGTGCCACTGATGTCGTCATCGGGACGAAAGGTTTTCGTGGAGAGGCTCTCGGTCTCCGACGACGAAGTGCTGGTGAGATGCACATGTGGAGACTTCTTCTGGCGTTTCAACTACTACAACTCCGTGGACAAGTCGCTCTTTGGAAGAAAAAGATCCAAGTACGAGGGTCAGAACCTTTGGAAGGCCAACCCCACGGAGAGTTCCGGGATGTGCAAACACCTCATGAAATTGGCTAAAATCCTGCGGGAGGCCGATTTATTAATCGCCGGCCGGAATATATAGATCAGTATGACACACATGATCAATCCTAAAATAACCCAGGGCCAAAGGTTCCTGATAATAGGAACCATACTGGGCGGCAGCTCAATAATAAAGCCGAAGAAGGGCAAAAACTGCTACCTCTCCATGAGGGACAAGGACCTTTCGTGGCTCAAGTTCAAGGCCGATCAACTGAAGGAACTCACTTCTCAGTCGCCCTTGACCATAGAAAAGACCAACAGGTGGCATTCCGTCTGTTATCCTCTTTTCAACGAGTATTACGAGATGTTCTACAATGGAAAGAACAGGTCCCTCAAGGCCGAAAGTCTCAATCTTCTGCACGATTCAAGCATTGCGATATGGTTCGGCGATGCCGGGAAGTGCAAGAACGACAACGTCGTTCTGAACACGAACATATGGGGCAAGAAAGGCACCGAGACCATTGTTGAATATTTTGACAGCCTTGATTGGAAGGCTGGGATATTCATGGAGAGGAAGAACTACAGGGTAAGGATGGACGAGGAGTCATCCAAGGACTTCCTGAAACTGGTCGGGCCTTACCTTCCCAAGAACAGAAAGTGTGGAAGGGACTGATATGGCGGGCGCCGGTATATTCTTCACCGACGGAAAGAAGGTGCTTCTTCTGAAGCGCGGAGGCGAAGAACGCAACAAGGGAACGTGGGGACTTCCCGGCGGTGGTGTGGAAGAAGGAGAATCTGCCATTCAGGCGGCTCGCAGGGAGTCCGTGGAGGAATGCGGCCGTGTACAGGGCAGGCGATTCGGCAGCCTCGTGGAAAAGGACGACGACCACGAGTGGACGACATTCTTCTTCAGAATCAAAAAGCCATTCAAGTGTAAACTGAGCGACGAACACACCGATTGGAAATGGTTTGATCTAGACGATCTTCATAATTTGAATCTGCACCCTAAGTTCAAAAAGAATATGGAGAGGCACCTTTCTTTTCTCAAGAAAAGAAAGTCTTTCAGCGAGTGGCTGGAGATCCGGGAATCTTGTTGATCATATATCCATTTTCAATAACGAAATCTTGGGTGCGTCGTATGCTCTGTGGAGTGCCCATGTCGCTCCAGAATCCCTTGACCACGGATACGTCCATTGATTTTGACTCGCAGTAATGCTGGTTGACGTCCGTGATTTCAAGTTCTCCGCGCTTTGAAGGAATTAATTTTTCGGCTATATCGTAGACCTTTGGGTGATACAAATAAAGGCCGGTGACTGCCATGTTGCTTTTGGGATTCTTCGGCTTTTCTTCTATCTCGCCCTCGTGGTACACGCCGAACCGCTCGGGATCATCAACTTCCTTGAGGAATATACGCGCGCTGTTGGGACATGAACCTTTGAAGAAGGTCATTTCGTCCGAGAAGGAATCCTCGTAGAAGTTGTCGCCCAATATGACCGCGAACGGATCATCGCCCGTGAAGCCTTGAGCAAGCTTGAGTGCCGATGCTATGCCGAGTTCCACCCGCATGACGTCTTGTATCTTGTAGGTGAATCTGGCTCCGAAGGCGTGTCCGTCGCCGAGATTGTGTATTATGGGTCCCGAGTGGTCACGCGAAGATATGATGAGTATTTCTTCTATCCCGCTGCTGACGAGCGTGTTTATAGGATAGAAGATCATGGGCAACGCTCCCTGATCCGTGTATATCGGCAACAGGTGCTTGTTGGTCACGAAGGTGGCGGGTTTCATCCTGCTGCCGGTGCCACCGGCGAGTATAACGCCCTTCATGCACGCCCCCTGCTCAGTCCCTGATGATCGTGATTCCCGCCATCGGATCTTCCGTGAACAATTTTTCCTTGTCTTCCGTCTCGTCGCTCGGCCCCGTCTCGTTCAAGGGCAGGTCTTCGCGCACCACGGAGTGTTCCACCTTTCCCGAACGGGTAATCTGCTCGGGCTGGTCTAGTATCAGTTTCTCTGGCATTTTTTGCTCCTTGTTATCCGGGGCGGTGAGGGCCTCAACCAACACGGCCTCCTTTGGAACCATGGAGAGGAAATAACTGTCGCCCTCCCAAGTTCCATTGGGACCCACCCACCTTTTGCCGTCCCTTGAGGGCTTCGGCAATTCTAGGGAGGCCACAGAGCTTCTGTTTCTGAACCTGTAGAGCCCCGTTCCTTCCTGGTGGTATTCGAGTATCCTCTTGTTTTGTTCGGCCCTCTCGTACCTGTTGGCTTTTTTCCCCGCCTTCTTCATGCCTTGGCCTTTCTTTGGGAATGCATTCTATATTAAACAGAGTATCTAGGTCTCAATATGTCAAAAATTAAACCAAAAAAGTGGACCGATGTGTATCCGGCGGGGTCGGAGGAGGGCGACGAGGAATCAAGGTTCTTCAAGAGCCTTGCGAGGCACCCCAAGTATGAATGGAAGAGTACGGCTGCCTTGGCCAAGGAAAGCGGACTCACTCAGAAGAGGGTGGAGGAGATAATGGCCAAGTACATCAAGTTGAACATGGTGTTCCAGAATCCAAACAACGAGGAACACTGGGGCTACTGGGAGCGTGTGCCTCACATGCTCCCCGACTCCTACGTGAGCGTTTCCGACGAGGATAAACAAAAAAGGATATCTCGGGCTTCCGGCAAGTCGGGATCAGAGTGACATCGGCGTTTTTTTGAGGTGATCGCAAACGAACTTGAGCCCGTCGTTCAGCCACTGCCAAGTCGTAGAGGTACTTATTTCTCCTCCTCCCTGATCTGGATTGCCCGGTCCGTACATCTTCGTCGTGATGGACTTTATGATGTCGTGCATTTGTTTCAAACTGACCTCTCTGTCGCTGATTGAACTGAGGTATTGAAAGCACTTGTCGCCTCTGTTCCTTGTTGACATCCCAAAGAACCTTTCCAATGACTCATCGCTTATTTCTCCGGAATTCATGATGGCAGTTCCAGTGTTTGCGTCGTATGGAAGTTGCAGCTTCACGCAAACTGCCAAGGCCTGCCACAATGGTGCTGGCCTGCCTCCTGGTCCTGGTTTTTTTCTCATCCCCATTTGAGAGCCCTTAGCATTCAAGGCTCTGATTGCGTCGTAGATATATCTCATCATCTGCCTTTTTCTTTCCTTGTCCAACGCTATGGCCGTGGGTGTCGTGCTCGTGCTCGCTCCCGAGAAAATTCCTGGTCTTTCCTGGACATCGTCGTCTGACCTGGCCTTGGCCAGCGCGTCCAATCCCTGACTGAGGTCGTCCCCGCCGGATTCCTTGTCGCCGGACTGACCTGCGAACAAAAGTTTGGCTCGACCCTTGCTGGCGTAGTGGTCCCTGTACGTCTCGAGGGTTTGGATTATGTCATTCGGATTTAACGTTATACCTATCTGGGGAGCGGCCTTGATCACGACCTGCTTCATGAGTTCAAGTCTGTATTTGTCTTCTCCGGAGGCCGTGATGCCTTCCTCTGTGCCCTTGCGCACCGCGTCCAGATATTTCATATGAAATCTGAGCGACGAGTACGGGTCGGCGATCATGCGCTTCAATTCATTCTCGTCAACCTTCATCATTTCGGCCACTTCAGACTCGGGTCGTCCTCTTTCCAACATTGATTTGGCGTAGAGTGCTCGCTTGGCCGCGTTTATGTCCTTGTTCATCCTGCTGTTGACTTCGTTTCTTCGATTGACTTCGTCCCTTCTGTGAGCGGTGGGAGATCTTAGTTCTTGGGCGGCCGTTCTTGCGAGGCCGAATATTCTTTGTCTCCAAGACTTGAGCATGGATTCCGAGTCATCGTCTATAGCCCCCCATGATTTGGCCTTGCCTTCCAGCGTCACCTTTCTTCCGGCGAGCATCTGCAGCATTCGGGTCGTGAATTCATTCGCGACTTCCTCGGGATCGGAGAAATACATGTGTCCTTGCACTCCCTTCTTGGCTCCCCTGAAGGAAGAGGTGTTATTCGCAACCACGCTGCGGAAGGCTCCTCTGAAGGTGTCCGGTGCTGATTCTTCCAGGCCAGATAAATCCTTTATCAGTTTTTCCTTGGCAGAATCCACCTTTTCGGAGGGTCTCATCTTGGTTCTTCCCCAACGATCAACAATTGCATTGCCTTCTTTGTCCGTTACGGGCACGATTAGATCGGCGGATTTTATGTCGGATGGAATGTCGTTGTCTTGCTCTTTCAGAGCGTTGTTGATGGCCTTTATGGTTTCCGATTCCCTTTTTTCGTCCTTCTTGATTCTTGCTAGATTTTCCGGCCTGAGGTAGCCGAGACGGACCAATATCTCTTCCGCCTCCTCTAGTATTTTCTTCTTTTTTTCGTCGTCTTCTTCGTCGTCGTCGTACGAAAGGAAGGACTCGGAAACTGGGCTGATCTTTTTGTAGTCGGACAAGAGTTCTTTGAGCCTATCTATTTCCCTCTTGCGGTCCATCATCGCGTGCCAACGCACCCAGAGGGCGTTGTTCTTCAGTCTCGTGGCGAATTCTCTTTGCGAATCGGACATGCGGTATTCGCCTTTCTTCTTGCGCTCCTCTTCTTCTTCCGCTGCGGCGCGGGCCTTTTCGGCATCTTCCTTTTCCTTCTGTATGGCTTCGTCGTCTATTTCGGTAGGCTTGGCATCTTCATCCCCGCCGGCGAACGGGTCGGGCATCTCCACGACCTCGGCCTTGCCGCACTTGGGACACACGTTCTGGTCGTCCTTCTCGTCAAATTTTCCGACGTAGGGGCAGTGCTCGCATTCCCTTATGTCGGCGTCCGATACTTTTTCCTGGCACTGGGGGCATTCCAGGCCCTCCCGTTCCTTGTCCTCGAATCGTCCGTGGTAGCCGCACTTGTGGCAATCAAGTTCGTGGTCCTTGTAGTAGTTTTCACCCACGGCCTCGCAGAATTGCCTGAAAAATTCCTCAAGCACGACCTCGGCGTTCATCTGGGTCTGGACGGGCCTAATTATGTCGTTTATTACGCTCTCAATTATCAGCCATTCCTTGAAACTGCTCATCAAATTAACTCCTGTATTGCGGCACAAGGCTATATATGGCGACGAAAATTATTATGCGGATGCTATATAAGACGAGGTCTCATTTTTGGAGAAAGATATGAAGTCATTTTTGAACTGGGTTAAGGAAGAGAAACTTGAGCTTCCCGTGATCGACGCGCCGGAGGCCGAGAAGACCGTTGAAGAGAAGACCAAGAGGACGGGGCTGAGTGCGAATTATCCGCCAGCCTATGTCTCGAGTCAGTATCCTCACAAGTACTTTAATCCGAGCAAGGCGACCGCCGACCTTGACATACAGAACATCAAGAAGAAGGACGTGAATTCCTGATATGGGGTGCGGGTGCGGCGGAGGAAGGAGGAACGTAGGATCTAGGGCTGCATCTGCTCAGCCGCAGCCGCAGACCCAGCCCGGATCGACCAGGGTCGTTCAGAACCAGGCCGCTAGGCAGGCCCTCGTGCAACAGGCCAAGGAAAGGCTCATGCAGAATGCACCGCAGAATAACAATGAGGCCGAACGGAAGCGCAGGATTCAGGTCTCGCTCAGAAAAAGAAACCAGGGAAAGAGTTAAAAGTTTTCCAGGTTCACTCTGGAAAGTTCCGTGGGAATGGACGTATCGGGAACGACTCCGCTGTTTATGATGATGTCTCCCATCGATATGGTCGCCGAAATTCCCTCGTCGTGCCATGTTATTCTGATTTTAGACGGAAGCGTGAATTCCCGATGTTTTTGGAATTCCTCTACCTTCATCGTCGCCACGAGTTTGTTTCCGACGCGAAATTGCTGACGAACGATAAGCCCGTTGTGCAGTTCAATCTCGCGATTGAATCCGTCCTCTTCGGTCGCAATCCTGCGTCCGTCCGGCGTGTCTATCACCGTTGATTTCTCAATCTCGTCCACACAGAACATCGCGGCCGCCAAGCAAGGATGAAATGCAGGCTTGAGTCTGGTTTCATTTATCCTGCTCCGGTCGCAGTAATAGACGGAACTTCGGTCAAACGAACGACACCAGAACCAGAATGTGTTCCGGTCGGCCGCCGCCTTCATCTCGGTTCTGCCCCCGAGGCTTGAATCCAAGCGGATCGCCGTCTTCTTCTTGTATTCCACGCTTGTTTTCAAAGGTCCGTGGACCACGTTCGGGGCACGAAGGTCCTTTATGTCCGAAACCATGGAATTAAAACGGTCCATTTCGGACGAAATGTCGCCGACTTGAGGTTCCGGAGACCCCGTATTAAGGAATAAGGCCACGACGGTCAGAAGCAGCAGGAACAGAGACAATATCCGATAAAATTGATTCACGCTTCATATATATCTGGTCATCTTAACAAACAACGGAGTTGTCCATGCTTTCCTACAAAGAATACAAGCTTCTCAATGAGTCCCTGTATGGGGCATTCAATCTCGGCCTTCGCAGCCACGGAACCGTCGGCGGAATCGTCAGCGCTTCTGGAGTCAACGGAACAGAGGCCGCCATTGAAGCCCAAGCCGAAGAGGCAATTGAAGAAGCCAAGAAGATGAAGAAGAAGATGGAGGACGAAGAGGAGCCGGAAGAAGAGATGGAAGATAAGGAAGGCGAAGAAGATTCAGAAGAGAAGAATTCCGACAAGGAAGATGATGACGAGTCCGACGAGGACGAGGACGAGGACGAGGACGAGGACGAGGACGAGGACGAGGACGAGGACGAGGACGAGGATGAGGATGAGGATGAGGATGAGGATGAGGATGAGGATGAGGATGAGGATGAGGACGAGGAAGAGCCCAAATTCATGAAGAAGAAAGCCAAAAAGGAATGGTCCGAGATCGTTTCGGATTTAGAGAATATCCTTGAAGACATTTCCGACGAGGGGGCACTGTCCGAGATCAAGAAGGGGCTTGAGACGATCAAGGAAGGCATGAAGAAGGGCTGCGGATCCAAGAAAATGGACAAGAAGTGCGGCAAGTACATGAGCGAAGCCAAGAAGCACCACAAGTCCGACTGCGACTGCCCGATATGCGAAAAGAAGAAGGATCATGATGAGGAAGATAAGGGCGAAGAAACCGAAGGCCTGACCGCCGGGCAGAAGAAGCTTCCCAAGGCGTTGCAGGACGCCATCCTTGCCAAAAAGGGCAAGAAGAAGGGAGATAAAGAAGACAAGAAATGTGGCAAAAACATGAACGAGGACGATGCCGCATGGTGGAACAGCGTCAATGGCATGCTCGGCGCAAACCCCGACCAGAGGGGCTGGGACGGCTGGACGGAAGTTGGAGAAGTTCAACAGGCCGTGAGGGAGAATGCTGATGTCAATGAAGCAATATTGGGTTCCGAAAAATCTCCAGATTATCCAGGTAAGCCGGGAGTGTTGGGCAGGGTTTTTTCCAATCCATTTCAGAAGCCTTACGAAACCCGCAAATTTTCACAAGCACTAGACAAAGCAATAGATGACGTGGTTCAAGCACATGCGATGAAAAATCCTAATGCCAAAGATATGGAAGCAAATCTTTATGACACTTATGCAGATCACCCAGATGCCAACGATGGCACGCGTGGACAAAGTGTGGGTCCGACAAGCAGAGCAGATATCAAATTGGAATTGGAATATAGATTAAAGAAAGCGAATGGAACTCCGATGGGACTTCGCCCAAAGCCATAAATCAAATGATTAAGGAACAAGTCCTCATACTCAAAGTCCTCTACGACGACGATAAGGACAAGGCTCCACACACATGGAATTGGACCGAGATCGTTGATAAAGACTACGAGATTGAGGTCATGAACCACGGTGTAGCCGAGCCTTCAAAATCAAATTGAACATCTGAACTGATATATAAGATGGGTAAGCAACAAGGAGGTTGTGATGTTCAAGGAGTATGCCAATCCGGTGGGAGAACCGCACAGGATTGAGGAGGTAGAGAACAAGGTTCAATTCTATTGCCGTCTTTGGGACTCAAGAAAAGACCACAAGTCAATGTGGCTTCCCAAGGTGAGCATGTCGGCCGTGACCAACTTCCTGCTCATGGCCCTTGATGATTTCGTGGTCGCCGTGAGCGCGGTGGTCATATCGGGGCCTGACAAGAAGGCGACGGTACTGGACGCCATAAGCAGGCTTTACGACTACACGGTGGCCGAGGCGATTCCAATCTGGCTTAAGCCTTTCGCTGCTCCTCTAAAGAATTACATAGTCTACGTCCTCGTCTCAAACGCCATTGACTGGATGGTGGCCAAGTACAGGAACGGCAGTTGGAAATATGGCCAGAGTGCCATGGAGAGGGTTCTCATGCTCGCAGACTTGAGGATGTCCGTTTGCAATGCAAGGAGGCAAAAATGAAGAAAATAAACAAGAGATGCAGTCTTTTCCCGTATGAAAGGGAAGAAGTCCTGTCCATACAGGACGCCATTCAAAAATACGGCTGGAGCATAAACGCGTTTGATCTTCCGGGCGCGTGGAGTAAAAGCAAGGGCGAGGGAGTCAGGGTCGCCGTTCTTGATACCGGCGTGGACCTTGATCATCCGGACTTGGCGAAGAACATACTTCCGGGATTCAATTTTATAGACCCGAAGAATCAGCCTTGGGACGACAATCACCATGGAACTCACGTTGCCGGGATCATAGCTGCCGCCAACAACGAGATCGGAATGGTCGGAGTCGCTCCGGAGGCGAAGATCGTTCCGGTCAAAGTCCTGAACAAGAGCGGAAGCGGAAATCTCGTGGATGTAGCCAAGGGAATCAGGTGGGCTGTGGATGAGGGGAAGGTTGATTTGATCTGCATGTCACTCGGTTCTCCCAACCCGGTTCAGGAGGTGAGAAAGGCCGTGCAGTACGCCCTGTCCAAGAAGGTCGTGTGTTTCGTCGCCGCAGGCAATTCGGGAGTGACCAAGGAAGTCTTTTATCCGGCGAATTATCCGGAGACCATAGCGATAGGGTCCATAGATGAGAACCTGTCGAGGTCCGGCTTCAGCAACACCGGGGAGAATCTTGACTTCATGGCTCCGGGAGGAAGGATATTCTCCACGGTGCCAGACAACTGGTACGCAGTGCTGAGCGGCACCAGCATGGCGGCTCCGTTCGCCGCCGGTGTCGCGGCCTTGGTGTTGTCCTATGTAAGGAACAACGGCAAGAACATCAAGCTTGAAACGAACACTGATTACATAGAAATGTTCAAGAAGCACACTGTGCCGGTTACGAACAAGGACCTCAAGAACAAGCAATTCTACCAGGGATTTGGAATACTAGAGCCGAAGAAGGTTCTAGAGGCCCTCGGCTGATTCGGCTTCCCTGTATATGAAGATGAGATCGGCGAGCTCTTGTCGCAAGACAAGGGCTCGTTCTCCATTTGCTTCGTGGTATTCCGACAACTTGACCATGAACGAATCCAATAATGATTTGAATTTGGCGGCGGTTTTATAGTCCTCGTTCTTTTTCGCAATCTTCATCTTCTGACTGAGTTCGGTGGCAAAAGAGACCGGGTCGGCTTGGTCGGCCTGTTGTCTGCGCCACGACTCGGGTGACCGTCCAGTGTGAGATTCCGTGGTGGCCTGAACTGACGAGATAATGTACTGCATGGAGTGCTTGAAGTTGTCGTAGCAATTAGCACAACCGACCCTGCTGTCCTTGACTATTTCTCCTAGAGTCTTGTTGCACGTGGAGCATTTGCTTTCTTCTTGTATTATTTCCACGTTGGTCTTAGAGGCATTGAGATAAAGGCAGTCCTCGCAGACCTGAGAGGTGTTTAGTTTGTCGCCGTGCTTCTCGGTTATATAGAAGCCTTTATACTTTGAACAGGGCTTGCCACTGATTGGGCAGTTCATATGAATGGTTTTCCGGTTATCTTTAGGACGAAATTGTCCAGTTCTTTGAAATCTGTCTCGGGCGAGGTCGTCCTTCTTATCCACACCGGAACGATTGATTCGGGGCCGACGTCGCCCAAGATTATTCTTGAGCCGGAACTGGTCTCTTCAAATGTGACGTCATAAGGAGCCAGTGTGTCAACCGCGATGGACGGAGCCGTGGTGTCCACGGGGGTGGGCGAGGTTCCTATCTCTATGGTTGAGCCACCGGAAGACTGCGAGTAGACGTATATTCCGGCGTCGTACAGCGAGTCGGACACGCTTATGTTTTTGATGTACACGCACCTGTAGTCGGTGCGACCCGACGAGGCCTGCTCGGTAGTGATATCAGAAAAGATGTTGTTCAGCGTCCCTAGGACGGGAGTATTTGATATTTCTCCTCCCAAGGAAAGATTCGGATTTGAATTGCTTGAACCACCCGAAAGAAAAAATTGTATTTGGTTTGACGTTATTGTCATGTTGGTATCTATTGATCTGCTTGATTTTTGGACAAAATGGAATAAACTACGGCGACACGAGGCCAAGCCATGGAATTCACATTTGGAACGGACCCTGAGTTTATCCTTTCCGACGAAAAAGGCAAGTTGAAAAGTGCTATAGGCGTGGTGCCAGGTGACAAAAACAATAAATTTGAATGCGACGGCGATTTATTCTTTCATGACAATGTGCTGGCGGAGTGCGTGGTCCGGCCGGGATCTGATCCGGGAGAGTTGGTGTGCAACCTCGGGGATTCGCTCCGTTCCTTGGCAAAAATCGTCGCTCCTCTGAAAATAACGAACCTTGCCGCCGGTAATTTTGAAGAAGACGAGATGAGGGACGAAGAGGCGAGGAAGGCGGGGTGCGCCGTGGAAATGTGTGCTTACGAAATGAGGACAATACCCCCCGGAAAGATAAAGAAACTCTTCAAGAAGGAGAATTTCAGGACTGCTGGTGGTCATGTCCACTTGGGGACCGGACTCGGAAAGGATCACGAGAAGTGTTTGATGCTGGTCCGGATGCTTGATCTTTTCCTTGGGGTGCCGATGCTCGTGATTGACGATTCCCCCATGACGATTGAAAGAAGAAAAATCTATGGACGGGCCGGAAGATACAGGCAGCCGGACCACGGGATTGAATATAGAACGCCCGGCAATTTCTGGATTTCAAGCCCCAGAATAGTGTGTCTTTTCTTTGAAATATGCAGAGAAGTAGTGAAACTTACGGAAGAGCGAGTGTATGACGACTTCTGGAAAGTGGATCACGACACTCTGAATTCCGACGATTTCTGGAACGAATGCGGCGATCCTTCAAAGTGCCACGAGTGTCACGGCTACGATGTGAAATTGTTGAGGGACGCCTTCGGCATGGAGCGGTCCGAGATGAAATCAAAGACCAAAAAAATTCTGGATGTTGTCTTCAGATATCTGCCGAAAAAAATCAGGAACGAGGTTATGAGTCTGGAGGGTTCCAAGTTTGACATCTATGAGGAATGGAATCTTACTTCGGGCCGCGCTTCATCTTGACCGGCTTGAGCTTCTCTTGGTGCCTGTCCGGCTCGTCCTTCAAACGGTGCATCATGTTCATCAATTCCTTGACCATCTCAGAAGGGGTGTCGTTCTTGCACTTCTCAGACCTCTGAACGGCTATGCTCTTGCGGTCCTTGTTATAGAAGCCGTTTGATATTATGAAACAACCGCCGTCCTCCCGGCCGCTGTAACTCACCATCCCGACCCACTCGCCGTCGTCCCAGTTCCTGGACGAGGCCATGATTCTGATGGGTCCGTTGTCAAATACCTGCTTCACGTGGTAGCCGCGTTTCTTGACGGCCGCGCTCACGTAACCGAGGGCTATGCGGGCGAAACCTTCAAGGACCTCCTTTGTCTTGGTCCTGTAGTTTACTTCCACGCTGTAGCGGTGGTCTCCCTCGTTCAGTTTCATCCAGTCGTGGAACCTCATACCACTATATATGAATGAATCAGGCCTTCTTCACCGGCTTTTTATCGGTCTTCTTTCCGAAAATACGCTCCCAATTTCTGGCCCAGATATCTTCGTTCACCGTCTTCTTTCTGGGCGTATCGCCCTTCCCGTTCTGGCTCATGCGATATTAGAGCGAACCAAAAAAAATTTAGATCGTACTTATATATCGCGAACAGTCCCCTTGGGGATGTCCTCCGGAGCCGCCTCGTGGCGGGCCGGATGGTGGATTTTGGTTAGACCCGAGAAGGGTCGTAATGACAAGGAGAATGATATGAGCGGTTTAATTTCTAGGAACGGTTTTGCTCCTCGCAGGGTTGATCTTTTCTCTGAGGTGAGCAAAGAGTTGGACCACATGTTCAACGAGGTTTTTTCCCCGCAGTTCTTCGCGGGAAAGAAGGGTCGGGGTTACCCATTGCTGGACGCCGTGAGATCCAACAATTCATTGACCCTGCAGTACACTGTCCCGGGCGTGAAATTGGAAGACATGGACGTGGAGGTGACTCGGGACGACCAAGGAAGACTATTGACCGTGTCCGGCAGGCTATCGCAGGATTACCTGCACAGCGAGGGCGACTACCACATCAGGGAGTTGTCCAGCAAGGAGTTCCGCAGGGTGATACGGCTTCCCGAGGACATAACCGAGGAAGAGCCGGAGGCAGTGCTCAGGGACGGGGTCTTGAAGTTGACCTTCAAGACCAGTTCGCGGGAACAGGAACTCGTACAGACTAAGAAACTGAAGATCAAGTCAGAATGAATTCGGTAGATTCGCTCTTTTGAGCGGGCCGGGCCCACGGGTTAAACTCCCGGGGTCCGGCCTTTTTTGTATTTCACTGGTGGGTTTGACCGGTTATCTCCGACAACAGAGTCTTGAACGCCTTCTCCGCCACGGCGGGCACGACGCCGTTGCCGAGCATCCTCAACTCGTCCTGCCTGTTGTCGAGGGAGATGTACAACTCGGCATCGTCCATCCCACGGGCAGCCCCATCAGTGCTTCCACCCAGCGGGGATTGAGCAGCCCCCCGGTGACGTTCTGGTTTCCTGATGGTTCTGGGGGGTTCCCACCAGAACTGGCTTCTTCCCGGTCCTTCTGGCCAAGCATGTACACCAACCTTGGTAGCAGGTCCGTCCTGTCCCTGTGCGATCCGTCCGGATTCTTGGAGGACATTGACATTCCCGGGCTGTCCTTCCAGTCCCTGGATGTGGCCGTCGGCCACATCCTTACCGAGGAACTCAGTCTTAGGTCTCCTTTTCCTCCCTTTTGATTCGGACCTCCCTTGCTTCCGTCCGTTGCCAAGGGCGTGGGCCACGTCGCGACAACGGTCTGTAGATTCGGTCCTCCATCCCTCCCCTGTTGTCCCGGTCCGGTGAAACAGTTCGTGTGGGGAGTCGGCCAGCCATTCTTTCCTTCCGGCGAGGATAAAGACCCGTTTTCGTTGATGTGGAGCGCCAACTTCAGACGCACTGAATATTCCCCACGACACCTTGTAACCCAGTTCTTCCAAGTCGCTGACGACCGTAGAGAGTCCCAGCGAGATATGTCCTTCGACGTTCTCAAAGAAGCAGATTTTTGGTCCGCAGGCTTTGATTCCTTCTGCAATCCATGGCCAGAGGTGACGGGGGTCGTCTTTTCCTTTTCGCTTTCCTGCGGCAGAGAATCCTTGACATGGATAACCGCCAGAGATGATATCCACCAGTCCGTGAAATTCTTTGAATGGGAAGGTCTTAAGATTTGTCCATATCGGGGCAGTGTCAATTTGCCCGTTTTCCATGCGCGACGCCAGGACCGAGCAGGCGAACTCTTCGATCTCCGAGTAAGCGACCGTTCGCAGATTTGGAATGCATCCTCGGAGTCCCAATTGTATACCGGCATATCCGGCGCAGAGCTCAATAGCTTTAAAGCATTTGGAATTATCCAGCATCCGTTTTGTTCCATCGTTTTTCTCAATTGATAATTTTAGATTAAATTTTTCATGTTGGCAATATCAAAAAAAACGGCCCCGAGTTTCCCCGGGGCCGTCCTTTTAAAAGTCATTCAAAATTGGAAATCAGGCAAAAGCCACCACTATGTACTTCTTGCCGCTAGTCACGGTTGCCACAACGTTGGTAGTCGTATGTGTTCCTTCGGAAACAACATAGACGCCCTCCGTGGCGACGCTGGTGTCGGTCGGGTAGACCATCACGAGTCCCGGGACCACACCCAGACCGTGCGCTATGTTCTGGGCAGAGCCGCTGCCGGTCTGCTCGGCGGACTTGAACACCTTCATCTTGGAGACAGTCACCGCCTGATCGGCAATCTTGACGTTGGTGACAGCAGCGTCATTTAGCTTTTCCGTGGTGACGGCAGAGTTCGCCACGTCGGCAGTGATGACCGTGCTCGGGTCAATATTCTCGGTTCTGACGACGCCGTTGAAAATTCTGGGTCTGACGTTTTCTACCGACCCGTTGCCCGTTCCTTCCGTAGTTGTAGCAGCCATTTTAACCTCCTTTGTTATTTGGTCGCTATAAATATGTATGAATTGAAAAGATGATCAACTTGGGTGTTTGTTTGAAATTCACACCGGCCAGTACTCCTCCACCACCGCCAGATAATCCTTGAACGATTCTGACATAGCTTCTTCCGCTCCGGGAATTTGCGCAGCCACTGCCGCCTGCATTTCCTTGTCTATCTTCTTGATTTCCTTCTGGGCGTCTACGATCTTCTTGAGTGCCTCGGGATCGTGTTCGGCATCGTGATAATGCTTCCTGTATCTTTGTATTATCGCGGCGATCTCTCTTTTCTTCTGAACCCTGTCAAACAAATCCCTGTCCAAGCCAGAGCCCACGATGTACTGTATGTTGACGGGATGGTTCGTGTTGATCCTGTATATCCTGCCTTCGCTCTGCTCGGCTGACTCCGGCGTCCAATCAAAGTCGTTGATGACCATGTGTTGGGCCGCGTTCGGGAAGTCTATGCCCGTTCCGCCCATCTTCATGCTCATGACCAGAACCTTGGCGTCGGGATCGTTTGTGAATCTGGACTTGACCTTTTCCCTGTCGGCCTTCTTTGTGTCGGACAGGTAAGTGAGAACGTGGAACTTCGGGTCTATCTTTTTGAGTGCCGCATCGATCTTCTCGGCCAGTTGACGGCCCGCCGCGATGAAATTGCTGAACACGACTGTCTTGCTGGCTGCGGGTGGTTTGTCCTTTCCCTCGTTGACGATCCTTATGACCTCTGCGGTCGTCTTGTCGGTTTTTAATTGCGCCACGGCTTCCCTTGCCGCTATGAGACGGGATATGGGAAGACTCGGGTCTTTGTATCCCGATATCCTGTCGGAGAATATGCCTTGGAACTTGTCTTGATCTATGGAGGCTCCTTGATTTGAAACCGACAAGTTCGGCATGTCCCTGATGTCTTCCTTGCTTCTTCTCACGTATACGCCCGAAAGGTTGAGCCACTTGTTGAGCCTTTCTGCGGCGCGTATCTCATCCTCGTCGCTGTCGCTCTTCTGCAGCGATCCTCCGTATCCGCCTCCCACCATGCCTGCAAAGTCCCTCTTGAACTTGGCCTCGCTGACCCTTCCGAGGTGATGGCCTGTCATGGCGAGTTGATTCCTGACGTCCATGGGCTTGTTGGACGATACGGTGGCGGAGGCTCCCCACTTGGTCGGTATTTTCTCAACGACCTTGGCGATGTTCTGGCTTCTCTTGCTCTTGCTGTGCTTCACCTTGTGCAGTTCGTCGAAGATCACGATTCCGAATCCGGTGCCGGAAAGCTTGGAGACGACTTGGTCCAGGTTCTTTCCGCTGGAGAAGTTTTCGTAGTACAAGACCGTCCATTTGCCGGGATTGAGCGGGTCCGTGGAGATTTTGGATTTTTCTTCATCTCCTACGACGTTCGTTATTTCTTCCACCCACTGCTTCTGGGTGGCTTTGAGTGTGACGACGAGAACGGGCTTGCCGTCCCTCTGCATCCTGAGAGCAGCGGCGCTGACAAGTTGGATCGTCTTGCCCACGCCAGTTGCGTCACCGAGTATCGCGTGGTCGCGTCCGTAGAGGAAGGCTATGCCCTTCTTCTGCGCGTCGTACAATTCAAATTTGCTTTCAGGAAGTTTGTCCTCGATCTTGGACGCGAATTCTTCGTCGTCGTCGTGCTTTCCTTCCCACACGGATTCCTGAAGTCTTCCGTCCTTGAGCTTAGCCCGGACTATGTCTCTCAACTCGGACACCTCGTATCCGAACCTCTTGAGCAGTCTTCCGAAATTGACGTACTGCTTGTAGTTTCCCGAAACCGTGTAGTAGAAATCCGCCCTGTTCCATTCGTAGTCCGGGAATGTGTATTGTATTGACTCCTTGATGAATTCCTTCCTTCCCTGATCCAAGGCCCTGTAGTTGACCCTTATCCTCAACTTGTCCCCGCTGTCGTCGGTGAATTTGATCACGTCGGAGGTGGATCGCGGGGTTTCGGTGGGCGTGGTCTTTTCTCTGGCGAATTTCTCAAGCGATGTCGTGTCGTATCCTTGGCGGATGAGTTCGTCGGCCACGGACCGGAAATTGGCCGAGTCGGTGTCTATGAGGAACCTTGAAGGCCCCGGCTTATAGGATATTCCCTTGGGAGAAAGACCCTTGCTCTTCATTGCTTCAAAAGTGGCCTTGCTTCGTTCGTACGGAACGTTGAACCTGATGGCTATCTTTGTGCCGAAGTCTGTCTTCTCCTCACCTATGATTTCTATTTCATCAGCTTTGGAGGGAGTCGCCTGCTGCGAAGCCGGGAGAGATGGTTCGGAACCAGATTCGTACTCCACATCCATGCCTTTTGATTTGATGACCTGTGCGATTTGGGGGAGTATGCCCTTGTGCACCCTGTAGGTGTGCATGCCGGTCCTGTCCTGGGAGAATTTCTTGAACCGAGGGAGTTTCATGTTGCCATAGGCGTCCTGCGAACGTTCGGCACCCTCGGCCTCGAGAGCGGCGTCCACGATCCTGTTTATCTGGATCGTCATGGACCTGTCCACCCCGTGGGGGATGTAGACCTTCACCTTGCCGTACTCAAGCGGCTGTTTGTCGTACACAACGGCCTTGTCGCCGGACGAACCCGCACGAACGGCCTCCATGTCCTTGGCAACCAGAGAACTGATCTGCTGGTAATTGGGGACTTGGGTATTGCGGTAGTGGGACAGCATCCGGAGCATGAGGTCGGCAGCCCTTACGGGTACCGATATGCTGTCGATGTGTCCGTTGGCGAGAAGGGATTGGTAGGAGGTCCAGTCCCCCTTGTTGAATCCGTAATCGTTGAATTCCTTGGGGACTCCCCTAGAGGCCATGTCCCTCATCGCGGCCTGAAGGGCCTTGATGCCCGGCCCGGTGACCGTGGACTCAACCGACTCCCTTATCCCCATCCAATCAGAAAAACCCATCATGTTTCTATCTAGCAAAACTGACACTCATTTGCGCGTTCTAAAACCATCACATTTTGATATATATCAACATGATGAATTTCAGAAAATGGTTGAACGAGGCCGCGATGTTGATGAGTCCCGCCGAGGCCGTGCGCGAACTTGGACTGGCACCCGAGGGAACTCTGGAGAGGGAGACGCTGAATGCAGTCTACAGGAAGATCGCTCTGGAGACGCACCCGGACAGGAATCCCGACCCCGAGGCGGCGGCAAGGTTCAAAAGGGCGGCAGAAGCCTACGAGGTGCTTCTTCCTTTCGTGGGAGGACCCGTGCCGGGCGAGGGTTCCGTGCCTCCGGAAAGAAAATACGAATACGACCCAGAAAATGACGCCAGAAACGAATTCTACAAACAATGGGCAAGGCATTTGGCTCCAACTGGACAATACTCCATGGGAGAGTTTGACGAATGGATCAGGCAGATCGTTGAAAACCAATTCTTTCAGGTGAAGGTAAGACAGACGGTCGGCTACGTTACGTGGGGCATGAAGATCGGAAAGGACGAGCACACGATGCCCCTCGGTAGCGTCAACAGGACCTTCAGGGTGACAGGATACGCAAAAAAAGGCACGGGCGTCCAGAAATCGCCGATGGACTCAATCAAGGAACTCTTCGCCCCATACATGTCAAGGCTTCCGGAGTTCATAGTGGACATGAAGATAAAAAACAGCGCTAATTGGCGGGAGGCGTGGATAACCATGGAACTCCCGAGCGGCAAATACCAATCGGTCAGTTTCTTCCCGGTGGAGAAGAAGGAGAAGAAGGCTCCAGGCGTGGGTATGAAGAAGGACGAAGTTTCGGAACACTTGCGATCTTCGGGCTTGACGTTCGCGGGGAGTTACACGGCCGGTGACAACTACGGCGTGTCCGAATCGCCAATGGGTTACTTCGTTCAACTCGGGCCGAAGGTCATAAGGATAATAAGGAGATACAGGGGAGACTACCACGGGAAGAAGACGATAGAGACCGTGAACGTTGCGTCCGAGCACTACGGAAACATGACAAAGGAACTTCTTGACAAGTACGTTGCGACCGTACGGAGGAGGTCGCAGCAAAACGAGGCGTTCGTTCACAGTAGCGATATGAACCCTAACTTCGCCATGGCCGTATATTCAATAATGCACAACAAGGCCTCGGCTGCAGACTGGAATCTTATTGACAGCATCCCGAAGGACAAAGCCCTAGGAATGATCAGAGGGATTCTGGAGGACAACGGCGTGGAGGGCGAAGAACTGGATCGTGAGATGGAGTGGTGGGGAAAACAAATAGCCTCAACCGGGAAGTGGAACTGATCGGTCTTTTGTGCAATCAACCCACCTTCCCGGGTTGGTTGTACGTTATTTCGTACTCGCGCTTGGCGATCCTGTAGTATTTGCCGTCTTCCTCGCGAACGAGGTAATCTCCCGGCTTCAAAACCATGCTTTCTCCCCAAGGCGCCAAAAAATTAACCACGGCATTGCCCGTGTAAGCGGCGACGTTCCTCGGACTCTGCTCCGGGTGCACAGGGTCTCCCATCTGGCCAACGTACATCTTCTGGAACTTGGCGGGCTTGATCGCATATTTCTCTCTGCTCGGGCCGCTAATGATGATATCGTTCTGTTCGGCCACGTTCTGCGTCTCCTTACCGTCGCTGGTCATTGTGGTCACGGTCATTCGTTCGGGAGCGACCGCATAACTCATTGCCGGCATGTCGGTACTGTATTGGACGAAGTTGTAAACTAGTTTTTTCTTTGTGGTGGGCAGGAAATTAAGACCGGCGGCGATCTGGTTGATGTCAATCTGGTTCTCAAGCATCCATTCGTTGAATTTTTTCATGTTTTGATCTCCCATCGTGTCTTGCCGCAGTCCCATATGCGGGACAAACCGCGCTGGTTGGCCCACTCAAGTTCGGTCATGCCCTGCGGGCATTCGGAGTTCTTCTTGCTCTGGCTCTGCTTGCTGATTCTGCGCTTAGGATTCTTCATGTTCACATAGTAATAATCGGGAGGCAGGTCCTCGGTCCTCTTGAAGCCGAGATTCTCGTACACCTTTCCGTCGCTGTACCTGTTATCGCTCCATGATACGACGTTTTTGATATCGTTTTCACGACACCACTCTAGGCACCTCTTGAACAGCTTGCCAGATCCTCCCACTATCTGAAGACCTTTTTTGAAGCAAAGCCTTGTGAGTACGACCGAATACTTGTCCTTCTTCCTGTGGTGTCTGCCGAGGTCCACCACTCCCACCAATTCCTCCCCGTGGAAGAGGCCGAAGCAGACGCGGCTGAGTTTGTTTCCCCCTTGAAGGTGGTGAAGGTCGCAGAATTCACTCATTTCCTTCTTGGTGATTTCCCTAACCTCGCACTTCCTAGCTTGGATTCTTTGCGAGAATATGCCAAGCTTGGAAAGGATGAGGCTCTTGCATACTTCTTGCTTCTGGTTCCACTCGTCGTCAAATATGGTAATGAGTTGTATTTCCTTCTCCCTGCATTTTTTCCATTTGTCGTGATGGTAAGAACGAGTCCGTGGTTGAGGCGAGTTCTCATTGTGCCAGTAGAGGCCGCAGTATTCTAATGCTAATTTTTGATCTTGATCGTACAGATCAAGTTCTTTTCCCTCAAGAACTGAGACGTCTGGATTGAAATTAAACCCAGAGGAATTGAGCCATGATTTAATTTTACTCTGAGTCTTGCCATATTTCCATGCTGGGTATGGCGTGCCATATTTTTCTATCTTTGTTTCTATTGACTTTTTTCTTATGTCTTCGGAAGAAAAAGTATGTTCATGTCCGTATCTTTCAAGATTAGTTCGCCTTATCTTTTCTTGAATTTCAGGACTTTTAAGAGTGCATTCAACTCCATATTTCTTTAGATTGGTTATTTTTATTTTTTCTTTGGTCTCAGGTAGCGACAGATTGCATTCAACTCCGTACCTATCCACATTTGTTTTTATGGCCTTTTGTCTAACCAAAGGACTTTTTGAAGGATTTTCATATCCATATTTTTTGAGGTTTGTTTTTTTTGTTTTTTCTTTGATGACTATAGACTTGCTTGGATGTTCAACTCCGTACCTATCAACATTTGTAGATTTAATTTTTTCCTTTACATGTTCTGATTTGAACAAATTATCAACACCGTATTTTTGAAGAACTGTGCGATTAATTTTTTCTCTAATTTGCTTAGAAGATGCCGCTTGTTCTGATCCATATTTGTCAAGATTTGTTCTTTTTATTCTTTGCTTGACTTCTTGAGATGATAGAAAATCTTCTACACCATACCTTTCAATATTTGTATTTCTTACTTTTTTCTTGAACTTATCAAGTTGTATTGGGAATGAAGACCCATGTCTTTTAAGGCTCGTGTCTTGAGCCTTTTTGAGTATCAATTTGTTTTGGAGTGCATGTTCTACTCCATGATTCTTAATGCACGTGGCTCTGCTTTTGGCTCTTATTTCAGAATTTTGTTGAGCGTATTCAACGCCATATTTTTCAAGGTTTGAATTCTTAATTTTTTTCTTAACATCTTCTCTTTGAAATGGATTTTCAACTCCATATTTAAGCAAATTTATTTCTGCAAGTTTTTTCTTGGAACAAACATCTTTAGAGCAAGAATCTTTTTGTATTGTTTTTCTACTTTTCTGTATTTTGCTTTTGAGTTTTTGAACTTCTTGTCCACAATAATCGCATTTCACGGGAACGCGGGCTTTCCACTTTATCTTTTCGTACGGTACATCCAATTTTTCGTGCAGTATCATGAGACAATTATACCAAATACAAAGTTTTCAATCAAGACTGATGTAGGGTAGATCACCAAACTTGTAAATCAAGTCCTCAAACCATTTTTGCCTGTCTTCTCTGGCCTCTTGAAGAAGCGTTGATCCGTCAAGAGCCACAGAGCCACCAGCTCCTGGCACGCTCTGGTATTTGCTTCTTATTCTGCCCAAAATTTCTTTCGCATACGTAAGCGAACCCTCTTGAATTGCTTGGGTAACTTCACCCCAGTCCTTATTTCTCTGCAAATAATGAACCATGACTTTTTGTATCCTGTAGGGAACGGGATAGAGTTTGATTGAATTAAGTCCGCCTAGGAACTCCCAACCGCCCAAAGCCGAACTCATTCTACTGTACATTTGTTCATACTGCTTGTAAAGGGTCCATTCTCCTGCGCGGCCCCATATCGGCTGAATCGGATCTATTAATCCACCTTGAATTGAATTATAGGAACCACCTGGGTAAAAATATTCTATGGGGATGCTACCTCCAAGATCGCTAGCCTGGAATGCGTAACTTCCTACTTCTTTGTAGAACACATTTCTTATTATTCCAACTTCATCCGGCATCTGATACACGCTCTTTCCGGGGACCGAGTCAAACACGTAGTACTGGAAGTATTCCCTGCCAGCATAGTCCTCAAATATCTTCATTGCCTGGTCTACGGCGAAGTCCAGGTTCTGGGCATCCAGTTCCAATTTGACCACTGGGGCTCCGAGCATGTGGAGGCAGTAGTCCTTTATTTGTTCCCTTACCTTTTCTCTTTGCCTTCTGGGACCCAGTTTGCTTTTATTGAGGGGGTCTGCGTGTCCAAGTTCGCTGCATGTGCTGTTGCACTGCACGCTCGCCATGTTGGTCATGCTTGGTCTGTTGACCGCCAAGGTATTGTTTCCGTTACAACTCATTTGTATTCCTCCTTGTGTATATATGGCGAGTGCGATAGCTAATCAAAAAGGACCAAAAATGACGAAGCAGGACGATCCCATGCCGCTCGGCGAGTTGTCGGGATACATCAAGTCGGCGAGGGAGAGCGGCCAGGGCGACTACGTTCCAGTGGTGGAGATGGGGAGTATCGTGGACGACAGGCCGCGTAGGTCTTGGATGAGGCCGCTGGCTTTGGCCTCAGCGGCCTGTCTTTTATTGGCCGTAGCAGGCGTATATGTTTCCACGAGGGAAATCACTATCGTCTCGGGAGCGGGAATTCAGGCCGTCTCGGAAATCGTGGCCGGAGACGGAGGAAGGGTGATGTCCGTAAGAACGGAAGAAGACGGATCCTACAGGGTCAGGGTTTTTACTTTCGGAGGGATGAAATCTCTCATTGAGAAACTGCGAGATAACAAGGAATTTGACAGCGTGGGAGTGAATTAAGGTGGAAATGAAGCATCTTGAAGAAGTGAACATGAGTTACGCAGGTCACTTGGGGCTCGCCATGTTGAATTCATTGCGGCTGCTTGTTTCCTCCGTGGCTCTTTTTATCCATGCATTATTTCCATTTTTATTCACTCACACGGCCTCCGGTCTTATGGAGGATGTTCGGAACTCATTTCCCAAGGTTGGTAATGACAGGATACTGGTGAGATTCAACACCAAGTGGAAAGAAGACCCGGAGAAGAGGCAATGGAGGGTTTTGGTAAACGGCGTGGAGACTTTGGCTAATGATGTCTTTATAAAAAATGGCTCCGAGACAGTGGAGGAAGAAATATCTGGGGAGAAGAAGTTTCATTTCTTGTGTTTTGGCAAAGTCACATGGCAAGATGGTTCGGCAACTATAACATGAACAAAATCAACTTCAGAAAATGGTTTGAGTCCTCCGGCCTTGACGCCCTCTTGTCGGTGATTAGCGACAAGCACCCGGGATTGAAGATATATGCCTATGAGGGCAGGGAAAAGATTGAACTCATGGAGATAAAGGTCCCCGAGGAATCTAGGGGCAAGGGAGTCGGCACCGAGGTCATCAAGATGATTCAGGACTACGCCCGTTCGGTCGGAAAGCCAATAGTCCTGAGGCCCGAGGCTGATAGGGGGAGGAAGGGCGACCTAGAGAGGTTCTACAGGGGCTTGGGATTTGTTCACAACAGGGGGAAGAACACGGACTTCGTTCTTTCTTCTCCCACGAGCAGGACCATGTACTGGAGGCCTAGCGTGGACGAGTCTGTTCGCGTGACGGACACGTGGCCCATTAACAAATTGTTTTATGACATGGACAATCCCAAGGAAAGAAGGCAGTACGAGAAGGATTTGCAGGACCGTTTAGAAAGACTTAAAAAGCCCGAAAAGAAGATCGTTTCAGAAAAGTTGATGAGGGAGCCGTACACCATAACGTGCTGGCGTGGGTTTGACATGAGATCATTTGAGAGGGATGTATCGCTAGATTCCGGGGCACTGCGAATCAAGGGCGACAGGGCGATGGAGGGAATGCTTTGGTTCACTCACTCGCTCCAGCCGCGTCATGAATTTGACCCGAAGGAATATGCGATCGGACATGCGCGAGGAGACGGCTATTTGCTCACGTATCCATTGGTGTGCGAGAGAAGATACAAACTGATAACGTACGACGACGGTTCTACGTCAACGGATGGCCCAGATGAGCGTGTGAATCAGACGGAATTGAGCGACAAGGGATTTTTCTGGGGTTCTCTTTACGACCTTCCTCCCGGGTGGTTCTTCACATGGCAGGTTCAAAAGCACATTGGATTCAAGGGATTATTGAAAATTGACATGGGCATGCTTGAGAGGATAGAGGAATGATGGGATTTTCGGAGTGGTTTTTGAGCGAGGCTCGGACTCCAAAGGTCATCATGTACCACGGAACGGCGTTCAGGAACTTGAGGCCGATAATGTCGCACGGACTTCTTCCCAATCCAAAGGGAAGGGCGTGGCAGGAAGATCCCGACTCGTCGTTCCACAGCGCCAGCAGGGCTTCTCTAGATGGCATATATCTCACCCGAAATCTGATGACTGCTCTTTCTGCTGCCAGCAACGGGGCCAATAGGAAATACATCAAAGAGGGCGATCTTTTGGTTGCGGTGGAGATGCAGCCGAAGACCGCGTTTGCCGACGAGGATGACCTCAACTTCATGGCTACCGTATCCAACATGGAGATGAGGGTGGCCGATTTGTATTATTCATTGGAGAAGGGCGGTCCGGAAGGTCATTTGGAGGCTGCCAAGAACGAGTACAAGGATAGGTTCTTCTCCAGGGTGGGTTCGGAGGTTTCCTTGAATCCCCTCGTCAAGGAACGTCTTGATTCAATGGTGGACTCTGTATTTGAGGCCGCGCTGAGGAGGCAGGCCGCCTATGTGGGCTACTACATGAAAAACTATTTCAAAGACATCGGTATTCCCGACAAGAACGAAGCCGAAAGAAATTTCATGATGGCGAGGGAGGCATTGACGAGGACGCTCAAGTCGCTCGCAAATCCATTCAACTACAAAAACGAGCCGTTCAATCTCACGGCAAGGGTGGAGGAGCCCATAGGATTCAGGGGATCAAACAGGATAGTTTGCATTTTGCACGTGCCGTTTGATTACAAGGAAAAGCCGAGGCTCGTGTACGGAACGGTCCCAGAAGATTTGATCAAGCAATGGGGGGAACGAAAGGGCGAGTGGAAGGGCGCTACCACCTGAGGTCGTCGGGCAGCCTTTCGTATATCTTGTCGCACTCCTCCTCGTGTCGGAGTGCTTCTCCCATGTTTCCCTTGATTCTTTCTTCCATGGCGTGCATTTTGTTTGTTGCGTAGACGGCTAGCAGTTTGGTGGCCTCCATGGCCATTTCCGGCTCGCTGATTCCGGTGAGGTGGACGGATTCGTCTGGCCTTGGGTTTCTGTACATGAGCACGAAGCTCTTGAGTTGATCTGCGGTCATGGCGTCCAGATTCGGCACATTGGTCTCGGCGTACTGGCTTTCGCTGATTATTCCGGCGAGTAGCATTTCATATTTTGTCTTCTTCATGCAACTATATATCCCCATGGATTCCAACCTTGTTGAAATTTCCGGTTGGGTTGGTTCGGTGCTGCTCGCCTTCTGCGGCCTTCCTCAGGCATTGGAGTCATGGAGGACTGGGTCTTCTTCTGGCGTGACGTGGGGGCTTCTATTGATGTGGGGGGTCGGAGAGGTCTTGACTCTGGTCTATGTGTTGCCGAAGATGGAGATTCCCTTGCTTTTCAATTATGCGGCCAACATCGTCTTCCTTTTGGTCATAACCTATTTCAAGGTCTGGCCGAGGTCTTGATTTTTGATTAGTAGTTCTCCGACGACCTCCATGCGTCCGAGAAGTTCTTGAAATCCTTTCATGTCTGTTTTTTCTATCTTGTCCATCATGGAGTGCAGTTGTGAGCAGAGATCAACGTATTCTTTCTTGAGTTTTTCGGGGTTAAATTTGCCTTCTTTCGCTTGCTTGTAATATGGCAATTTGACCCTGAAATGGTCGCGAGTAAGAAGTGCTGCTCCTCCTTTTTCTTCTGCTGCGTCCGCAATCTTCTTGGCGCCGTCAAACCTTTTGCCGGAGAATTCTTTTAATTCTGATTCTGATGATTCGTTGATTCCTGACAGTACAATCCAATCGTTCATGTGAATTCTCTCCCCTTATTATGGTTCATCCAGTCTTGAACTTTTCCTTTCTCAAGTCATCCATCAGGTCGCGATCGGACATGATTTCCTGCGAGTCCTTGAGCGACGCTGTTATGTAGTGCACAGTTCCCCCGTACCCTCCTTTTTCCGAGTACTTCTTTGCGTCGCCGAAATCTGCATCGGGGCGTCTCAGTCTCACCAGTTCCTTGAGTTTATAAAAGTTGTCCTCCAAGTCGTCGGGATATGTGCTGCTGATCGTGACGGATGATCTGGAGAATCTCACGACGCCCCTAGATGTTTTCTTTGGTTCGGGTTTGAATTCGTTGGGCTTTGCATCCAAGCTCTTGTCTTCTTCTATGTCGTCGAATGCCTCTCCGAAGAGTCTTTCCATTGCTCTCTTGTCGGCGAAGTGGAATCCAGGCTTGTTGTGGGCCTTCAATGCGGCGATTACGTCGTGGAGTCTGGATTCGGAAAGGCCGTATTTCTTCGCATTCTTTTCCATCCATTCCGAAAGGTTTTGATTATCAGAAGGGTTGGCCGAATGTCCTTGGCCGAACTTCTTGAGTGAAGATATCTTGTCCACCATTCTCTGTATGTTCGGCGGAAGTGGAACGGATCTACCGAGCGGGAATCTTCTCGCCGGGTGATACTTTCCTGAGGTGAACGCGTCGTGCTTGTCCTTTATGACTAGGTCTTGCTGGTCTTGTGGAGTGGTGGGGTGGAACTGAGCACTTGTGATGTCTATGTAATGTCCCTCGGCCTCCACCCACCAGTGTTGTTGGGGGCTCTTCATGTTGTGGCCCTTTGGTGGGTTGGCGTCGTTGAGTCCGATCGCATACCCGGCGTGGTATCCCGGCTCTGGGGTTCCGTACCATCCGGCAACCTTTCTTGCCTTGAACCCTTTTTCCCTCAGGAATTTTGCTAGGTCGTCCGCCGCGTTAACGCACGTGAAGGATAGCGGATGGTGCTTGAATGGAACCACTCCCAAACTCTTGTCGTAATCCGTTCCGAGTTCGTCCTCAACGTGTTTTGGATTGTTTGGATCAAAGTGCATGTTCTTTGGGCGCGTGATGTAATAGCACTTTTGGGCTCCGGGCTTTTTGACGAGATATTCTTTTACTGCGGCTTCAAGACGTTCCTTCATGCTCGGGGAAGGGTCGGCGAGCCACTCCATGAATGTCTTCATTTCTCACCTACTTCACTCTTGAGTGATACCTTGGCATTGTCCAGGAACATCTCCTTGTCAAAGCCGGAAAACCCTCCGTATGGGGATTCAAACTTGAAGCTTTCCTTGTTTTGTAAATAGTCCTCCAAATCCAACTCCTCGGTCTTGGATATGAAGTCCGAAAGGTCCTGGCTGTGAATCTGGAGTCTGTACGGGTGGTTCTCCATGTCCACCCAGAATCCATTTTCATCGCTGCTGTCCATGGCCTTCTTGAACGATTCCCACGCGTCCTTCTCGGAGCCGGATACGTACGCGTCTTTGTATGCCGACGAAAGGGCTTCGCGCACCGAATTACTCGCATCCCAAGCAGCCTCTGCGTCATCTACCTCGTGGCCCTCCTCCTTGGCGACCCTGATCATCGTATCTTCCAGTTCATCATCGGCTTTATGGGACATGTCGTTCCAACTTATGTCCCAACTTATGTTATCGGCAAAGTCCATGTCGCCGCCGAACCAGTGACCGAAACCTCCCATGCCTTCCTTGTCGTCTGTAGAAACTATGTTCCCCAAATCCTCAAGGTCGTACTGCTTCAGCGTCACCGTGTCTCCTTCAAGGCTCATGTCTTTCGGGACGAGGCTTAGATGGCTGGCTATCTCATATTTTCTGCCTGTTTGCAGCATGTGCTTTACCATATTGCCTATGTTTGGCTTTATCGCCTCTATGATCTTGCGGTCGGTTTCTTGGAGGTCTTTGAGGCTGAAGTTCCTTTCCGGGGCATATCCTCCTCCCTTGATCACGTGTATGGACGGGTGCTTTAGAAGCTCCATGATCGCCGGATGGTATCTCTTGGATGGCTTGCTGTTGCCTCTGCCCTTCATTTCGCCGAGAATTCCGTCGTTGACTATGAACGTGAGATGAGCCTTGCCTTCTGGGTCTCTCAATGAAAGTATGTTGTCGCCTTCTATCGCGCCGGAATTACCGCAGTGGCCCATGGCTTTGGCTTCTTGCGAACAGTATCCCCTTCCGAGTGAAGCCCATTTCCATCCTTGCCACGGACCTTTGAGTTCTATGAAAGTTTCATATTCATCCGAGGGCATCTCTGCCTTCCTCGCGGCGATGTCCTCGTGCCACATGTCCGAATCGGCCTTAAGTTGCATTGTCGTGTAGGATGCGTTGTTGAGTTTGCTCTTGGTCTGCGGCCATGTTCCGAATATGAAGTCCCCGAACCTGTTCATTAACTGGTTTGCGTGATTGGCTACGAGCGTATCCATCCTGACCTTGTCGGAGATCGGTGCACCTTTTCTCGGAAGAGACGATTTCATTTCCTCTAGGGTGTTCTTTGTGAGAAAATTAACGAGATAATCCCCTTCCGGCCCTAGTTTCTTGAATTGCTCCATCTTTTGCAGATGATGCCTGACTGCATTTTTGATGTCGGGAATATTGGGATCATTTTTGGCCTTCAATAATTGGGCCACGGTCGCGTTCTCGTGGAACAGCCACTCCATGAATGTCTTCATGGGGATATTTAGATGGATACTAGTTTATTTCATGTTCCCATTCATGTTCCAAAATCCCCAGTCAATAGCCATAAAGAAGTATCTTTTTGAGATTCTCAAGGAGAGGTACGGAAGGAACGAAAGATTCATAGAGAGGATTTCTACGTTGATAGCCACCAAGGAAGATTATGATGGGTTCGGTTCGTTCATTACAGACATATATGAGACGGGCTTCCTAAAGGCGGTGAACGAATACAAGGATCAATTCCACAAGATGGGAATGAAAGTAAGTGTTGTTCCTGAGGAAAGGCCCAAGGACCCGGGCAACAGGATATTCGGTCAATCGGAGAAGTCGGGCTGATTGTCGGATGGAACGGCCCTGAATAGCCATCCTCCCTCGTCTATTTTTTTCTTCTCTGAGACCTTCCACCATCTGTATTCGTCGTATGGTACGCGGTCGTATGATTCTGTGTTTGAGTTATACACCTCGTAAGCAAATGGATATATGATGCTCTTCTCACTTATCTGTTCGTTTGGATCACTCGTCCAAAATTCTATTGAAAAGTCGGTGGCTTCGGTCATGACGGAAGGAAAAACCATCTTCTTTCCGTATGTGACTTTCATCCATGATTCGCCGTAAAATTTGTCGGTTTTCCTGTCCACCTTGGCCGGCAAGCAGTATGAAAGAACCTTGTGTTTGATGTGGGGCAATTCAAAATCGGGCTTGGATTCTTCGGGCTGCACTTCTTTGTATTCTTCTACGTGTGGTTCTTGGATCGGTTGCGGTTTTTTTGTGACCGGTGGCGGTTCGGCCACGGTTGTGGAGGTGCGTGACCATTCCGTAGGGCGTTGACCCCTAGTTATTGTTTCATCCCAATTGAAATTGTGGAAAACCAACTTGGAGCGGTCCCAGTTGACCTGCTTTTTTACGAGAGGATTGGGGCCTTCTAGAATGTATGCCTTTCCGTCTTTGTTGAATATCGCCATTTCTAACTCTTATTGATATATAGTTTGTTCCAGATAGGAGAGTAAAATGACGTTGGTTGTACCGGACGAGGGCGAGAGAAGGCTTCTTAGTTATATAGTTAACAAGTCGTCGCCGACCAATCTCGTGCTTCATCTTTATGTGAACAACGTGAGTCTCGGAGCCGAGACTTTCACGGGCGCGAGTTTCACTGAAGCGAGTGCGTCTGGGTATGCGGCAGTGACCCTCACTGGTTCCAACTGGACCGTTGGTACGACCACAGGAGTTTCTTCTGCGACGTACAACAGCAGCATCACATTCACATTCAGCGTCGGCCAGAGCGTTTACGGCTATTACGTGACCGACACCTCGGGAAATATCCTGTGGGCCGAGGAGTTTCCTGGTGCCCCTTTCGCCCTTCCTGGGGGCGGCGGGGAGATATCGGTGACTCCGCGACTCCAATTGAACTGATGGGCGGCTTCGGACGTTGGTTGGAAGCCAGAGTCAGGGGTTCTGTGGCCGGTGAGGCGATGAAGAGAACTCTAGATTTCAAGGTCCAAGCAGAGTGGATTGAGTGGAAGGTGGAACCCAAGGGATGGATCACGGACAAGGGGACCAAGGATTCTTTTGATCTACAGGCCGCATTCTACAATCCAAAGGTCCCAAAGCCAGCCTTCTTTTATATTCGGGCCCACGCCATCCTTGATAAGCCAGACGCGGAGTACGACTCCGTATCGGGGTCCGACGAAATGAAAATCAAGGCGTCGCTCTTCATTTTCAACGGCAAGACTGGATTGGGTGGAGTAAAAACTACCGGCGGTCCTGGGAGTATGCGCGCACTGTTGGACAGGGATGGACACATCAGACTCAGCGAGAGGGACGACGCGATAAACTTTCCCGGAGCACTATCGGAGTTTGACGGGCCTTCGTTGAAAACTCCGCTTCAACTCGCGGAGTGGATAAACAAAGTGATAGATCACACGGACATCGGAGGCGACGATGACGGAGAAGAAGAGCCCGAACCGCCGCTGGTCCCGGACGCCGGAGGAAGATTGATCGGAGTTTGATCTATATAATCAAGGAGGAGAAACAATTTGCTCAAGAACCCGGATGGAACCCCGTACAAGCCCACTGGAAGTCTGGAGCAGTTTGATCCGGACAATCCGGAGCGCTGCCTGTGGAACGATTGGGATGCGGAGATCATGAAGATATACGGATCGCCCGTGTTCTACTACGAGGTGTTCATACAGACCGGTTCCCTAGACAAGTTGTACAGGGAGGACCGGGGCAAGATATGGTCCAATAATCCCATAACACTGTACGCCAGTTACGAGCCGGTGGTGGGGCAGAATTACCAGAGCGCGTTCGGCATAGACTCGCCGGATGAAATCATATTTGATTTTAACTACAGAGATGTCGTGAAGAGGATAGGTCATCCCCCAAAGATAGGATCAAGGATTTTCACGCCCCACAGGAACGAGGACTGGGTGATCATCCAGCGGAATGTCGGCGAGCAAATGCTCTGGAGTCAGATGCGGATGCAGGTATTGTGCCAGCGTTTCCAGGAGAGCGTCACGACCGGCGAGGGCAAGGTCACGCAGAAGAAGCCGGATTTTGATTTGAACGATTTGAACAACCGCTCATGATTCCAGTCTGATGTTTTTGTTCTCGTGCACGTCCCAGAAAACGACCTTGGGAAACTTTGGTTTGGGAAGCGTCGTTCTTATTCCCTCTTTTATGAACGTTCTCTTCTTTGATCCGTTGTGCTTCTTTATGGGGAGATGTCTCATTTCTTTTTAGATGAGAACAGTCTTCGCGGTATTTTTGTCCTGATCTTTGGGGGTGGGGTGGAGGCTCTTTTTTCTATGGTCTTATCCACTCCTTCATATCCTTCCTTGGCATATGCCCCGGAAAGCACCTTGTATTTGTTGTCGAAGGAGAGGTGCTTGTGATCACGCCAGACGTGAGTTGCTATCTTGTGTCCGTAACTATTTATTTTTCTTTCTCTTCCTTCCCTCTCCGACCTCTCCTCTTCGGTGAATGGGATCATTTCCGCGTTGTTCTTTTGGGGCAGGAACAACACTTGTCCGTAGGGCTCGCCCTTTCTAAAGATGTGGAGCTCGCCCTCCCTTGGTGCCTTGAACACTACGAAGAATATTCTGGACCACCATCGTTGTATGTGTCCGGGAACGAGGCACGGAACCGTTCCTGTGTCGTCGGTGTAGAACCTTGGGTGCGGTTCGGTGCGTAACACGTATCCTTCGGGCGGCTCCATGTCCAAGGCACTAGACATTCCGTAGTGACCCGGAGCGAAACTCATCATCGGCGGAGTGATCTTCTTTGGCTCGTCGCCGGTCTGCGTCGTTCCTTCTTCATTGATCATCCACGGTTCTTCAGAGAAGTCGCCTTCGAAAACAAGTTCCCCATTGATCCTTTTGACGCGGCACTCGCTATTGTATGGATATACGAGTTCATGGCCGTATGTGCTTCCTTCCACGAAAGGAGGACAGTGCCACGGCTGGGGCTCGGCACCGTTCTCGTGGTCGCGGTCCTTGCCGGACCAGCCCGGTATCTGAAGCCGTATGGGCCTGGGGGGCTGGCCGTTGTGCCACGTCCGGTATTTGACCTGAATTTTTTCCATAATCAACTAGATATTGTATCGAGGTAAATGCATGCCTGTCAATCCCGGCAACCACCAGGACAAGAAACTGAACGAGTGCGACTCAATACCGCCTGCGGAGACCAGCAGGAACAGGGAAGGGCCCTCTAGGGATTGTCCGGGTCCGGAGGGCCTCGGTCTAGGGTGGGTGGAGAGAGCCGCCAAGTCCAAGGTCGGCGTCGGAAGAGAGGCCCAGTGCGATCCCATGCAGACGGGTCAAATTGTAGAAGATGTAAACAATCCCGAACGCCAAGTTTTATACAGGTATTCAAAAAGTCTTCGCGGGTGCGACGAAGCAATGCTTGATCTTTTCAGCAATCTGGTTGTTCTGGACGAGGATGGAAAGGCCCACAAGGTACCGATCATATGGGGCACTCAGGAAAGGGCCGTGGCTTGGATACTTCAGGACAACGTACGCAAGGATGGAAGTCTGGTTGTGGAGCGTATAAGGCTTCCCATGATGACGATATATTCTTCGGGAATTGAGTTTGACCAAAGCAGGTACACGTATCACAAGGCGTTGGACTTGATGAGGAGATTGGACCCCAAAGGAAGGCCGGGATTGCACGGCAGCGAGAAGTTTGAGAGAGACACGGTTTTCGGCGTGGCGCGAGGAATTCCCGTGAATAAATCATACACGCTCATAGCCTGGACCATGTACATGGAGGACATAGATCAAATTTTGGAACAGGTCATGCTAAAATTTTCTCCAGTTGCATACATACGTGTGCGAGGAGTCAATTGGGAGACTTCGGTGTCCCTGGATTCTGTGGCAAACAACGTGGATTATGAGCCCGGCGATCAAAACCAAAGAATCATAAAATTTGAGTTTAATTTGACCGCAAGATCATACATACCACAACCAATGGTCCGTAACAAGTCGGTCTTGGGCACGAAAGTGGATATCCACAACAGTGTTGAGGAACAGGACATTACGGAGGTTTTGGCGAGGATAGAGGACAGCGTCAAAGACGTGGAAAGGCAACTTAATGATTGAGATCAGAAACAAGACGAGAAGCCCGGTGCAGATACTGATCAGGTCAAGAAGGTCGCCCAGAGCGTTTACGACGTTGAACGTTCCAGGCATAGGGGCTGGATGCAACACCTATATGCTGGAAGACGAGAGGAATACGGAATATGTGGAGAGGGCCGAGAAGATGGGCCTGATCTCAACGCGGCACTTAACAAAAAAAGAATTGAACAAGGGAGAATAACGTCATGGCAATCCTAAAGGGCTTTCCGCCCTCCAACTTGATTTCACCGTCGGTCCGCATCACGGAGAAGGACCTGAGCTTCATCGCTCCAGATCAGTCCTTCCATAGGGCGGGACTAGTGGGCTTCGCAAGCAAGGGCCCGATCAACATCCCGACCGTGGTTTCTTCAAGAAGGCAGCTCAATACAATATTCGGATATCCGCATCCTGAGCAGGGCGATCCTTACCTCGTTTACGCAGCAGAGCAGTATCTGCTTGTGGCGAGTGAACTATACGTGGTTCGCGTTGCAGACACCGACGCTGTGAGCTGGGAGCGTGCCAAGACCGCTCAGGTTGAGGTTCCTTCGGCTGGCGGCGAGGTTTCAATTCTTTCAAGCGTCGCTGGCCCCTATAATCTGGGAAGCGATATGTATTTCCGTTGGAAACTCAACGGAATTCTTGCTTCTAAGACGCTGGTTGCCTTGTCTGATGCGAATCATCCAGATCCGGTCGTCCAAAGTTCGGGGTACAGTGCTCCGCAACTCGCCGAAGACCTCAATCTCCAACTTGATCCCTCAATCGACGGAATTGAGTTCTTTGCGACAGATGAGCAAATCACGCTGGTAGAGGACGAGATACAATCAACGAGCCAGACCGATACGGACGCAAATTTCATATTGAACAAGGGTTCCGTAACCGTTGTGGTTAGTTCTTCTTCGTCCACATCATCCAACGGCAATACGATTGTTGCGGGATCAGTTGGAGGAACTGTTGTGATCGGGGGAGTCGTTGTACAGAGATTCACAGTTTCTGAAGACGGCGAGTTCAAATTTACTTCACTTGTAAACAATCCTTCCGTCAAGGCCGTGTCCGGAGTGATAAACAACTCGACGGGCGTTATAACCCTAACTTACAACACGAACCTTTCAGCCGCTCCGGTTGGAGCCAGTGTTCCTTATAACGGCATAAGCGTTAGTTACGAGTACCTGACTAGCCACACGAACAATAGGCTGGGCGTGAGGACTACATTCTCTTTCGGTCCAAGAGCCAGCCTAGAGTTGGTTTCGGTTGCCGATTCGTTGTATGGACCCACCTCTGTTGATCCGGGCAGCGAGGTTCACGTAGGTCCGACCGGGCTTGGTTCCGGAATGACCGTGGCTCAAATGACGGGCAGTGCAGAAGACACATTTGACTTCACGACTCTGACTAATCACGACCTTCAGGTGGTTGTGGACGGAACCGACAACGTTCTGATTGACAATGTCGTTCAGGTCGTAAGTCTTTACGACTTGGCCGCAGATACTTCAGCTTCGGCATCTGACGTCGTGGACGCGATCAACGCAGAAATAAACGCCGGAAATGTTCCCGGAGGATTTGAGGCGGTTGCTGTTGGTGATTTTGTGTCTCTCCGCACGCTTCACGCAGGAGCAGACGCCAGACTTCTCGTCAAGGACGAGAGTGCGGCTTTTGAACTCCTTGGATTTGACGCTCCGCTGGTGGACCCGACTGATGCCGGTTCCGATGCGGGCGACTACGTTACCGCCGAGGGTTCTTCTCCGGACGGCATAAGCAGCGATTCGGCCGTTTCAACGTACGGCCTCGTGAGGGGCGACACCAACAGGTTCGGGGACGTGTCAGTCACAGTGACCGCCGACTCGCCGGGCATAGATGGAAACGGAACGCAAGTTGTGATCAAGAACAACATCCGAGAGGGCAATTTTTCCCTCGAGGTGTTCAGCAATGGTGTGCAGGTTGAGGCTTGGGGAAACCTGAGCAAGGACGAGACCAGCAGATTCTACGTGGAAACCTTCCTGAGCCTCGTTTCGGATTACGTCAAGGCCTTGGACAACACCTCTAATCCATCACCTCCGCTTGACGGAGTGTACAGCCTCGTTGGCGGCAATGACGGCATACCCGCCGATCCGGACGATCAGGACCTTCTGCTCATCGGAAGCAATGTCGGATACACCGGCATGTACGCTCTGAGCGAGCCGGAACAAATTGACATTGACCTGATAGCCGTTCCGGGCCACAGCAGCACCGGTGTGGTGATGGCTTTGATTGATCTTTGTCAGAATTACAGAATGGACTGCATGGCGATTGTGGATGCTCCGTTCGGACTCACGGTCAAGGAGATCGTGCAGTGGCAGAACGGTGCTCATCCGCTCAACAACACGCGGTTTGATTCCGACTTCGCTGCCCTTTACTGGCCGTGGGTCAAGATTCGCGACACGTTCAACAACGTTGACGTTTGGGTTCCGCCGTCTGGCTCGATCATGGCCGTGTACGCGAGAAACGACTCGCTGGCGGCTCCGTGGTTCGCTCCGGCCGGCGTGAATCGTGGCGTGGTGCCGGGCATAACCGACGTGTTCAGTCGTCCGACCCTGGAAGAGAGGGACTACATGTATGGCAACAGGAACGCGGTCAATCCGATCGTTCAATACGCCGACTTCCAGGACTTCGTTGTCTGGGGTCAAAAGACGCTGCAGCGCAAGCCGACGGCTCTGGATCGCGTGAACGTGAGGCGACTGATGTTCGTCATAGAGAAAAGAATCAGGCGTGCCTCTAGGGAACTCCTGTTCGAGCCGCACGACGATATATTCCGCGACAAGTTCGTGGATATAGCGACGAGAATATTGCGAGAGGTTCAGGTTGGTAGAGGACTCACGGCCTTCATTATCAAGGCCGACGAAGAGTTGAACACGCCTGACGTGATTGACAGGAATGAGTTCAGGGCCAGAATCGGCGTTCAGCCGACAAGGGCGGTTGAATTCATGTTCATCGAGTTCAGCATCCACAGGACTGGAAGCTTCGAGGCTGGTTCAGACACCTTCTGATAAACAAGAGAAACAATAAATAGGAGAACAAGAAAATGCCGATTAACATGGGTTTGGGTAGGATAGGTCAGCCGGACATCATCCATAAGAGGAAGTTTCGGTGGACCTTCGAAGTGACCAGAAGTGGTCGTGGTGGCGTGCCGACAAGTTTCGTCAAAATGGCGGCCAGGCCAAATCTCAGCATAGAAGAAACCGAAATCAATTTCCTCAACGGTAAGACCTATATTCCCGGTAAGGGCACATGGGAGACCATCACGGTCACTTATTACGACGTGACAGGAAATGACAACGTTCCTCTTTGGAGCTGGATCGCCGACGTTTATGACTACACCAATCCGGTTACGCTGACGCAGAGTTCAAAGAGAGAGTGCTATACCGGAAGCGGCATATGCACCCTGTATGATGGTTGCGGCAATCCCCTTGAAAAATGGGAGTTGCAGGACTGCTGGCCCCAGGCGGTCAACTTCGGAGAACTGGATTACGCTTCGTCCGAGGAAGTGACCATAGAGGTCACGATACGCTACTCGGGCGTCAGGTACCAGAACCTTTGCGGCAACAATCCTGATTCGCAGTGCTGCGGTTGCAGTTGAGTTGTTTTTGATCACATATCACACGATGGGGCCGGGCAAACCGGCCCCATTTTTTTTGCATCGGACTCAATTATGGCGGAGGAATGATAATGGGAAGAAACATGGGTCTCGGCAAGATAGGATCAGACAGCATTTGTATGATGCGCAAGTTCCGTTGGCTATTCAAGATAGACGGAGTGTGCGATGACGGGACCAGTGCTCTACCTCCAGACAAGGGGGCCAGACCCAGCCTTAATTTCAAAGAGATAGAGGCACAACACCTCAATGAGACGATTTATTTCGCTGGAAAACCCGACTGGAAACCGGTGACATTGACGTTGTTTGACCTTAAGGGAAACGGCAACCCAATATTCAAATGGCTCAAGGAGCAGTACGAGCCTTGCCAAGACAAAGGCACTTGGAAACGCCCGGCTGGAACTGCTTGGAAAAAGAAAGCAAGACTTGAGATGTACGACGGATGCGGAAACGTTATGGAACGATGGATATTTATGAACGTGTGGCCCAATAACATAGAATGGGGCGATCTGGACATGAGCAACAACGATTACGTGACCGTGGAACTGACGCTCCGGTACGACCGGGCTTGGACCGAGGATTGCTCCGGTTGATCACTCCATATCCTTCTTCAACAACTCTCTCATCTCCGCGAGTTTGTCTTCCAACTGCTTTGCTTTCAGCTTGAGTCTTCTGCATGCTCCGCTTTTGTTGAGCCTGCCTTTTTTTGTATAGACCTTCTTTTCGTCGTCCAGAAGGGCCTGTACTATGTCTCCATATCCATTTTCTATAAGTTTCTTTATTAGTTCTTGTCTTTCAAGATATTCTATTCCGCTGCTCATTAAAAGTTGTCCTTTTTCTATCGCTTGCTTGCATTGTAAATGAATTTATTAATATTATCAACATCAATTAATTTTGATTGTCAAACATGGGCTTTCCATTCTTGAATGAAGAATTACCCTCAAGCATTTGTATATGGTTTAGGTACTTCTTTTTTAGTTCATTGTAATTCCTTGCAGTCCTATAGAGTTGCCTGAAATGATTCAATATACACGTGGTCATGTAGTTGAATGCCTTGCCCTTTCGGGAATCAAATCGGTCTATTTTGTCAAAGCATATCATCACACCTTCCTGAACGGCGTCATCCGTGTCTATGAGTTGAAATTTGGCATACCTGACTATGTTCTCCGAAAGGGTGAAGAAGGCCACCGCCAGCTTGCTTTTTGATTCGTCGTGGTCTTGGGACGCAAGGGCGAGGAGAGACTCTTTTTCTTTCAATCTTGATTTGTCATTGGACGCGGGCACTTTTCTTATTTTCTTGCGAGATATGGTTTCGGATATCTCGCTCATCAAAATATCAAGCCTCACCTTGCTTTTCTTTGAATCTTGGAACTGATTTATTATTTTCTCAAAAACCTTGTTGTTCAGATACTCGTTCACTTAAACCGCCTTTTTGTTTTCGTTCTTCCATGAACGTATTCTTTCCTCGGCTTCGGCCTTTGACTCGTCAAACCATTTCTTGGCGGTTTCGTAGTAGGCCGGAGCGTACAGCATTCCGAGGCTGATGCTTCTGGAATGGTCTATATTTTCATCTTTGTTTCTTTGGAAGTTTTTTTCTCTTCCTATTATTTTAGTTCTTATTTCGTTTTGTCTCAGTATCAAATTTCCCAATATTTCTGTGTCGGGCCAATTGGGTCTGTCGGGGTGGGGCTCCTGATTTTCCAATCCATATATAGCCGTGAGCCTCCTCATGCTCCATCCGAATCCGATTTGATCAAGAGTTCGCAGGTGATACATGGTGGCCGTATGGCTGATCATTCCTCTCCAATCGTCGTGCTGTCTGGGGCTCATCTCGTAGCCCACGACTGGGTATTTTTCGGGCTCATCGCCACAGATTGACAGTAGATTTTCCAAGAAGTTTCTGCGCATCAGAAAAACATCAGAATGGGTCGCGAACATGTATTTGGTGCGACAAAGGCTCTGGGCTAGGTCCATGGCCATGCACACGGTATCGGAGGGATGGAGGGTTCCGTTTACCCTTATGGAATGGACCTCCAAATCTTCGTCGTGCATTGACATGATCTTTTTCAGATTTTCGGCACGACTTCCTGTGTCTACGACGATTATGTAGGGTCTTACCGTCTGGAGCCTTAATATTTCCACGCACAACTTCAGCGAATCATGCGTGTCTATCACCGGTATGACCGCGGTTACGTCGTATTCCCACGGTTTTTTTCGGCATTCGCCCCGCCATGGCGCATCATTTACGTCCCTGTTCCTTAGTGGGGCCAATTTTTTGAAACTCATCGCTCATCTATACTAGCGTGGTTTTTAACTTTTGAAGGAGAAATCATGGATTTAAAGCACACTACGATAACGGTTGACGGAAGATGCCTAGACCTTTTGATGACAGATGATGAAATAGCGACATGCTTCGAGCGTTCGTTGGCTGAGCACAATCAGAAATACATGGACCAGAACAAGTGTTGTGCTTGTTGGCCCGTGAACAAGCCGCCGGAATGTCCTTTCTGGAGAAGGATTCTCGGTATATGCCAGAATTGCGATCAATAGAATGGGATGATTGTCTGAGGGCTTTTTCTTTGATAATAGAGAATCCTATGGCGGAGAAGGGATACTCAGATTTGAAGAATTTCTATTTGAAATTTGGAATGAATCAAAACGCCGAAACTATTGGGTTTTTGACAAAGAATAGATTCTATGATCACGATCCAGATTTTGGTTCGAAATGACGAGAATACGATACGGGCGGCACTTGAATCGCTTGGGTCCTTGGATGCCAGGATTGTGGTCGGAGATTTGGGCAGCAGAGACGGCACTTTGAGCATATGCAGGTCCTTCGGTGCAGATGTCGTAAAGCCCAGATGGGACAACGACTATTCAAAAATAAGAAATGAATTGGCTTCGGACGGACTCAACATGTACCTAGATCCTTGGGAGGTGCTCGCCAAGGGTCACGAACTCATCGCCGGCATAGAGGCCAATTCTGCCGTTTATGTGGTGAGAAATGGAATGGTTTCCAAGGAAATACGCCTGTGGGCGGGTTCGTCTTTTGTGAATCCCGTTTACGAAACGATAGTGGACAAGGACGCCCAATGCTTTCCGGGGATAGCGGTGATCGGAGGACCCGGACCAGACTTGAGGGAGGAAAGATCGCGTATCGTCGCAGATTGGATGCAAAGAAATCCGACTTCTCCCGAGCCTTACTATTACACAGCGATTTCAAGGCTTGAGAACAGGAAGTACGAGGATTTCTGCGCTTTCGCGAGGCAGTATCTCGCCATGGAAAAAAACGCGGGCGCCACGGCGGTGATGCTTTATTACCACATCGCCCAGATAGAACTTCACACCGGCGACTTGGGCTCCGCAGTGAATCAACTTCTTAGGTGCCTTTCTCTTCATCCGGACATGGCCGAGTTCTGGTGTTTGCTCGGGGACATGCTTTACAAGGTCCAGAAGTACGAGAATGCCGCCGCAATGTATGAAAACGCGATGATTTTGGGAAAAAGAAGGAGAGGAGACGATCCTTATCCGGTGGATGTGGCCAAATACGGAGTGTATCCTTCCAAGATGATACAAAACATAAAAAATTTGCTTGATGACACGGGATTAATTATCTCAAAATCAGACGCCTAGATACTTGTAGGGACTTTTGTTTCGACAAGGAGGGATCGTTGGCAAGATTCAAGGTTCTTGTTAAATACGGGCATTCGTCTGAGGAGATTTGGGAGATAGAAGCCGAGAACAGGTCTCTGGCGGGGTTGCGGTGCGAGGAAATCAAAGAGGAAAACCGCAAACTCGTGGAGAAGTGCGAGAAGAACGGAGTTTTCGTGGGAAAGAAAATAAAGGAATGCGTGCTGTGCAGAATGGAACTTAAGGACGACCTTCAGGTGTGTAACGGAATATTGAACGGACTAGAAAACTATGTCTAGATCGTTGACTACCACGGTAACCTGATCCTCCCACCTGGCCACGTCCAATTGTTTTCGTCCGGGTCCGAGTTTACTTAATCTCTTTTCCAGTTCGTCCACATGACAATTGATCACGGACCAATTGTTCTCGGCCAACTTCCTGAGTTCGTCGTCGTGATCGGGAACTTCCAATTCAGGATAGTACTTGCCGATTTGCTCCCTGCATTCCTTGACTATTTTCCTGTAGAGCGGGACGTGACACGCACATCCGGGATTGTTCAAGAATTCGTCTATTTCCTTGTCCATATCCTTTGGTAGGGTCATTCTGAACCTGGAGTCCTTGAGTGCCCTCTTCACGTCGTTAAGCGTTATCTTTTTTGATTCTTTGCTCATTGTTCTTCCCTCTTAAATTCCTTTTGAAATTTTATGTTCTCTTCTATCCATTTTCTGCTCTCTTCCTTGAGTCTCTCCCCTTCTTTTTTCCTATTCTGTTCTTCCTGTGGGTCTGATGTCTTTCGAGGTACGACTGCTCGGCCACATCTTGGACATCTGAACTTGCGGGGGCCCATGGAGTCGTTCTTCAATTCATGAAGAGCAACGTCAGAAAGGTCGGAAACAAGTTTCCAACTGCAGGACTGGCACAAAAGTATGTGTTTGTCAGGCATCTTCTTCAACGCTTATGATGCTCTTGGCCTCTAGATAGTTCATGTACGTAGCCGAGAAGGTGGCCAAGAAACTTCCCGCCATGCCGCACAGGAACACTACCTCTGGCTTGTGGCTGACAAGAATGTAGCCGCAGAGAAATCCGACCCACGTGCCCGAGCACTGATAGCATGACACGAGTTTGTCCAACCACTTGGGCATTCTTTTCTCTATGAAGTTCCTTACGGGCTGCATTATTGTGGCGGGGTCCACAATTATATTGGTGAGTCCTATCACCGAAATACAGAATAAAAGCAGGGAAAAGGGCGGTATGTCCGACATCGTCATCTCCAAAATGTTATGTGTATGTCTTCCTTGGTGCGGTAACAGCTGAATCCCGTATAAATCTCAGCGTCTTCCAAGTCAGGTTCTTCGCTCACCTTGAAAGATTTGTTGGCGACAAGGTGTCTGTCTATCTTATCAATAGTCACTTGAGTTCCGAAGTACTCGGAGAGTGAATCTTCGTGGGTTTCCTTGGCGTTTCTGAGGAAGTCCAGAACGGATTTCCTGCCCAGTGCTCTGAGCATGGGCGTCATCATACTCATCCTCCACTGGTCGCGGAGGTGTATCAGTTCTGGCATTTTCTTCCATACTTCCTTGTTTTCAAATACCAGTTCTTCGACGTTTTGAATGTTTATTCTCATGGGTTTTGAATTAGATTAGATCGCATCCAAGTTTTTTAAATGGAAATACTATTGTACTTGAGGCATCAAAAAATCCAAAAGGAGATCAAATGGCAGATGAGACTTTCAGGCCGCAGAAGAGGCCGGTTTCGCAGGAAGACGTGCAGGACAATGGACAGAATGCTTCGGAGCAACTCGCGAGCATGGCGGCGTTCCGCCAGAGGGCCGCGGAAGAGGGCGGCGAAGAATTCGCGAATCCCGAGGGTGAATCCGGGGTCAAGATAACGGGTAAGGTTCCGGAGGGGTTCAAGAAAGCTCTCGCCCAGAACAAGATGCAAAAAAACAACCAAACCAGACCTGCCGAAATGCGGGTGACCGGGAGCAGCAAGTTAGAAGAGCTGATCGCCGGTATCGGCGCCAAGGGCAGCATGGTGTACGAAAGGGTGGAATTGCCTTCCAAGGGAAAGTTTTACAACGGCGAGGACGGACCGTCGGACGGAATCGTGCACCTGCGTCCCATGACGGGAGAGGAAGAGGAGATTCTCGCCACTCCTAGGTTCGTGCGCAAGGGACAAGCCATCAATATGATCTTCAACAGATGTATGAAGGAGAACTTTGACAGTTCTAACTTCCTGACACAGGACAGGACCTACATGCTGATTTATCTGCGTGGTATTTCCTACACGCCCGATTACGACGTTGAGGTCAGGGACCCAGAGAGCGATCAGACGTTCGCCACGACGATAAACCTCAATGATCTTTATGTGGATTATTGCGGATCGGATTTCGGAGCGGATAATCTGACGGACGTTCTGCCCACGACCGGATATAATTTCCGGTACAGGTTGGCGGTCGGAAGGGACGAACAGGATATTCAGGAGTATCGTGAGCGTAGGGCGAAGAACTTTGACCTGAGCGGTCAGGCTGACGACACGCTACTCTACAGAACGGCACACCTCATAGAGGAAATAGAGGGTCTGGGCGACAAGACTGAAATACAGACATTGCTCAAGAAACTCCCGATCCAGGACGTGGCATACCTAAGGACCGTGGTGAATGAGCCTCCGTTCGGGGTGGACACGAAGATCAGCATCACCAACCCATACACGCTCAGGGACTTTGAGATTGAGCTTCCGTTGGAGTCAAATTTTTTCTTCCCACGGGCAAAAAGGAAGAAGACGTCGAAAACTCAAGCCTAGAGTTGTGGAAGAATCTCATGGAGGAGATGTTCTTCTTCATGTACCACCTCAGGCAGAACAGAGAGTCGTTCCTTGCTTTGCCCATAAATGAGAGAAAATGGATCATCAGCAGGTTCATAGAACAGAAGGACAAAGAGAATAAGGCAATGGAGGATGCCAGGAGAAAGGCGAAGAGTAAGAAGTAACCATGTCGCAGAAAGAAAGAAACCAGAATCCTGTCGTCGGGGACGTGCTCAACCTGCGTTTGTTCACCTACAACGCCAACCAAAGGCAGGCGGTGGACGACGTGGAAAAGGTAGAGATATACAGGCTGGACCCTACGTGTGTCACGGAGGACAATAAGGAGGGAAGGAGCCTTGTGGCCACCGTGGATGGTGGCGATGTTGAAATTGTCTCGGACCCTTTCGGAGGCCACTACAAGGTGTCCGTGGAACTGGAGTCGGAGTCCTACACCATAGGCAAGTATGTTGATGTCTGGAGTGTGAGGTTCAGTGCAAATCAATCAGGCTCAATAACAAACGGATTTCGCATTCTTCCTGAGTTGTGGTATGCGGACTCCATGCCCGTGGTCTATGACTTCAGTTTTGGATTCAGGCCTAACAGGGTGAGGAAAGGGGAGCGGAGATGGCTCACAATTGACGTGATCCCGAACGTGCCCGGAGCGTCCGACATGGAGAGGTACTACTCCAACCTTGCTCTCGCGAGTCCGGTGAAGATATTTGTTGAGAAACTCTGTGGGGACTGCGTACCCAAGGAGAAAGACCTCCGAATGGTTGTGGAAGGAGGGGATGTGGAGCATCGGCATGACTCCGAGGGCTATTTCTTTCTGGACACAGGGGAACTCGAGATGGATTGTGGAATTTATAATGTGTGGTTTGAGTTGGAGTTCGGAGAAAACAAGTTTATCTCCGACAACCTCCAGTTGCAGGTCTTCTGAATACCTTTCTTCAGCAAATTTCCCATATTGCCCTCCGTGCATGCGGACGAATTCTCTCTGAGTCCAAGAGCGATACGCCAAAAATAGCGGAAAAAACCGAGTTTGCTAAAAATTTGCTTCGGTGCGGTTGACATTACGCACGGGCGACGTACAACCTTTTAGTAGACCGAGTTCGCCTGTTCGCAAGGAGAAGCAAAATGAATACGTCGGTGGACCTGAAGTCCCAGCGTCAGTCAATCCTCTCGCAACTTGAGGAGATGGGCTTTTCTTCGGAAGACATAACCGGAAAGCGGCACTTCATCCCAAAGCCTGCGGAGGTTGCGAGCGAGAGGAAGGCCGTTGAAGACAACGAGTCCAGTGCCCTGCAGAACCAACGGCTTTATGTCGCCCAAGCGAGAAAGAGCGGCAAGCCTTGGTTCCACCATCCGAAGCAAAAGCACCAGTACAGCGAATTTGTTCTGGTCACGCCCGAAATGGCCAAAAGCCTTTTGGAGCACAACCGCAATCCACGGAAAAAGATCATGCAGGCCGTGGTTGATCGTTATCGCTCCGACATGGCTGCCGGAGAATGGAATGACAACAGTTCTGCGGTTGCCATTGACTACAACGGCCACATGCACAACGGTCAGCACCGCATTTCCGCGATCGTCCAACTTGGAAAGCCTCAGAGGCTCTGGTTTACCTTCCAGACGCTCGTGAGTGCGAGAGAAGACGAGGATATGGGGGCACCTAGGAAGCCAGCGGTGCAGATTGAGCAGAAACTGCACAACAGGATCGGAAACAAGCTTCCGGCCGTATGCAGGTCTGCCATGCGAGGGGTTTCGGGCTCCACAAAGAGGATTTCTTCGGCCCAGTTGGCTGACTTTGCTGAACTTTACGGAGCCGAGATTGAGTGGCTTGAGCGGACTTGTCCGACGTACCGGAGCGACATTCTTGGGGCATTCCTCAAGTCCGTGCTCTGGTACGGGGCAGATAGGATGGAGCCGTTCCTGAAGCGTTTCGGCGATGTTTTGTTTGATAGCAAAGAGGACCCGGCTAGGCTCCTCCACGCAGTCGCGAAAGGAAGCGGCGGCAAGACGCGGATGAACCTCTACAAAAAGGCCCTCGCCGCGATTCATTACAACATAACGGGCAAGCGGGTCTCAAAGCTCGTTGAACGAGAGGTTGATATTTTTGAATGGGAGACCGGTTGGAAGGTTCCCTCACGCTGAACTGGAGGACAAGATGTCAGAAGCCCAAGAATTCCGGATATCCTTTGAAAACTTGTTCAGGCGGGCCGAAAAGAAAATAGCCGGACCCACCGTAGATCTCCTCCGGGTGATCCTGAAAAACGCCTGCCTGGACGAGGGCGAATGGGTGCTCAAAGACTCCCGCAGGATCAAAAAGAAGGGTCGGGGAAAGTTCCATGCCATAAGGGTGGAATCTAGGTCTGGGGCTAAATCCGTCAGGGTGTGGTGCAAGCCCAGGGGCAACGATTCCTGTTTTGAATATTCGTTAGTTCCTCCTCATGAAATATCTGCCGAGGAGGTTTTCAAGATACTCGAAAGAGCCAATCCGGTTTCCTTGGAGGTTCCGGAGTCGCCCGCATTGCCCGGTGCTTTCCTGAGTCACGTCATTGACGTGCCGCCACACATCAACCCCCCGGAAAAAGTCAAGGTTTTTGAAGTCTCAGAAAACAGTTTCCAAGATGTTTCTGGGGAGGTTCCCATGGGCGAATCTCAAACTAAAGGAGCCGGGCACAATGTTATCCCCGGCATCGTGATGGCGATTGATTCGGACGAGGTTTTTGTCGCTTTGCCCAACGGCAACGCCGGCATTATAAAAAAGAGCGATTACGATCTCAAACAGCACATTACAAGGCACGATCTGGCAGAAGAAGGCAGGGCGATTAGGGTCAGCATAAGTGGCTCGACCGCCAAAACCGGCCAGCCATTCAGGCTGGAGCTTGACGCCCGATACCTTGAGGACGGACAATCTTCCGGCTGGACGGTTTCTGACCAGCAGATATTGGGGGAAATATGCGAGGAGTTCAATACGCCCGCAGAGAGAATCCAGGCGTGGAAAGAAAGGGCAGGGGGTGTTCCGAGGGGGGAGACGGCAGAAAGGCCGCCAGAGGCCCTCACAGAGGCCCCAGAGGGCTCATTTGCCTTCTCCATGGTTCTGGACGAGCCTTGTTTGTTGTCAGATCAGGAGGTTATGGACAAGGCCTTAGTCGCCATGAGTTCGGCGGTCGATGAAAGCGGATACATCAAGAAGAACGACGCCTCCAATTCCATCATAGAAAAACTCGGGATCAGGAATTTTGTAGAGAACGTCAGTGGCGGCACCTACACTTCGGTGGAGGGTGCAATGAGGGCACTCACGATGGCTCTTACAAACCGGGGACACTACATCCAAAGGATTCACTATCCTTCCGGCTTCAACGTCAGAGGCTATAAATTGACAGCCAAGGCCGAGAGGAGAATAAAGGCCCTCAAGGAAAAGTACATGGCAGAGGAGGGGCGGCCTACAACCAAGCTGGGGTCGGTCGGGACCACGGAGTTGCAGGACGCCGAAAACAAACCAAATGCCAGCTCGGACGAGCTTCATTCGGAAGGCATGACTGCCCCAGAAATCAAAGCGGAACTTGAGCGATTTGATTCGAATGCTCTGGACCGTCTCCAATCGCTCATATCCGAGTGCAAGGAGGCCGAAAATCACATCAAGGAGGTTGACTCCGTAATCGCAAATCTTGAGTCCGAGATATCGGACCTCAAGATAGATTTAGAGGCCCTTGATCTGGCCGAGAAGGAAAGAGTAAGGCAGATGGAGGAATTGACTCGCGATATTGGGCGGATCAGATCCAAGAAGGAGCCGATCATCAAATCCATAGAACAGAAGGTCCGCGATAGGGAAGAATGGGAAAGGGAGAAGGCCCCGGTCTTGTCCAAAAAATCAAAAGTTGAGATAGAAATTTTCGGCGTCACTGGGCACAGGCGGGCGAACTGAAGAAGAAATCGTCCTCAAACTTCATAAGGTCGTCATAAAGGACGACCTTCCAGTCCCTGTATTTCATCTGGTAGGCGAACGAATCCACGAGGTCCGACTCCCTCAGAAAGGCGAGTCTGGGCTTGCGATCCTTTTTCCAGAGCAGCATTGGTTTTCTCTGGCACCTGGTCGAGTCATCGGTGACCTGCCGGAGAAACTCATCCAACTCTGCGTGGCCTCCCTCAAAGGCCGATACTAGGTCAATGTCGTTATATCCACCTTTGCTCTCTAAAACAAAATTGAAGTTGTCGGGACAAACTATATCACCAGAATAGATGTTTTTGGCGGTATGCGACAGGTGCACGTTCTGTGCTCCCCAGCGGTTTCCGCTGCCCACCGATCGCGAAAATTTTCCCCACGTCGGGTTGGAAGAAAGGATGCTGGCGAATCGCAGATTCAGGTTTTTTACAAGTTCAAGTTCTACTCTTTTGCCCTTGATTCCTGATTTTATCTTTTTCGGCTTCTTTTGAAATATATCATCCACATCAAGTTCTTCATCCATCAAAATATATAGGAATAATGAAATCAATAATCCTGATGACTACATTTTTGATGATTTTCCTTGTGTGGGAATCCAAGCAACCCGTGGCGGTCAAAAAGAACGAACCAGACCTGAGGACGAGGGTCAAAGAGATAGAGTTTCAAAAGGCGGAAGAGATATATCTCTACCACCGTAGCAGATGCGAACAACTCAGAGAGGTCCACCAGCCAAATCACAAAGACATGATGGAAGCCGAGTTGAAATTGAAACTCAGCCGTCTTGATCTGGAGCTTGCCTCAATAAACAAAGAGTTGGACTGAGGCCCGAAGCGTCCATGCCCCGAACCTCAATTTTCGTCTTCAGGCTCTTCTTCAGAAGGCCCTATGTCATTGACCGGGGCCTCGCCAGAAATAGATTCCATTTGCTGCTGGACGGCTTTCAGGACGTCCTTCAATTCGCCTTTCTCTTCTATGGCCTTCATTATTGCAACTCCACATTTCTGAAGGACGGTCAAGTTTGACCGTTCGCTGTCAGGCCAATGAGTGTGGATCGTGCGCCTGATCTGGTTGACTATGGTCTCGGCATTGCTTACCAGATGACGAGGACCCATATCCTCGGCATTGTCATTGAGGTCTTGGAGGGCACTCAGTATGTCTGAGACCCTCTGGGCAAAGAATGCTTTGCTTTCGTCAAGTATGAATTCCTTGAATTGCATGCGCTTATCTAGGGCCTTCAGGCGATATTCCATGACGCTCCGGGTCTTTTATTGATTTTTTTGGAAGGACGAACCCCTTTGCATGCTTTCTCTACGGCGGCCACAGACAGTTTTGCCTGCCTGAGTGTCTCGGAAGCCCCCGAATCGTACAATTCTTTGGGTGTATGAATATTTTGTGGCGAATATTCAACTTCCAAGTCTTCCTTGACACTTCCGTCCTTGCCGTAAATCTGATTGCTCGTCTTGGGTGCGAAATAGCATGTGAAACACATGATGGGATATGTCCTTCCGTCCACGAACGGAGAATTCTTGTGGGCCGTCGTGTACAAATCCAGTTTCTGATGACAGAGAGGACATGTCTTTTTCATAGTTTCACTTTTTGGATGTCGCGCGACACAAACCAATCGGGCCCGTAATTAACGGTCAACTGCTGTCCTGGTTCTATGTCCTTTATGGCCATTACGGCCATGAGCCTATCGTGGTAATTCATTGAGAACACGCAGTTGTTGTCATCGCTGTGATTGTACAGCATGATCCAACCGAGCACCACGGCCAACTGGCCTTCCCAAGCCACGACATAGTTCATGAGATTGTGGTCAATTTCACCGGAGGGCATGAAGACCACCGCCGGGGCTATCTCGACAAAAGTCTGATTTTTTATTGATTCTTTTGTGAAGACGCAGTGGCCCAAGTCTTCTGTCCACCCCATGAAGAGGCGACTGTCAATGAACGGGGTGTATTCGTTCATCTTCCTGTCGATCCGAATCCGCCTTCGCCGCGTTGAGTTGAAGAGAGTTCGTTCACTTCTACAAAATCAAAGTTGTAGTGTTTTTCAATAATCATCTGGGCTATTTTATCACCCTGTCTGATGTTGAACGTCTCTTCCTTGTCGGTGTTGAAAAGTATGACTCTGATCTCGCCTCGGTAGGAGGAATCCACGACTCCGGCAAGAACGTCAATCCCGTATTTGAGCGCCAGTCCGCTTCTAGGGGCAACGCGACCATAATAGCCCTCCGGTATTTCCATGGAGATGCCGGTGGATACCACGACCCTTGACAACGGCGGTATGGACTTTTCTTCTGCGCTCATCAAATCCATTCCTGCGTCGGTTGGATTTGCCCTCGTGAGCGGATTCTTGCAGGCGGATGGTGTTCTTGTGTAATTGATCTGCATTTTCAAGCCTCACACGAGGAGCAAGTGAGGATTGAACGGGCCAATTCCTGTGCCGGGTTGGCAGACCTCTGGTAATAGAAGGTCTTAATCCCCATCTCCCAACCCTCTATGAGTAGGCTGTTGACGTCCTTCGGCGACGCAGAGGGAGGGATCGTCAGGTTCAGCGACTGGGACTGGTCTATATACTTCTGTCTCTGGGCGGCTTGGATGACGATCTCCTTCTGACTAATCTCTCCGAAGGTCTTGAAAACGTCCTTTTCCTCCTTTGAGAGGAAGTCAAGGTGCTGAACTGATCCTCCCTTAATGAGGATGCTCTTCCACGTATCGTCATCGTTCCTCTCGTGTTTCTTGAGGATTTCTTTGAGATAGGGATTCTTGTAGGTGAACTTCCCCTTGGCGAGGTTCTTTACGAAGTAGTTGCTGTTGAGCGGTTCAATGCTCGGGCTGACTTGGCCGAGTATGAAGCTGCTCGAGGTCGTCGGGGCTACAGCGAGGGTCGTTACGTTCCGCCGCCCGTACCCTTTGAGCAATTCGGGCTCGCCGTATTCCTTCGCCATCTCCTCTGTGGTATTGTCGGACCTCTCCCTTATCGTCTTCCATATCTCGGAATTGAGAAGCTTCGCCTGCATGCTCTCAAACGCGATCATCTTGCTCTGGAGGTAGGAGTGCCAGCCGAGGACGCCGAGGCCGAGGGCCCGCTGTTTAATGGCGAAGTTTCTGGCGGCCTCCATGTATTTCACGCCTTCTGTCTTCCTTATGAACTCCTCGCACACGGCATCAAGGAATCTCACCATGGTCTCTACGGCATCGGTTTCCTTGATTTCGTCCCAATGTAGGAGATTAAGGCTGGACAAGACACAAACGAATGAATTGTTTTCGTCTGAAAAAAGCTGAATCTCGCTGCAGAGGTTTGAGGCCTTTATCTTGAGTTTGTTGTCCTTGTAGACCTTCGGAGCATTCTTGTTGGTCGTATCAACAAACATGATGTATGGATAGCCGGTTTCAAACCTCTTCTGGATGACTTTGGCCCATATTTTCCTCTTGTCCTTGTCGCCTTCTACGAGTTCCTTCATGAACTTATCGGTCACAGTCACGCCGATGCTCATATTCTGAATACTGTGTCCTTCGCTCCTGATCTGAAGGAATTCCTCTATGTCCGAGTGCTCTATGGGCATGTAGGCGGCGAAAGACCCTCTTCTTGCACTGCCCTGACTGATCACCTCGGCGACCTTGTCGAATATCTCCATGAAGTGGACGGCGCCGCTGCTCTCCCCACCCACGCTGATCTTGGTGCCTCGAGGGCGGAGGTCTCCGAAGAAACCACTCGTGCCTCCCCCCATCTTACTCATGATTCCTACCTCGGCAGACTTTGTCAGTATGGCCTCCATGTTGTCGGAAATGAAACTTCCGAAGCAACTGACGGGCAGGCCTCGCTTGTTGCCGAAGTTGGTCCAAACCGGCGTTGCTAGGGAATAGAATCCCCTGCTCATGTAGTTTTCAAACTTGTCGGCAAAACCCTTGATCTTGAGTATCTTCTCGGCGTTTTCTGCTATCTGCCTGATTCTCTGCTCTGGCGTCGTGTCCGGCTCCAAATAGCCTCTCTCAAGAAAGAGACGGCTGTGGGAGTTTAGCCAGTAATATTCTTTGGTCATTTTTGTCTTTCTGGGTTGGTTTTCTACTAGAGTACAGGCGGATCAAAACAACTCTTCGGCGGCGAAACTTTTTGAACGCTTTGAATACTCCACAGGTCTTGAATGAAAAAAATCTGATTGATTATTTCCCAAAACCTGCTCGTCAAACCACGTTGTTTTTGAGATTAATTCTTTGTTTACGTCAAATATTTTCTTGAATCCTATTTCTTTGAGAGACTCGTTCATTCTGTTTTTGACAAATTCCTTGAGAATTTCAGAATTAAGTTTCTCCTCGCCGTACCCATTGACAATCCACTCTATGATTTGGAGTTCATATTTGACTGCCTCGTTGGCCTCGTGAATGATCTTCTCCTTGAGTTCTTCATCAAAGAGTTCGGGGTGCTCCTTCTTGATCACGTTGATTATTTTCATCCCGATCATCGCGTGGAGATTTTCTTCTCGGCTCGTGTATTCAACTTGCTTGTTCGTGTCTTTGAGAACATTCTTGTACCTTCCGAACCAGCTTATTGTATAGAACTGGGAGAAGAGGGCGATGTTTTCCACGAAAAGCGTGAAGAGTATCAGCGAGTAAATGAACTGTTTCTTGTTGTCCGCATGGAACTTGTGAAGATGCTTCCTGAGGTAGTTGACCCTACCCTTTATGATATCCAATTCTAGTATTTCGTCAAACGCATCATCTATGCCGAGCACTTCAAGAAGACGTTCGTAGGCGTCGCCGTGGATGACCTCCGTGTTCGCCATGACGTATCCCATGTCGTTGATGCTCGGGTGGGGGAGGTTGTCGCCGAGTTTGGCCCAAAACTTCTTTACGCTGATCTCTAGTTGTCCGATCGTAGCGAGAGCACGGGTCATTATCTGCTGCTCCTGCTCTGTGAGAGACACCCTGAAGTCTTGAATGTCGCTTGAGAAACTGAATTCCTTGTCGGTCCAGAAACCATTGTGCATGGCCTCTATGAAATCTTGGGTCCACGGATATCGGTCAGGCTTCCTGCTAATCTGTTCTTCAAAAATCATTTTTTGTTTTCCTTATTGTAATAAACGACGAGGTATCTAAGATTGTTAATCAAAATTTTGCATCCGATTGATTAATAATAATTTTTTCTGCTACTTATGGCCGTGGAAACAAGTTCCCAAGCTCTTCTGCACGCATTTTCAAATGTGAATTTTTCAGAACAAAATTTCAAAAGTCTAGCGGCCATGTCGTTCAGCAATTCTTGATTGTTGTCCGCCCACTCGTATTTTTCAAATATATCGCCCATGTCGTGTCTCACCGGCACATGTAGATTTTGCTCCAAAATGAGCGTGTCGCTCCAGGCCAGAATTGGTCGTTCTGCTATAAACAGTGGCCTGTTGCAGAAAGGCAGCATTTTCAATCTCCCACTACATCCTGTTCCAGAAAGGTCAATAAGATATTTGTAGCCGCAGAAGTCTTTCATGGGAGTGAATTTAGTGGGGGTTCTGCCGTGGTTCGTCCACCACATTGAATCTCCAGCGAATTTGTCGGGATGAGTCTTGCAGAGTTCCACGTATTTGATTCTCTGGGGGACTCCTTGCAGGTTGCCCTTCCAGAACATTCTTTGATCCTTGATGTTCTTCGGATCATTGTTTTCAACTATTTCGCGAATGAAACTATCAAAATTCACGAGGCCTATGTGCCACCAGTTTCCGAATATGTAATCAGGAAACAACTTTTGGTCTCTACCGAAAGAAGAAGTGTCAAACTCAATGAAATTAGACGCGTTCTCTTTTGGACTATCCTTAGTGGGTCCGTCGGCCGTATTTATTCTTATGGTATAAGTCTGGTTCAATTCGCCCGACTCTTGGAGCATCTCAAAAACCCTGGTCATTATTTTGAGAAGACCTGCGTTTCTGCACTCCCACATAGACTTGGTCATGAAGGAAAGGCTGTCGGGCGATATTGAAAATTCAACGTAGTTCATTTCTTGTCCTTCATGGTTGTGAATCCTTTTCTCTTTTCAAGACTTATCAATTCACACCCATCCAGCATTTCAAGTAGATTTTGATCGTGCGTTGTTATGAACACTTGTCTATCTTTAGCAAGCTCCGAGATCATATTGTATACCCCAACCACCCCAATTTGGTCAATGTTGGTTGTGACCTCGTCCAAGAAAACTAGACTTGGACACATGCCTGAATTCAACATCATGACGTGAGCGAACGCTTGGGACACGGCCAAGTTCAATCTTCTTCTTTCTCCGCCGCTCATCGCATAATAAACGAATGGGTCGCCATCACTAGGGCTTCGTTGTATCTTCTCCTCCAGCTCATTGTCGAATTCCAATTTTATTTTACCATCTATCAAAAACTGAAGCCAGTAGGAGACCCTAGAATTTAATGCCGGTATGATTCCTTCTATCACGAACTTTCTTATTCCTGTGTCGCCGAAAGCGGTTGTCCAGAACTCGTAATAGGGAAGTTCCTTTTCAAGCGAATCCAGCTCTAGTCCTTTGTTCTCAAATTCCTCCAACTTGGATTTGATCTCCGAAGAAAGGGAATCAATCATTGGCCTGAAAGGGGTCTGACCCTCCAATTCTGATTTCTTTGACTCGGCCTGCTCCTTCAATCCATCAATCTGCTGTTCAAGGAGTTTGTTCTTAACATCATCAGATTGGGGCTTTTCAATCTTGTTGAGTTCCGAGAGTTCTTTTCTTTTTTCCGAAAGTTCTCTTGAAGTCTTGAGCATATTGTTCTTGGCAGAATCCAGGCCGACCGATATCTTGGACAGAGTCTCGTTCAAATCCTTAAGCCGGCTCTCTGATTTTATTTTTTCGGCTCGCTCCGAATCGCACTTCTCCTTCGTCTCCTTCGTCTTGGCGAGCAGTTGTTTTGTGTATTTTCCGTAATTATCTTTTGAGACAGTGCCAAAGCATAGTTTGCATGTGGCGCCTTCGTTCTTTTCAAGTCTGGAGATTTCTTTTTCATCGTCAGAAATCTGGACTTCCAGGCCCTTTATCAAAGACTCAGACTTAGATATCAATATTTGAAGTTCATTCTGCTTTTGTTTGTTTGAAGAAAACTTCTCTTGAGCCAGATCAAGAATCTCCTGTATCTTTATCTGTTTGCCTTCTGATTCTGGTATTTCGTTATTGAGTTCGGCTATTCTTTCTTGGGCTGATCTATATCTTGAGGACTCCGCTCCGTCCGAGGTAGATTCAAGTTGTGATTTTATTTCTTTAATTCTAGCGATTAGGTCCTTGAGTTCTCCCTTTCTCTGTTCTGTCCATTTTTCCTCTTGTTCAATCGCCATCTTGAGTCTTGAACGCGAAACTTCCAACTCTTGTCTGGCGGTTTCGTGGGATTGTTGGGCGAGTTTTATGGCATCCTTTTTGTCTTTCCTGAGGTTTTTTGCCCTTTCGGCGAAGTTCTTGTATTTGTCCAAGGAAAGAAGATTTTCAACTATCTCTCGCTTGCTCGCCGCATCGCATTCAAGAAAGCTGCCAGTGTTGTTATCGGTGAATACGACAACGTTCACGAAAGTTTCGTAGTTGAGGCCGAGTTTATCTTCGAGTAACTTTTGAGTCGCCGGCTGTCCTCCGAGGCTTATTTCAGTGCTGTCGTCCCACGTCCCTTCTGCGCTCTCCCATAATCTCAGGGAATCGGGCTTTCTGGTTCTTACCGCCCTGAAGTTCCCCCACCTTACCTCCGTCTTGAGACCCTTTCCGATTTGATTATTTATAACGTCCTTGTGATTGACTTTTTTGGGGTGTTTTATAGTCTTGCCGAAAAGGGTGTAGACTATGATTTCTGGGATGCTGCTTTTTCCAACTCCGTTGCTTGCGACCCTTGAGTCGCTGTCCACGACGTCAAAATTGCTTCCCCTGACGAGGACTATGTTCCCGTAATTGGAGAAATCCAACTCAAAGCCTTCGGGGCCGAAGCAAAGAAAATTCTGGGCTTGGACGTACTTGATGTCAAGACTTTTCACGATTCAACTCTCTGGCATATTTCTGAGCCTATCTTGATGAGGAATTTTTTGTCTAAACCCTCTACGTTAGCCTGCTCCACATAACGCTCCAGCATCTCTTCCTCCTTGTAGAGTATGGCTTTTGCGTCCTTGATCATATGATCTTCTTTTTTTTGCGATTGCTTGATTTCAAGCGTGGCGACCTTGGAACCTTCGGTGAGCCGTTGGCGGATGTCGGACATCTGCTTGTCTGCTAGGTCACTGACTTCAAGCCGAACGAACTGTCCTTCAAGTTCATGGTCGGAAATTTCATCCTCGTTCAAGATATAGTGCTTCGGACTAAAGGTGTTTTTGACGTATTCTTTTTCGTCAGATTCCGTGTCATATATGATTAGATGCTTGTCTTGGAAGGCCTCTCCGAAGCTCAATTGCAGTGGCGATCCGACGTATTCCACCTTCTCGTTCAATTTCTGGGCTGCGTGATAGTGACCCAGAAAAACTCTATCCCAAGAATCAAATATCTCGGGGCCGACCCTGACCATGTCTCCATCGTGCTCTATCGCCACATCACTGGTGGTGTTGTATCGCACGTTCCATATCGCGCCGTCAACGGACACATGGCCTCCGAGTATCTTTTGATTCTTTGGATTTTTGCTATTCCACTCTTGATCTATCTTTTTCAAATCCTCAATTGGATTATGTGTGTAAGGAAGCATTGCAAAAAAGAATTTTTCTTCCTTGTCAGATAGAACTTCTACGGAAGGCGAGTTCACAATTCTGACCCCCGGAAGATTTCTGAGCGGGTTGACGCTTGAGACATCCAATTTTTGGTAGTGCCACAGGTCGTGGTTTCCAAGCAAAAGAGTCAGATTTAATTCGTTTCCGCAGAGGTGTTCTTCAAATATTTCAAAAGTCTTTTGGTAGGTCAACACGTCTATTTTTTGGCGATCATGAAAGAGATCCCCCAAAAAGACTATATTTTTGATCTTTTTTTCCAATGCGGTCCTGAACGTCCAGTCAAGGGTTTGGATACAATGATCAAGCCGTTCGGCCGATTTCTTGTGAGGGTGGATGTGAATGTCGCTGAAAATGATTATTTTCATGGATTTTAGCATGATCTTACCAAGACACGCCCAAGCAGTCCATAGATGTTCGTATCAATATTTTAGAATTGAACAATAAATATGAATATCATGAAACTAGTCATAAATTCAAATGTGAATTACGAAAAACCACTTCGCAAATTGTTTTTGTCCTTGCGTGGAGCGGGATTCAGGGATTACAAGAACATAATCGTTGTGAGGGGCCAATCAGAGTCTGACGAGGAGCCCAAAAAGGTCAAAATTTCCAAGGTTGTGAAATTGGGCATTCGTGATGAACTGACGTTAATCAACATGCGTTTGAATAACTTTGACTACACTGGGTATCATGCCCTGAATGTTTATAAAGAACACCCCCTCGTGAGTTCAGACTGGTATATGTACATTTTGGACACCGTTACGGTGAACAGCCTATTCGTGTCGTTCATCAATTCGGCATGCCCTGATCCGGATGAGTTGATGATCACCATGCGTCCTCATTCAAACATATGTGCATTTGGCAGTGAGGTGATAAAGAACTACGGAAACAATTTCGGCACGCCGTTGACAAAGGACGAGGCAATAAGACTTGAGTTTGATTCGCCGATAGAAAAAAACGTAGCGAGCATATCAAGGTTCGGAAGAATAACTCAGATGAATACGAGATATTTGGTAGGAGAGGCCGACATATATGGAACGGGACATCCAAGAAAAAATCTTTATTACCCAGACTTCGGATTGAGCAAATGGATATTCTGGGGGAGGACTGGTGATATCTTGGGAGACGTCCAAGAGAACAAAGTGTGGACGAGCGACGAGATCGCCAGATTCAAAAAAGAAAACAAGCCCGAATCATTTTTTTAACGATTTGCTCAAAGCGGTCCAGACGTCAGAACTTTTTATCTTTTGAACCGTCGTTCCGCCTGGTTGCGGCGAACTGGGATCGCCTGGGGCCGATGGCGCTCCTATGGAAGGTCCTCCCATGGGCGGTCCTCCCAAGCCCATAGGCGGACCACCGCCCCCTAAGCCTGGCGGAGGGCCGCTGCCAAATCCGGGGATGCTCGGCCCTCCCGGAGGTGGGCCTGGTGGGGGTGGTGGCTTTCCTCCACTTGGTGGAGGAGCCGGTGGAGTCGCTTCTAATATAAGGAATTGGTGAAAAGTAAGCACGAATTATATAGCCCAGATAATAGATATATTTGTATGCAACAAGGAGTGTTTAAATGGACGCAAAGGATTTGATGACCTTTATTGTTACCCTTTTCGTTCCGCCTCTCGGGGTGGCTCTGAAATCGGGATTCGGAACTCATTTTTGGGTGAATCTGGCTCTTACGGTGTTCGGTTTTTACATTGCGGGGATGGTTCACGGCGTTTACGTCGTGCTCAAGGACTAAAAATTAATTTGCGGAATCCTTGATATCACCAAATTCCAGTTCGTCGAAACCCATTTCTTGAATGTTTCTTCGGCCTTTTTGGGGCCGACCTCATCGGTTTTGCCTTTGGTCTGAAACTCTATCTCGTGGGTTGTTTCGTGTATTATGGTGCTAGCTATTTCCAGAACGGCTTCTTTTGTGTCGCCAAACTCCCTGACTATCTTTTGTACGTTCACGTGAATCACGTCACTAGGGGCGAGCTGTCTTTCATCTATATCTGGAATGTATTGTTTTATAACTGAATTTGGTATTCTTTGTAAGTTTTGCTGTTGTGCAGCGGAATGGCCGAATTTGAACCTTATTTTATTAGAAGCGGCAGGACCTATGATTTTTTTGTTTTCTGAAGAGTTGTATAGCCCATAAACTCCGGAATATAGGGGTGCAATGGTACTTATGTTGTTCAAAAGCTTCTGTCCTGTTGATTTGGAGTACAACTGGACCAGTTTTATTGCATACTTTGCCTTGTCGTACAACTGGTCTATTCTGCTTTCCACATTTTCTGTTCCGAGGGTGGAATTCTCCCCGAGCCATGATTTGAAATGTCCCATTTGAATTATATATAATCGGGAGAAAAAAATGGACATTTCGTATTTTTCAATGTGGCTTTTTCCTTTGTTGTTTATTTTTTCTTTGGTTGCTATTTTTTTGCACAACAAACGAAAATCCGAGACTTTGCAGTCTCAATTCGTAGTCACAGGTTGCCTTCTAATGATTTTTTATACCGTGTGTTTTCTTTCTGGAATATGCACGATTCTTAATTTCTTATGGCGATGGGTATTATGAAAAATTTGAATCTTCTCATACGCGGGCATATAAGAAATTCTTTTGATGATGACAAATTCATCAATCTTATACGTGCGTTCTCAGAAAGCTACAAACTAGATATATTCATACACACTTGGAACATAGTCCAGAACAACATAAGTTGGCGTCACGTTCCCGAAATAAAAAATGACGTCAGTGAGGAACATATTCGTTTGTACTTTAAGGAGTTTGAAAAAAACATAAAGTCAATCCAGATAGATGACGACAGCAAGATAGAACATCGCGGAAATACTTCGGGAAACATAGGTTTTACTCCGTGTCCCGTTCTTGCGTGGAAAAATATGTATTATGGTAAAATGCGTCTAGTGGATAGAGTGGCAGAAAAAGTTAATGGAAACGAAGTGGCAGTACAGACTAGATTTGATCTCCTTTCAAATAGTTTCAGTCCAGAAGTGCATGATGTAATAAGATTTTTGAAGGAAAATTATGATTCAATAGCTGAAGGCGACAACCAAGAAAAATTAAGGTTCATATGGATGCATCCATTCATAGGTATTGACAACATATACATGGCTTCAATAAGAAACATGCAGAAATTCGTAAGATACATGTATTTTGACATGGACAGAATACTAGAATTTCACAAAGAAACACGTCATCAAGAACACATAAGCTTTCACGAAAGGTTTTCGCCGTTCATAAATACACATCATAGTCTAGGCGAATGATCCTGTGGGTGGCTTTTGAACCGCCACCGAGGAATGGACCGGAATATTCGTTATCGTTCTTTTTGTAAAGTACGCATGTTGGTTTGCCAACATCATCATAAAAAGTTATTGAATCTCCAGAGGCAGACCAGAACGTCTCGTTGTGATGATGGTACATTCCGATCTTGCCGTCCTCTCTCAATTTTATGGTTCCATAGTGCCTATTGCCGTCGGAACCACCCCAGAAACTGTAACAGTTGTGGGGTCTTTTGGATTCGGATTTGTCCATATTGAAGATGTAATACCATAGTCTTTCGCAATAGTGTCCGCACTCAGGATTGATTGTGGCAAGTTCTTTTTGTATGAGATTTATGTATCTTGAAATATTTGATTCAAGAATAAGTTTCACAGATACTCCGAAGCAGCCGTTCCAGAATATGGGCAAAGATGTTGACATTCCGGCCCTCACGTGTTTTTCGCACCATTCTTTGACGTTGCAATTTGCCGAACTTGTTTCTCCCGCCCAACTGGGACATCTTCCCGCATTCAAGAAGTCGTAGGGATTTGACATCCTGTAGTTGTACGTGTAGTCAAGATTTTCTTCGGCCACAGCATCAATCCACCTCATTATGTTTTCTGCGTCCATTCCGTGTGGACTTCCTTGTACAAAAAAAATGAAATCCGAAGATTCTTTGGACTTCAACTCGTCCCAACGATTGACGCAGTGCCAGATGTACGTGTGAGATTCCCTTCCGACGTTCGTCAGATAAGAATGACACGTTTTTTCCATTGAAGAGAGATCGGGCTCTTGTTCGCTTTTTGTGTAGACAAATACATTTCCCAAAAGATTGTGTTTCAATCTCCGGACCCAGTCAATATTTTCTTTGTAGTGGGCGACTACCACGTCAAATTTCATGATGAAAACCCGCCTGATTTTGTTTGATGACTATAATATAGTTGAAAAAAGAGCCGTTTTTTGCTATGATGAAAGTATGAAGGAAACCGTTCTCCGAATACAGAATTGCTATTCTTGGCTTTATTGCGATAAGTCAGATGTTTTGAGCGTACTTCACGAGAACATGCGGTTCAGAGAGAGGGGCTACTTCCACAGCCGTCTCTACAAACAGAAGCTCTGGGACGGGTACACCGAGTTCTTCAGCAAAAAGACGGGAAGGTTCCTCACCGGCCTGCTGCCTGAAGTGAAGGCAGCACTCACTCACATAGGCGAGGAGTACAGGATTCTTGATGAGCGGGGCGAATTTGATTTCAAATTCAATGAAATTGACGAGGATTTCCTCGGCAATGGCATAAAACTATACGATTACCAGGTTGACTTGACAAATGCGCTGATAAAGCACAAGAGGGGCGTCATATGTGCGCCCACTGCGGCCGGTAAAGCACAGCCGCTTGATTCTCTGGTGGCGACTCCGGATGGATTTGTCCGTATGGGGGACATAAAAGCAGGCGACTTTGTATTGACTCCCAAAGGCAAGAAGACCAAAGTTTTGGGAGTTTTTCCCCAAGGATTGAAGAAAGTTTACAAAATGCAATTCTCCAACGGAGACAGCGTGGAATGCTGTGGTGAGCATCTCTGGAAGGTGAATGCCACATATGATCAGTGGATGGGCAAGGTATTAAATACCAACGAGATACGGAGAAGGGTCAAATGTCCGAACGGAGCAAACAGATACAACATTGAGACGCCAAAAAACATCAGCTTCAGAAAAAGAAAAGTCACATTAGATCCTTATTTCATGGGTCTTCTCCTTGGAGATGGTTCATTTAGGTGTCCGGGGGCGGTCACGATATCAAGTTCCGATGAAGAAATCATAGAATATGTGTCCTCATCTTTGTCGGACGGATACAGTCTGTTTTCGTGTGGCAAATTTGACTACAGAATTTCTTGTGGAAGAAGGGGCAAAGGAACTCCCAAGAACCCCTATGTGGAGTCCATAAAGAAAATGAGACTTTATGGACTCCACTCATGGAACAAATTCATACCCAAGGAGTACATGATCAATGATTTCAATACAAGACTTGCTGTGCTTCAAGGACTAATGGACACGGATGGTTATATTGATAAAAAAGGCGGAATTTCATTTGTCAGTACTTCAAAGAAATTGACCGATGACTTGGCTTGGATTGTAAGAAGTCTTGGGGGAATTCCATATGTGTCAAAGACAATAAAGAGCTACACGTATAAGTCTGTGAAAAAACAAGGGAGGCTTGCGTTTTTGGTGAACTTCTCTTTGCCTGAGGGGATTTGTCCATTTAGACTTTCTCGCAAAAAAAACAGATTCAAGACAAAAAGAAGGCAACTCAAGAATAGAACCATCTGCGGCGTCAAATATGTCGGCAAGAAAGAATGCCAATGCATATTGGTAGAGGATGAGGATCACCTCTATATCACCGACAACTTTGTGGTTACCCACAACACCAACATAATGGTCTCCATTCTCAAGGCCTTGCCTAGCGGATGCCCAACGCTCGTGCTTGCCAACAAGAAGAGCCTTGTGGAGCAGAACTACGAGGAGATCGTCAAGTGGGGGTTTCAGAATGTAGGAAGGCTCTATGGCAAATATAAGGATCCCGGCGTCATAACCTGTGCCACTGTTCAGTCGCTACACAAGATGGAACCTCTCCTTGACAAGGTCAAGGTTCTGGTTGTCGATGAGATACACGAGAACATGAGCAAGGAGCCCAAGAAGTACTTCAACAAGATGAAGAGTTGCTCGGTCAGGGCAGCCGTGAGCGCTACTCCCTTCAAGTTCGGCGGAAAAGACCTATGCCAAAAGTGGCTCGTGAAGGGCTACTTCGGACCCTCCCTCAAGTCCAAGAGTGCCGGAGGGGTTCTCACGACAAGCCATCTGCAGGAACGGGGGATGCTCTCAAAGAGCAGGTGCATTTTCTACCCGGTGAGGGAGCCGGATCTCAAATATGAGATATACATGGATGCGGTGACGCGTGGAATAGCCGAGAACTGGCATTTCCACGAGATGATTAAGAACCTCGTCTCAAGGCTTGAGGGAAGGACGCTGATCCTTGTGGAGAGGATAGCCCAGGGGGACTCGCTTGCCTCTTTGATTCCGGGATCATTGTGGGTCCAAGGCAAAGACGACCTAGAGACAAGGAAAATGGTAATAGACAAGCTCAAGACCTCTAAAGAGCGGGTGGTTTCTATAGGAACACAGCAAATTTTCACGGCAGGAATCAATGTGATGACTCACAATGTCATAAACGCTGCTGGCGGTCAAGCCGACCACCACATCATACAGAGAGTGGGAAGAGGATTGAGAACGGCCGACGACAAGGACATCCTGAATTACTACGACTTCGTGTTTCATAATAACGACTATCTTCTGGAGCACAGCAAGAAAAGGATCAAAATACTAAAGAAAGAAGGGCATGAAATAATAATAAAAGACGATATTGACTTCTAGTTGTCTCCTATATCTTTTATCAGTTCGGAAATCTTTATTCCGTCGCTTATTTTTTTGACTATTGATCCGTAACTTCCCATGCCGTCATTGGTTTTTTTCACCACGCCGAGGTTCTTCAGATTCTTGATTATATCCGGTCCGAAATCCTTTGTGTTTTTGCCGAGTAGGTAGTTTCTCTCATCAGACGTAAGTTCACCTCCGGAGTTCAGTACTCCTAGGATGGCGTCGGAAACCTCTTTTCTTTCCATCCATGTCAAAAAACGCATGAAACATGACCTCCAGAACTATATATCCATCATGGGAACTTTCAAAGAATGGCTTATAAACGAGAAGTCCGACATCTTCGGATTTGAAAAACCTAGAGGGAAACAAACGCCCGAAGACTCGTATGACGGGCCAATAATACCCATAAAGCCAGAAATTTTGATAGAGACCATGATGAAAGAGACCCTGCGGGGCCAAGAGCCGTTCTCGGCCTTTGCTGATCAAATTCAATGGGGAAGAACTACAGGAGCCATGAGGATGGTCATAAGTCCTCTTGGGTCGTTCAAGAGCATAATAAGAAAGATGCAACTTGATTTGGAAGGAAAAGAAACATGGGTTTGCAAGTCAATAATTCCCTACAAAGATTTGATGCACGCCAACAAGAAGTTTGACGAGAACTTCGCCATGGACCTTTTTGAAAAGATTGAACAGATAGGATCACTTCAAATAGACACTCCCCAAGCCGAATACAAGGGACTCAGGAATTTGACTGTATCTTTGGCCTCGCGCTGTAGGAGAAAAGACATCATGCCGGAGATATTCATATTCTCTGGAGTCAAGGAGATCAAAAAGGACGAGAATTATCTTATTGAGTTTGATTTGCGAGGACAGGGAGTTGAAGCCCCCGGATCGGCAAGAGTAGAGCGTTTCGTCATAGACATGAGCTACAATCCCAAGACCGGAATGATCAAGAGTTTCGGACATGACATACAGTCCCCCACGAGGGGTCACGTTTGGTATCCTCAGCCTTCGGAGTGGGAAGAACTTTTCTCTAATGGACAAGATGCCAAGGAAATAGTAGAGACAATAGGAGCGGCATTGAGCACGTATTGAATATGGGATTCAGACAATGGCTTGAAGTGATGGGATCGGTCGGAGCAATAGTATCTTGCAAGGATTTGAAGAATCCTAATTTTCAAATACAAGGGGCACTTTCAAATCTTGGGTGCGTGAAGAAAGAAAAGACGGCGAAGATGCGATTCGGAGGAAAGAAGTGAAAAAAGACACGTCCAACCAAACGAACTTAAAAAATGCTATAGTGGACATAGCAAAAAGCCTAGAGTCTGTATTCAAGAAGTACAGCAGACAAACTCGATCCAAGGCGTGGGAAAAAGTTACAGGAAAAGATGGAGAGAAGGAGATGAAGAAGATAATCAATGATCCATCAAGGCCGATAAATACATTCCAAAAATTGGCCACCCAAAAGGAGTCAAGCCAAATCGGAATCAAGGTGTGGTTGGACGACGTTCGTCCCGTTCCGGAAGGATTTGATTTGTGGGTTAAAAATTCCAAAGAGGCAATTGAAGCTTTGAAAAAAGGAGGAGTTTCTTTGATATCCTTGGATCACGATCTCGGAGAAGAGTCCGGTACGGGCTATGACGTGGCCAAGTTCATAGAAGAGATGGCTTTCAGAGGCGATATGAGTCCTATGGAAATAAGGGTTCATTCTGCAAACCCGGTCGGAGCAATGAATATGATGAGATGCGTGAAAAACGCCAGAAAGTTCTGGGCTGTTTAGATTTCAACCAGACCGGGAAATCTCTGGCCGTTTTCGTCCTTCAGCGCCACAAGGTAGGCATAGACGACTGGGATGTTATTGTCCTTCCACCATTTGCTCGGATATCCCGTCTCCAGCCTGTAGTTCTGGAATCTTGTCTTGGTGTTTCTGATGTATCTCGCTTGATTGCGTCGGGTGTAGTACCAGAAACTGTTTTGGTTCCAGAATGAAACATGGGTGGGGTCTTGAAAAGCTCCCCTTCCGTCGGTGGAAGGAACTTCTATGAATGCCCATCCGCCATGAGCAAGAACCCTGTGGATTTCGCTCATGGTTCGAATTGGATCCTTGAGATGCTCTATTACGTGGCTGGCGTTGACCACATAGCAGGAATTGTCTTCCATGGGTATGCCCTCGTTAAGATCGCACTTTATTTCTCCGTCCTGTTGATCTATGGTCGTGTATCCAGGTCTTCCGTCTATGCCGCCCCCTATGTCTATCATTTTCAATCCTTTGATCTGGGCGTCTCTCTCGGCGAGTTTCTGTGCCCATTTGTTCCGCATCTGCAGGGTGTTTTTTTGTATTTCGGCGCTTCTTTCCAACCATGTATTTTTGCCGTATATCCTGTAGACGTACAGAGGCTCATTCACATGCAGAAATTTGGTTTCCAAGTAGGTTTTAATCATTAGGTCCTGATCATCTAGGACATGGAGATTTGGATCATGACCTCCTATTTTTTTGTAAATTGATTTTCTCCAAGACCTGACGTGGTCGGGAGAATACCATATGAATGACAATGAATGACTTGTGGGTTGAAACGATCTTGGCACCCACAATTCTTTTTCTCTGAACTTGAATTTATAATGTTTCCAACCATTGTCTGAGGAATACGGGATGAATTTATCTTCGTGGTGAAATTTTGCATTGTCGGAGAATACGAATCCGACATCATTGTTCTTTTCATATTTCTCACTCAATACTTGGAGACAATTCTCCAGAAGTATGTCGTCATGGTCCACCTCAACAAGCACGTCCCCGACGCCTAATGAAAATGCCTTGTTCTTGTGGTAGCCCACATTTTCATTTTTTGAATTGTCGGTGTATATTTTTACTCTTTCGTCATACTTTAAAAAAGAAAGGTGGTCCAACGAAGCAGACCCATTGATCCATATAACCCACTCCCAATTGCTATAAGTTTGATTTTTTATTGAATCATACAATTCAATTATATAGTCGGTGTTCTTGTGTGTGGGGGTTATTAGTGAAAATTTTATACTCACATAAACATTATAGCATAGACAAAATCATTTGTGAACCATGTATTCAAAGTACTTCAATCGGATATTACGGTTATGGTTTCGTAAGTCACCATTAATTGTCCACCTTGACAAGAAACATCGGTAACCACCTGTATTGTTGTGGTGTTTCCAGGTGGTCCTTGATCACCTTGTATGCCCTGTGCTCCATCGCCCTGATGGCCTTGGTCGCCCTGATGGCCTTGGTCGCCCTGATGGCCTTGGTCGCCCTGATGGCCTTGGTCGCCTTGATCGCCTTGATGGCCTTGATCGCCTTGGTCGCCTTGATGTCCTTGGTCTCCACTTGAACCTTGGTCTCCACTTGAACCTTGGTCGCCTTGATGGCCTTGGTCGCCTTGATGGCCTTGGTCGCCTTGATGTCCTTGGTCGCCTTGATGTCCTTGGTCGCCTTGATGGCCTTGGTCGCCTTGATGGCCTTGGTCGCCTTGATGTCCTTGGTCGCCTTGATGTCCTTGGTCGCCTTGATGTCCTTGGTCGCCTTGATGGCCTTGGTCGCCTTGATGGCCTTGGTCGCCTTGATGGCCTTGGTCGCCCTGATATCCTGTTCCTTGGTCTCCCTGTGGACCCTCCGATCCTTGTGGGCCTAATTGGCCTTCAATCCCAGGAATGCCTTGATGCCCTTGTTCACCCTTATATCCTTGGTCACCTTGTGATCCTTGATCACCTTGTGAGCCTTGATCACCCTGTGAACCTTGGTCTCCACTTGAACCTTGTTCGCCTTGTGAACCTTGTTCGCCTTGTGGACCTTGCTCGCCTTGTGAACCTTGAGCTCCGTCTGGTGGTCCTTGGGGACCTATATCGCCTTGGTCACCTTGATGTCCTTGGTCACCTTGATGGCCTTGATCTCCCTGATAGCCTTGATCTCCCTGATAGCCTTGATCTCCCTGATGGCCTTGATCGCCTTGGTCACCTTGTGAGCCTTGGTCACCTTGTGAGCCTTGGTCACCTTGTGAGCCTTGGTCACCTTGTGAACCTTGGTCACCTTGCGAACCTTGAGCTCCGTCTGGTGGTCCTTGGGGACCTATATCACCTTGATGTCCTTGGTCACCCTGTGAACCTTGGTCACCCTGTGAACCTTGGTCACCCTGTGAACCTTGGTCACCCTGTGAACCTTGGTCACCCTGTGAACCTTGGTCACCTTGTGAACCTTGGTCACCTTGTGAACCTTGGTCACCTTGTGAACCTTGGTCACCTTGTGAACCTTGGTCACCTTGTGAACCTTGGTCACCTTGTGAACCTTGGTCACCTTGTGAACCTTGGTCACCCTGATGTCCTTGGTCACCCTGATGTCCTTGATCGCCCTGATGTCCTTGATCGCCCTGATGTCCTTGGTCACCCTGTGAACCTTGGTCACCCTGTGAACCTTGGTCACCCTGTGAACCTTGGTCACCCTGTGAACCTTGGTCACCCTGATGTCCTTGGTCACCCTGATGTCCTTGGTCACCCTGATGTCCTTGATCGCCCTGATGTCCTTGATCGCCCTGATGTCCTTGGTCGCCCTGATGTCCTTGATCGCCCTGATGTCCTTGGTCACCTTGATGTCCTTGATCGCCCTGATATCCTTGATCGCCCTGATATCCTTGATCGCCCTGATATCCTTGGTCACCCTGATGTCCTTGATCGCCCTGATGTCCTTGATCGCCCTGATGTCCTTGATCGCCCTGATATCCTTGATCGCCCTGATATCCTTGGTCACCTTGATATCCTTGATCGCCCTGATATCCTTGGTCACCTTGATGTCCTTGGTCGCCTTGATGGCCTGCTCCCTGATATCCTTGGTCACCTTGATGTCCTTGGTCACCTTGATGTCCTTGGTCACCTTGATGTCCTTGGTCACCTTGATGTCCTTGGTCACCCTGTGAACCTTGGTCACCCTGTGAACCTTGGTCACCCTGTGAACCTTGGTCGCCCTGATGTCCTTGGTCGCCCTGATGTCCTTGGTCGCCCTGATGTCCTTGGTCGCCCTGATGTCCTTGATGGCCCTGATGGCCCTGATGTCCTTGAGGGGCTGGGGGTAATAATTCAATTATTTCGGTTACCGTAACGCAGTTAGCCATATGATTCCTTATCTAGTTCAACCCCAAACTATTATTTTGCCAGCAAAGGGCTGGAGAGGGCCTGTTATATTGTCGTCTATTTTAGAGCAGCAGTTTCCGGCGGCCGCTCGCCCCGCTGCTCGCTCCGCTGCGTCAAGTTCTCCATCGCCGTTCGCGTCGAATCTGCTCGTTCCATCCCAAGGAGGATCTATGCAGTCAACACAGCCACAACATTTTTCAGAGCAATCTTCAGGGTTGTCATATAGTCCGGTGTCGCAAACTGGTTCCGTTTGGTTTGTGAATGTCCAAGGTTTTGGATATTGCCATCTGTCATAAAATGATTTTTTTTGGCAATAAAACGACGTCTGAAGGCACTCCCAGCAATCCAGTCGGCAGTTTTCCTCCTTGTATTCTGCTACTCCCGCTCCATCTGGAAACCACATTCCGCCGAGAAGGGCACAATCTATTGCGCTAAGAACCGATTGCTGCGTATAGCAGTCAAGGAGACAAACCCCCGGCGAGCAGAAAAATGGATCGCACTCGTCAACTCTAATCCCGGAAGGCTGATCCACACATAGTTCTTCGCATCCTGTTTGTGTGCAAAAGAATCCATATTCGCATGGAGGAGGTTTATCTTCCAAAGTAAATAACGAAAGAGGAATAGAAAAATCAGAATATAGACAATGCCTTACGTAACTACTGCAGGAGCTTGATGATTCCGAACTACTACTGCTGTTGCAACTTCCGTATATTTGTTCGTATGGAACATAGGTACAATTTTCAAAATCGGGGAAATAAAACGTAGTGCCTATCGCATTGCCGTTCGGACACATCACTGCTTCTGGTGGCGGCGGGGGCGGAAGGCAGGACGTAGACGAGGCCGGTTCGTCGGCACATTCAATATGAATCATCTTTTGGCCCGATGATCCAGAACTGCTAGGTGACAATTCTATATCAATAACCGTTATTACTGGGAAGCAAGGTGCTGCAGAACTACTACTGCTAATGGAAGAACTGCTGCTGGAGGCACAACTGTAACATTGGCTCTTTGAATAGTATGGGCCGCCGCATATTTCATGAAGATTAGAGTCATAATCTTCAAGTGGTATACAATATATTACATCCCCCACTTCTGGGATATATGTTATCAATTCATTGCTAGGAGTCGGGAAATATGAACTCGGCCCAGACGATGCGACTTGCGAGGTCACTTTCGTCAAATCATTTCTCTTCAAAAAATTCACATTGAAATTTGCCGTGTATACGGCCGTGCCAACCACTATGCGAAAATCATCTATGTTCCCGAGCAATGAAACCGTTGATCCGAATCCGCTTGTGCCTATCAAGAATTTTCCCGAGTCAAAATTTATGCTGCATGGTGCCGATGCCTGATACAACCCGGACACATACAGAGTTATTTCTCCGGATTTTCTGACTATCGCAACATGATTCCATTCATTTTTGACTAGAGACAAAAAAGTCCACAAAATTGCATTGTTGTAATTATCTGATAGTCTTAGTCCTCCTGACAAGTTGTATGGACCAAGAGTCAGTCCTGATCCCGTAAGATCACCCGCTCTTTTACCTGATGTGAAGATTGAATTGACTGGGTATTCTAGCGGCTTGATCCAAAACTCTATGGTAAAGTCATCTTTCCCGAGAGCCAATTTATTGCTTTCGAGACTAAGATTTGAATTTTTTCCAGTGAAGTACGCACTGTAAGATCCGAACTTGCTGTCTGTTTTTGTTATTCTTACATTCTTTGATTTTATTACAATTTCGTTGATTGAAGAGTCTACTATTTTGTATTCGCTGATCGGCGGCATGAAGCGATTCTTGTATCTTGATATACCTTTTGTTATTCTGAACTCGTCTACATAGCCATTCAAATTGGGCCCGCTGCTCCATCTATTTACGGACCCTCCTATTGATAGTCTGCATCTTTTAACTGGATTTAGATCATCAACTAATGGGTGGCATCTTTCTGTGCTGGGGCCGACGGGTTTTCCTTCCACATAAAGAGTTCTAATGTTTTTTTCTTTAACAAGCGCGATGTGAAACCATTTGTTCAAAGAAACAGTCCCCACAGGAGAGGTTATCACATCACGTGTGGCGAATCCTGATGTTGGGATGGTTGGGATGGGGGTTCCCACCGTCAGAACTCCACTTCCGTCATTAGAAACCATGAGAAACCACGATGATTCAAAATTTTCAAAAGCCCATATTCTTGCCTTTAGGTCCCCTGATCCGGACCAATCATTCAGATAAACGAAGCATTCTATCGTGTAATCTCCGTCTTCCAGATCAAAAAGTTCATTGTCATCAAAATAAATCCTGTCGTAGTCTCCGTTGAAAAGTACGCTAGAAGTTCCGAATTTGCTTTTGAATGTGGTGATTGCGGTTGACCCTAGGGCGACCGATTGGAGGCCATTGGCAGAATCAATGAAGTCGGTGCTTCCTTCCGGCCCTTCAAAATGAAGAAGAAGAGAATCAATGTGGGTTGTAGCCTTGAAAGGCTTTGTGGGAGGAGTGAAATTTGATGTGTACGCCAGTATTTTTGCGATTCTCAACTCATCTATTATCACATTTCCGAATCCGAACCATTCTTTATTTCCGCTAATGTTAACTAACCAAGAAATCGCACCTATGTTGATTTTATATCTATAGGCACTGGGCGCCATGGGCTGCGACGTGGCTGATACCGAAATCCCATTGATGTAAACGATCTTGGTGTTGGTGGAAGATTGCCACGTGATGGCCAAGTGTGTCCATTGATTTTGAATATCAAAAGCAATGCGAGCATCCGAACTCTGGGCGTCGTCCACACACAGGAATCCATAATCTACGTATATGTGCAAACCCGGGAATGCACCTAGGTCATAGGCTTCATTTCTTTGGATTGCCAATATGGTCGCGAATTGATTGGTGTTATCAACGAACAACCAGAATTCCACCGTCCAATCCCCAGAAGAAATGTCTTCTAGGGGAAATTGGGATTCCAAAACACCCCCATTGGTGACAAGAGCACCGGATCCAAATTTGATGTTTCCGGTTATGTAAGGCATGCCTGTTATTTGATAGGCTTTGAATGGTATTTTTTTACGAGAGGAGTCTTTGTAATCTCCATCCATATGCATCAAAAGTATGGTGTTTTTGGATATTTGGGAGGGTTTTTTTTGATAATGGGATGTGGGCACTTGGAAGCTTGATGTTAGTGCCTCTCCTATGGACAAACGAATCTCGTCAATATATCCCAAGAAATAGTCTTCAAATGCTCCTCCCACGTCTTGGCCAATGTATTTTATGGGCGGAATCTGGTATGCGGTGTGGGCGTCAATTGTCTTTACAAGAAGCCCATCCAAAAACAGATAAAAAATGCCATCTTTTCTTGAAACGCATATTTGGTGCCAAAAATTTTGTTGTATTATTGGACTTATTGTTTTGTATTCGTTTCCAGCAATTGATATTGATAGAAAAGATTCTCCATTTGAATAGCCTGACTTTATTTTTTGAATTGAAAAAGCAGTTATTCCATAGGACCAACCGGTTGCTCCAGTTGTTATTATTCTTTCTGTTTCATCTCTTGTTCCGTAAATCCATAAGTCAATTGTAAAGTCTCCCAATGGAGGATTAATTGGGTCTGTGCTTTCAATTTTTATGTAAGATCCTGCCTGTCCATCAAAAAACGCACTTCCTTCGCCAAACTTGGATTGTTCTGGTCTTATATGAACTCCACCATTAGGCTCTATTTTAGTCGGGTAGTCTCCTTCGTCATTAAAATCTGAACCCATGTTCAGATGAAGAAGAAGTGATATTTGATTTGAAGAACTTGAACTTGATGAATTATTGTCATCATCAAAAGACTTAATTGGAGGAGTGAATTCTCCATAATATCTGGCGATTCCTTTGGTTATTCTGTAGTCGTCCAGATATCCGTGATACGTGTAGTTCCATGTATCGCCGACCCTGCCTATGAGGCAGTTTTCGGAGGTCACATCTAAATTGATTTTTATCGCCCCTACTGGCGATCCATTTAAAAACCAGAATATTGTTCCATTCTTTCTGACCAAAGCGTGATGAGCCCATTGATTAAGCGGGACATCAACGGATGATTCAAAAAAGTGCTGAGTTCCATTGTGATATATGGATGAGGTGTTTCTACCGTTGTGTTCTTCAATCAACTGCCAGACAAAACAATCAGACCTGTAGTTGTTATTGTTGTTCAGTTGGAGACCGTCAAAAAGCGTAGGGGCTCCATTACTCCAGTCGGTCATGTACGCCCAAGTTTCTATGGTAAAGTCTTCGTTTCCGAATGCAAAGCCCTGATCGGGGGTGACGTATATGGCCGTATTGTACAGATATGCACTAGATCCTCCTGATTTACTTTGAACTGTACTTATCATCCCCTCTGGTATCGGGTAGTTGAGAGAATTAATTCCATCTATCATTGGAATCGGATTGCTTATTCCTACTACATCTAATCCATTCGGGCCTGCGTCCGATAAATCTCCATCAAAACTTAAATTCAAAGAAACGCTTGTGTAATTATCATCATTTGGCCTTGAATCATTGAAATTCAAAAGAACTGCTGTTTTATTTTCTTCGGAACAACCCTTTGAGCATCCTTGAGAACTGTCGTAAGGTCCGCCGCATATCACATGAAGTTTTGGATCATATTCCCAAAGTTGTATGCAATAATCACATGGCGATCCTGTTTTTGGAGATTTATAAGAAGAAGAAGAAGAAGAAGAAGAAGAAGAAGACTTGTGGTGAGAAGATGAAGAAGACTCATAAGAAGACGAAGATGATTGCGACAAAAAAGATTTGTTTTTTGCCTTGGCACAAAACCAACTCTCTGGGATTGTTTTTAACCAAACATCAAGATACCAATCGGAAGTGTTCCCACCTCCACCGCTACTACATGATGACCAAGTGCCAAATGGAGTTCCCTTCGGCAAAACGACTTGGTCAAAAAGAGGAAGTTCATTGTATATGGAAGGGCACTCTTCACAGGCCGATTCGGTCGTGAGATAAGCGCATTTGTATGTAGAGGTGTTGAGTCGGCCTAATCTCATTTTTCAACTACGAATCTGAATTTGAAAGGAAATTTTCTGTCAAGGAATTGCTTGTCCACATCCCTTAGGGGCGAATAAGAAACAATTTCTACAAATTCGGCTGAACACCTGACCTGCTTTATGTTGCTGATTCTCAGGTGGTCTAAAGCCTCCTTGACGTCCAGTATCGATCTTCCTTTCAAGGAAAAAGGCCTGTTCTCAAGAAATTCAAATTCTCTGTACAATCGTCCGCATTCGCACCTCTGATATGTATCTGTAATTCGGCAAAAATCTCCATTCCAGTATCTGACAAATGGGCTGGGAAGATTGAAATAATCGGTGGAAACTAATTTTTCCTCCACATCCTCGCACCACGACAAGTTGTCCATGAGATGGTAGTTTCTGTGTCTGCAGGTGAAGAAAGAAGCCCCACCATCCCAGCAGCGCATGTGATCGCAGATGTCATCTACATGACCTTCAAAAAGGAAGGCGGCATCTTCCGACATTATTTTTTCATTGCTATTACTTAGAAGATGACAAACTTTTGATTTGAATTTTTGCTCTCTAATGTAATGACACATTGAATTTATTGAAGGACCAGGAGAAAATATCACGTCAATTTCATTTTTTAATACGTGATCAAAAAATCCATTGAAAAATTCCTTTTTTTGATCTTGGAACATTTTGAAATTCACATAATGGGTTGTTGCCTTTCTTTTAATTCCATGGTGTTCCATGAAGTTATCTGAATCAGACCTGACAGTTATGGCTTTGTCTTTTTCATATCTTGATGTGTTGAAAAAATACAAAACATTGGGATTTTCTTTTATTTCAAACTCATCCATTATGAGATCGTAATGGTTGGTGGCCTCTATAAAATAAAGAAGAGGATCCCATCTGAGGTACGAGAATGGAAGGCCAGTTGTACTTCCACTTGTCGCCATGGACTGGGATTCGCTCAATACGGAATTAACGTACCACGATGATTTGTCTGTAAGGTCTGACTTAGACTTGATCTCAGAAAAATTCTTGTAGATGGGACTGTTCTGCATTGCCCATAGTTGTATGTTTTTTCTGAGTATTGAAGTTACTTCTCTGACGATCTCTTCGTCCTCATAGAGAAGTCCTAAGCAAAATGGCTTGTATTCGTGTATAACCTGTTTGTTCGGGACGTCCGAAGACCTCCACTTTAGCACAAAATTCTTCAGGTCCTGTGTATTCCGCATCCTTCTCTTATGTAGAAATTAAGCGTCACCTTTTTGGTGTGGGCCCATTCCACATAATCCCATCTGGAAACCAGGTCCCAGTCATTGCATTTGGTGACTTTTCTCCAACCGCCATACTTGTTGATTAGGTGCCTCTTGTGAAGTATTTCACTGGTGTCTATGTGGCCTGGTTTTGGAGCATGGGGGTGCATTCTTATTCCGACTATGTTCATTTCGCTGTCGTACAATCTTGTTCCCGTATACGCCATGTCGGCGTCGTTTTCCCTAAGAGCTTTGTACAGAGATTCAAGATGATCTGGCTCAAACCAATTGTCGTCGTCCAGATATGCTATAAGATTATGACTACTGTTCATTATCGCAAAGTTTCTCGGACCCCATCCCGCCGCTCCGCAGTTGACCGGAAGGTTATGAAAATTAAACCTCTTGTCTTCTATTTCCACTTCCTTGCAATACTTTATAGTCTCCGTACATGAGTAACACTCCTTGCACGTGTTTTTGTCAAATGCGTGGCGACAACCATCCTTGACTACCATACACTCAAAATTTTCATAGGTTTGATTTCTGAGTGATTCTACGGCTCTTTCCACCCATTTTATTTTGGAGTGATATGTCGGAAGACAAACCAGTATTTTCTCGTTAGACACTCCTTGTCCTATTTTCATCTGCCTCCTTGCGGGTCGCCGTGCGGCGGAACGCGCATTATTATTTATTCACCGAATCGGATAGGAACAAAGTTCCGGGAAAAAAATAAAACCAAAATCATATATAAATGAATGCGAGCGACATTGATGGCTCTATTTTCAATGTTGATTTTCACATCCTCTTATGCCGGGACAATAGACCCTTCTACCCCGGATGAAAAGTACAGGATTTACGGAGAAGAGCACGGATGCGTTGTGAGATTGAAGGGCAGATGCTTTTGCAAGAAAGAAAAGGGCAAAGAGCATGATTTTGTGGCTTCTGCGGTTGTTATCAAGCCGCACTGGGTAATAACGGCGGCTCACGTTGTCAAAGAGACAAAAAATGTTGTCGTTAACGTCGGCAAAAAGAACTACGAAATAAAGAAAATCATAGTGAAAGATGGGTACGACGAAGATATCATAGGCCTAAATGACATAGCCGTCGCGTATTCGGAAGAAGATTTCGGATTGGACTTTTATCCCGAACTTTACAGCGAAAAGGATGAAGTCGGCAAGGTTGCGAGTATTTGCGGATATGGTTTGACGGGTACCTTTTCCAGCGGTGCCGTTAGGTCCGATGACAACAAAAGGGCAGGATCTAACATCGTGGACAGAATAGACAGGAACTGTCTTGTCTGCACTAATATGGGCGGAAAGAAAACTAAATTGGAATTTCTGATAGCCAGCGGAGATTCGGGCGGAGGTCTGTTTATTGACCAGAAGCTTGCGGGAATAAATTCATTCGTCATGTCTGATGATGAAGGCCCCAACTCCGACTATGGTGACGAATGCGCTCACACAAGGATATCTCAGTATTTAGATTGGATTCTGGAACAGACCGGCTCAGCAGAAAGATAGATTGATTTGGGATTTGATCCAAGTACCATTTTTAAATAAGGACAGGCCCAAACGAGCATTTTTTCAAATTTCAAACCCTCTCCAAATATCTCATAAATCCAACCATCCATAAATACTTTAAGCAATTCGGCCCGAGCATCACAACCACGATACCATTCGTATTCGGTCCTTAATTCAAAATCTCCAACAATGCCCTTGGCTTCGGAACCACGAAGCAGTATTTCATCCACACCAGAAACATCCGGAGGCAAATTCATCCTTGTGATCGGAGATGGAGATAGATCGTAAGTCCATCCATTATAATTTACATAAAGACGAGAGTCTTTTCTTGTTATTTTTGTGTACTCTGGCCTTGATTTATCTGGATTGAATATACTCAAGACAAACTCTTCAAATAATCATCCAGATTCACCTTGGGTTCCCACCCCAAAATCCTTCTGGATTTGGATATGTCGGCGAGGGTTTCTCTCATTTCGCCGGGTCTTTGTGGTATGAATTCAATGTTGTCGGACATGGTTTTGGCTATTTCCAAAACCGAGTTATTCTTTCCAGTTCCGACATTGAAGACGGTGCCGAAATACTCATCGTCAATATCCTTTGTGGACGCCAACACATTTGCCTCCACAACATCGGAAACATTCGTGAAATCACGACGCTGCAGTCCGTCTCCCACAACTGTCAGTGGTTGTCCATTTGCCCTTTGTCTCTTGAAAATGCCGATGACGGGAGCGTATTGTCCCTTGGTTGGTTCTCCATTTCCGTAAATGTTGAAGTATCTGAAAATGATAGTTTTCAGACCAAACAAGGAAGTGTACATTGAGCACAATTTTTCCCCCGAAACCTTGGATACGGAATAGGGATTGAGAGGATCGTCCGGCTGAGATTCTTTATTGGGAACAGGGTTGTTTCCGTAAGCGGAAGAGGTCGATGAATACATCAATCTTTTTATGCCGTTGATTCTGCTGCATTGGAGGATGTTCGCCGTACCGAGAGAATTTGTCCTAACGGCCTTAACTGGATTCTCTATGGTCGGTCCAATTCTAGATTCTGCCGCCAAATGAAAGACATAGTCCACTCCTTTGAACAAAGGCGAAATTGAATTCATTTCTGCTATGTCAATTTTATGATTTGAGCAGGACGGATTCCAGTTGAATGTGTCCGTGGAGTTGGAGGATTCGTCGTCAATGCAAATCACTTCATGCCCCGTAAGCAACAATCTGTCTATAAGATTTGACCCTATGAAACCCGCCCCGCCCGTAACCAGACTCTTTGTCATGTTAAATTCTTTCGTTTGAAAATTCCTGAGTGAAAAATTGCTCCACGAATGGAGTTATCGCAGACCTGTAATATATCTTGTCGAAATCAAATGGAATGTCGTCTCCGTAAATTTTTTTGACCCAAGGAGAAAGAAGCAGGTAGAAATATGATATTTCTCCGTTCGCACTCCACCTCTCAAGATTTTTTTTGTTCGCCGAGAAGGAATCGTAGTCCAATAAATTTTTGGATTCCATGAAAAATCGTGTATTTTTGAGTTCAGTTATGACCTTTGATTCTTTGGTTGAAACTCCGATCTGATCAGATGTGAGAGCCTTGTTCAATTTCTTTCGGTACATTTTCTGCCATATTTTCCATCTCTTCCATGCCTTTTCGCCGACCAAGCAGTGGGGTTCTATCAACGCATGAATGTCTCCCTCTTTTATTGATTTCAATATTTGAATTTGCGACCGCACATATGTTCTGAGGTCCTTGTCTTCCAGAACTCCCTTCATTTCCCGGGCGAGTTTGTAGCAATATTTGAAAAGAGTTGATTTTCTAGGGTCGGTGTTTTTCTTGAGTTTCGCGAAAGATTCCTTTGGAATCTCTCTCCGACATTCTTCCTCCCAGATTATGGCGATCTTGAAGGCTTTCGCCTCCATATCGTTCATCTTGTATTTGATGATCGGTTCAAGTTCGCTCATTTTCCCGTATTGCAAAATGCTCATGTGTAGGTATGATCTGTTTCCGGAAACTTGAACTAATATAACCTGAAACCTGAAAACGAACAACTGTAGAACATTTGCGGTGAGATGCTGCTTGATTTTTCGGGGGGACCCGAACCATGCCAGTTAGAAACTCCTGGTAGTCGTCCTAAGCGTTGTGTCGAGAGGCACATGAGGTAAACCAATAACAAAGGGCTGTATCAGTCTCGCGAAAGACTTTTTGGCTAGGCGAAAGCCGTGCGTTTTTCCCGTGAAACCCGACAGTAGTTTGATCTGTCAAGGGGCCTGGGTCACGGTCCATAATGGACAAAAAATCAATAAAGTCGTATAAGCGGATATGAAGGACGGGAAGTAGGCGGTCAAGCAGAAAAGACGGAATGTCCGAACTGAGGACTGAACTCGTCTGAGATTTTCGGTTATCTAGAGTATATTCTAGATAACTATAATCTTAAGATTAGTAGGGTCCAAAGGGAAGGACCCCCTTCTATAAACACATAATTGGATAATGCATGAACACAGATCATTTGGTCCCAAAAAGTCCTAGTAAAAGCAATAAAGATGGTAGAACTACCGACAAGAAACTCAAACGGTATCTCAGGAGGATATCCGATAGAAAAGGAATATCTTACAAGGAGGCAATTTTAAAGTTTTATGGGGTTGAATCATTGAAAAAACTAGATGAACGACTGGTTCATTCTCTTTTCAAAGATTGAGATGGATTGTTCTAGAAAAACATGTAGAATGATTTTCAATGACCGATTTTGTTGAATTCCTGCCGCGTCTCAAGGGCAAGGACGTATACTTCAGCCTGAACAAGGAAAATCCGGACTGGAACGAGTCGGTTGGCGTTGAGCTTTCCTTTCGTCACGGCGGAGAGTCGCTGACGTTGTCCTTGGATGACGTGGATCAGTCTTCTTACCTCGCCTCTTCTCTTCATCATGTTCTGGACGGCGGAAACGCGCTGATCTCTTGGTGCGCCAAGGATGTTTTTTCTTTTTTGAAGGGCCGCACCGGAATCGGATTGGAGCTGAAAGGGAAAATTTATGATCTTTCCGTCATATCTTCGTATCTCGGAATGGAGGCGGACAAGCCAAAGACGTTCAGGGAGGCTGTTGCTCTCCTGAAGTCCTGTTTGTCCGATCCCGGCTGGGAGCAATTCAAGTCTTTTTATTTCGGAGTATATGAACCACTTTTTTCTGAGGTTCTTCCCGAAATAGAGACGTGCTGTCTCGTGGACAACAAGAGAAGGAGTTGCGTCTACGCCACCTACGTGATTGAAGGTCAGGTGAACGGAAGACTCAGGACCGTCAAGACAGGGCGGAATTCTTACAATCCTCATTCAATGGGTCCTGACGACAAGCGTGATATCAGGCCACAGGACTACGACGACGTTTTTTTGTATTTTGACTACCGAAACATGGAGGTCAACGTCCTTCAATGGCTGTCGGGAGACGGGGATTTGGCAAGAGTGCTGGAGTCCGGTTCTGATCCATACAAGGAGATATGGCGGATCATCACCCGGCAGGAGCCCACAGAAGGCCACAGAAAGATATGTAAGGACATATTCCTGCCCGTGGTATTCGGTCAAGGCAAATCTTCCTTGGCGGCCAAATTGAAAATTTCGGAAGAAATTGCTTCCAGACTCATACATAGCCTTGGTAAGACATTTCCCGTTGCCTTTGACTGGGTCAACTCCCAGTCAACCAATGGCAACAACACGGCGACTGACGCCTTCGGCCGCAAAAGGACTTTTGACGGCCGGGAGCAGTACAAAGTTAAAAACTTTTGTATCCAGTCCCCAGCGAGCATGATCTGTTTGAGAAAACTTGTGCGTCTTCACGAGGCTCTGGCCTCTAGGGCGAGCATATGTTTTCACGTACATGATGGATATTACGTCCTTTGCAAGAAAAGCGAAATCAATTCAATTGCGGAACTCGGAATCAGAACTCTCGAGGAGGACGATTCCATGTTTCCGGGTCTCGCAATGCGTGTCTCCTGCAGGGCGGGAGACAGGTTGGATGACATGCGTTCTATAACACTAACAAAAAGGGTTTCAATATGAAGATACACGATTCTTTCCCCGTGACAGAGGAGGAGTACCTCCTTCTAGACAGCAAGTTCGGCGAACTTTGCGAGTATCAGGCTTGGCAACTCATAAAGAAGAACACGAGAAACAACCACACCGACAATCAAGAGGACATAGCCCAGGACATGCGGATAGCTTTGTTGCGGGCGGCGTCCTACTACAAGCGGCAGTGCTACATAGAAGCCTGCATTGATTTGTGCAAGAAGCATGCGAAAGACCCAGTCATAAAGTCTGTTGTGAAGCAACTCGCCAACCTGTGGAAGAACAAGACCAGACACGGAGCCAATAAGCAGAAATTTGGACCTCACCAAGAAAAGATGCTTGACAAGATCGTGAGGGTTCTGCTTCCCATCAAGGAACGGCCCGACAAGAAGGCCTCGCTCAGGATAGACACCAAGTTCACGACTTATTGCAAGGCCATAACATGGAATGCGCAGAAGTCGCTCGGCAAGAGGATAACGAGGGAGAAGGGCATACGGACCGGAATGGTTTCTTTGTCCGAATATGATTATCTGGGCGGTAATTGATATATAACTGATGGCTTTTGACCAAGGAGGTCAACCATGCAGAGACGGATTTTTTTGGTGGTCGGCGGAGTTTTGGCCGCCGAGTGCATTGCCGGTGAACCGACGAAGGCCATTGCTTTGGATATTAATTCCTACGAGAGCGCAGTTAGATTTGCCAAGGATTCTGGCGGCCGGGCATATGTGCTCTTCGTCGGAAGCCGGTGCGATTGGTGCGAACGTCAGAAAGAGATTATGGAGGATAGTAGGGTCATAGACGCATTGAAGCCTTTCTTTGTCGCTTATGTGAATGTTTCGGAGAACAAGGATGTTTCAAGGTTTCATAAGGTGAGGGTGGTTCCCACGCATATGATTTTGGATCAGGAGGGCGAGGTCGTGAAAAGATTTCAAGGTTATCAGGACGCGAAAGAATTTTTGGAGTGGATCGGCTAATCCCAGTGTTCGTTTCCGTTTTCGTCAAAGTAATGCAGAATCCATCCGGAAGTTGAATAGTATTTTCTGTCAACCTTGATTTTGCCGCTGTGTATTTTTCTATGGCAACTTGAGCAAGCCACGACCGTGTTGAGTTCAACGTACTCGCCGCCTTGTTCTCCGGGGACGATCCGATGCACGTCCAGAGTGCAGTATTCATCCGTGCCGCAGAATTTGCACCTCTTGTCGGTCTTCTTCTTGTTTGCCTTGTTGATCAACTTTTTCTTTCTCGGCATCCAATAAACTAGCGTTGTCTTCATAATAAGAATATTGTATATTGAACCGGGAGCCATAACATGAGAATTGAAAACGACATAAAACTTGACTATTCCGACGTGCTCATATGTCCCAAGCGATCCGAGTCGCCAAGTCGCAGGAATGTGGTTCTAGAGCGAAGGTTCAAATTTTTGAATTCGCGTGCGGAGTGGGAGGGGGTTCCCATTGTCGCGGCCAATATGGCGAACGTGGGCACATTTGGAATGGCCAAGGCCCTCGCGGGATTCAATATGCCGGCTTGTCTTCACAAGCATTATGAAATTGATCGTTTGGTTAAATTTTTTTCCGAAAACACTGCCTTTTATGCGATGGGCATCAAGGATGAAGATTTGACAAAGTTTCATGAATTTGTCAGATCGTTCGGACGTAATCCGGATATGATATGTCTTGATGTGGCAAACGGATACACGAGGCATTTCGTGGATCACTGCAAGAAAATCAGAGACAAATGTCCCGGATCAATATTGATGGCCGGGAATGTCTGTACCCCCGAGATGGTCCAAGAACTTCTTCTTGCTGGCGGCGTGGATATTGTGAAGATAGGCATAGGTCCGGGATCGGCGTGTACGACAAGAGTTGTCACGGGCGTAGGATTCCCGCAATTTTCTAGCACGATAGAGTGTTCGGATGCCGCCCACGGTCTCAAGGGTCATATAGTAGCCGACGGTGGCTGCACGACTCCTGGAGACGTCGCCAAGGCCTTCGGTGCGGGGGCTGATTTTGTTATGCTCGGAGGCATGTTTGCCGGTCACGATGAATGTGAGGCGGATTGGGAGTATGATTCTGCCGGAGAAAAAACATTCATGCGGTTCTACGGAATGAGCAGCAGGGAAGCCATGGAGAAATTCAATGGGGGCGTTGCCGGATACCGGGCTGCCGAAGGCAGGTCTGCCAAGGTTCCGTATCGCGGACCTGTGGAGTCTACGGTTCAAGAAATACTCGGAGGTCTGAGGAGTGCCTGTACTTACGTGGGTACTGAAAGCCTCAAGGACTTCAGCAAGTGCTGCAAATTCGTCAGGGTCAACAACACTCACAACAGAATATTTGAGAACTGATCGCCGCTCCCTCAATTAGGATCGTACATGGAAGAAATTGAAATTGAAGAGGGCGATCTTACTCCCGAAGAGCGGTCTGAACTGGACAGGCTCACCAAGGAGGCCGAGTCCTCCGAGAAGTACAAGTGGGATGAGGAGTTCCAGCGCACCATAGTTGGACTTCTGCTGAATGACAGGTGGTTTGCGACCCAGTGCAGGGACCTCATCCTGCCTTCTTATTTTCTTGATGAGCGACACCAGATCGTGTGCAAGGTTCTGTTTGACCACATGGAGTCCTACAACACGATCCCGACCCGCGTGCAGGTGATGCAGGGCGTTAAGGACAGGGTGTCCCACAAGAGCGACAATGTAATTTTGGAGTACGTGGCCGAGGCCGAACTGATATATAAGAAATTTGTGCCGGGCCTCGACAGTCGAGAGTATTTTCTGGACAAGATCGTCAACTTCGCAAAGTTGATGGGACTCAAGACCGCGTTTGATCAGTCGCTCGGCCTCATAAAGCGCGATCCCGAGAGCGAGTCGACCTGGACCAAGATACAAGACATCCTGAAGACGGCCTTGCTAGTTGATCGCAATTTTGAGGAGGGGTTGAATTACTTTGACACCTTTGAAGAGCGGTATGCGAGGATGCAGCAGGAGGAGCAGGCGAGGGAGAGGTTCACCAGTGGATTTGAGGCCATAGACGACGCTCTCCTCGGGGGAGGATGCCACAGGGGCGAGATATATTCATGGATAGGACTCAGTGGCAGCGGCAAGTCGCTTGCTCTCGTGGGGGCCGCCCTCAAGAACGTGACTCAACTCGGAAAGAAGGTTCTTTATATATCCTTGGAGATGGGTGAGGATTCCATAGCCGAGAGATTTGACGCTCAGATCGCGGGTGTGGACATCAATAAACTTCAGGAGATGAAGGATAGGGTCAAGGCGGCATTTGATGATTTTACCCATGACAAAGACGACCGCAGGATGCTCGTCATCAAGCAGTTCCCTGCGGGAAGCATGACTGTGGCCACCCTCAAAGCCTACATGCAGCAACTTCAGATGATGGGCTTCACGCCCGACTTGCTCGTCATAGACTACATCGGTGAAATGAAAGATTATCCGGGCATCCCCACGTACGAGTCCAGATATAGGATTGTGCGAGATTTAAGAGGCTTGGCGACCGAAGACAATATCTGCATATTCACGGCCATGCAGCCCAACAAGGACGCGAGAGAGGCGCAGAAGAAGGACGGCTTGGGTGACGGCGTCATAGACGACACAAATCTCGCCGACTCCTACGGCCAGATCAGGCCCTTGGACGGGTGTTGGAGCATCAACCAGATGCAGGCCGAGAAGGAGGCCGGCATCGCGAGAATATTCGTGATCAAGCACCGTCACGGAAAGAGCAGGTTTACCTGTTGGGCGAGGTTCAACAAAGAAACCCTGCAGATGAAGCAGATCAGCGAGTTGGAATACAACAAAATATGGCGTGAATACTCTTTCAAGAAGACCGACAGGGCTGCCGACGTAGACGCCCAAGCGGACATGCTCGCTGCCAAATTGAAGAAGAGCAAGAAAAAATTCAGCGATGACATGGGATACGACGATCCCGATTCGCCCGACGTACAACCAACCTTGGAGAATAATGATGAATGAATTGAACAAACTGATTCCTCAGTCCGACATTGACGCGATGAACCCCCACGCCCAGACCACCATCAAGATCGGTGGTCAGGAGGTGGTGTTGGACAACTCGAGACTGGCCTTCAACGAGGTCAGCCTCAATAATTTCATGGAGAATCTCGCACTTTGGTACGACTACTTCAGCCAGAAACTCGCCGAGGCCGAGGCCATACTCTCCTACAAGGAGTACGAGTACGACGTTCTCTTCTCGGCTGCGTACGAGAGGAGCAAGGAAGGAGGCTGCACCGACAAGCTCGCCGAGGCCAACGCCAAGAAGGAGCCCAACGTGTGCGATGCAAAGAAGGAGATCATTGGTGCCAAGCACAAGGTCACCCTGCTCAAGCAGCACCTGAAGTCATGGGACAAGGCCCACGAGAACGCGATGAGCCGGGGGCACATGATCAGGAAAGAGATGGACAAGCTCAACACGGACATAGTGTTCAAGAGCAGGGACGATCAGGTTTCCGGCATAGTCGGCCGGCACGGCTGATGAACTACTTAGTAGACCCCCAGAACATAACGAAGTTTGACTGCGACGAGCAGGAACTTCAGTTGTTGATTCTTTTCTGGATATGTGCGGCGGGCAAGAAGGCGACCACTGCGGCCGCGAACCTTTGTCGAATTCTTGAGCGTGGCCGTTCCTTGTTCGGGGTTGAAGAACCGTTTGAGATCATAAGCAGATTCGGTCCGGACTTGGCGGAGACCATGAGGACCCACGGCATCGGATGCTACAACAACAAAAGTAGGTCCATGCTGGACCTCGTAGACAAGGGGCTTGATCTTTCCTCCTGTTCTGTGGCTGATCTGGAGCACGTCGTCGGCATCGGTCCAAAGACGGCCAGGTGCTTCGTCATGCACAGCAGGAGGAACGTGAGGCACGCCGGTCTGGACACGCACGTCTTGAAGTACATGAGAGAAAGGGGCCTTGAGGTACCCAAGTCAACACCCACGGGACGTAAGTATCTGGAGATAGAGAAAAAATTCATTGAGATGGCGGATTCGTCCGGGAAAACTATTGCTGAATTTGACCTAGAGATATGGAGGAGATACAGCTCAAAATCAAGGAGTGAATAGTATCTCATCCGGTCACTAGATTATTTTATGTTGGAAGAGATCGCCGACAACATACGGCAGAAACTTAAAAACCAGCACGTTCCTCCAAGGATACTCTTGGACAGGTTCAGGCTGATAGACGAAAACTCGCGCAGGAGCGGACAATATCTTGATCCGAACTACCTGCCGTTTTATTACCATCTATCCAAATTCGTCCATCCCAAAGAAATCCTGCACGTCGGCTTGGACCTCGGACTTCCGAGTTGCTGTTTCCTTCTCGGATCAAAGTCCGTCACGGGGGTTCTTGGTTTTCAAAGAAAATCTAAATTTTTCTATTCTCCGAGGATCGCCGTCTCCAACATGAGGGACGTTAAGGGGAAGAGATTGAACGTGGGATTCCATTACGGATCAATTTTAGACGACGACATGCAGAAAAAAATGTCCGGAGGCGTGGACCTCGTTCTTATAACGGAAAGGTGCTCGCACGATCAAATTTCCGAGACTCTTGAAGTTTGTTGGGAAAGAACGAGACTGGACGGGTTCTTGGTGGTAGATCACATATCGGGCAAGGACGGCTTCGGAGACGTGTGTAGAAACTTTTGCAAATCAAAAAACGCACCCTTTATAGATTTGGCCACTAGATACGGCACTATGATCATACGAAAGTGAGGGGGCGAACGAGTTCCATCACATGATCACTCCTAATGTGGTGACGAAACAGGTTGAAGCCGCTCTCAATGCTTGATGTCAAGAAAGATCAATCCTCTTACTATTTTATTTCATGGGATATGAAATAGTGTTTCATTACAAGGAGGCTTCTTCTCCCGGTGTCTACGGGGACGAATTGAAGACCAAGAATTGCAAGATAGGGAAGGTCACCGAGGACGTGGGTTTGGAGGTTCTCGCGGCCAAGATCATGAGCCAGTTGGCCAGAAGGAATATACTTATCACCGACGTTGAAATATATGAATTCGCCAAGAAGAAGTTGAACTACAGGGAGACTTCCGACGGCATAGTTCTGAAAAACAAAAAATTCAGTTTTGACTCGGGCACGGTCCTCACGACCGATGAATTTTCCGAGGACGAAGATTTCAAGCCGATTCCGTCTCCATCCAGGGACTTGGCCGACCAATCGTGCCCGGTGACGAGGACTCAATCGCCGCGACCGCACAAGAGGGCCATTCGTCACGAGTTGTTTGAACCCGAGCCGCTCGCCCTCCACAAGGCCCAGCAGAAGGGGCTCAAGTTCACGGTCGGCAAGAAATATCCCATTTATTCCGAATCGTCCATGGGCACCTCGGTGATCTACAAGACCACTGACGACAAGGGGCGGGACGTGGACGTCAGTTCCGAATATTTCATGGCTATGGGGGCCGGACTCCTGCAGCAGGACGATGGCCCGAAGTACGTGGGGGCGGAGAATCAGAAGGAAGAGATAAATCTTTGGCGGAACTACGAACAGACCGACATGCCCGATATAAGAGGAAGGAATTAAAATGGCTACAAAAAGACAGCAGGAGAGAAAGAAGAAGGCAAGGGAGCAGAAGGCCAAGGCGAGGGTTGAGGCTAGGAGGCACAAGTTGGCCTTGGTGAGGAAGGACGAGCGCAGATCGGTCGTTTTGAATCACAAGTTCAGAGACAAGATCAAGCCGATCGTCAATGATCCGGAGGCCAAGAAGAGACTTGAGGAGGCTGAGAATCGCCGTAATATAAAGAAGCTTGAAAACAACGCCGAGATATTAAAAGCTCTTGAAGAGGAGTACATGAGGGAAATGGAGCGGAAAAAGACCCTGAATCAGAACCTAGAGGCTGAAGGACATCTGACACTGGAAGACAAACTCGGGGCCTTGGAGGGTAAGGCGAGGGCCTCCATGGAAGGCGAGGAGCGGGAGACCGGCCGCATTGATCTGACCCAAAGTTGATTTGTTCTAAAAAAATCTGCTAAAGCCTATTGACTTCTTATACGATATAACCTATAACATGAACATGCGACGCAGATGCGACGCTTGAACTTGAGATAACCTTTAACAACGGAGAACTAACATGGGACTTGATCTTGGCTCGCTTCAGAATGACTATAAGACGCTCAAATCCACAGAGGGATCGGGCGGTTCCTTCCTTGAGAATTTTGTCAGAATGCCCGAGGGCAAGGGAAGCGTCGTGATGCGTCTTCTTCCCCCCGCTCCCAAGGGCTCCTTCGGCCGCGACGACAACCCCTTCTACCTCGTCACCGCCCTTCACAGGGTGAACGGCAAGAGCCTCCACGACATCCGCGACTATGTGGGTGGCAAGTGGGTCGGCAAGAACCCGATCGTGGAGTACATGAGGCTCCTTTGGAAGGAGAGCGAGCAGTCCGCTCCCGCCGAGGCCGAGCAGAAGCGGAACCTCTACAGGCAGATCAAGCCGATTGAGAGGTATTACTACAACGTGATCGTCCGCGAGGAGAGGTCCGAGGACGGCACCGTCAAGAAGAACGTTGGTCCCAAGATTCTTTCAGTCGGCAAGACCGTCCATGAGATCATTCTTCGTGGCATTCTTGGCGACAAGGAGATGAACCAGCCCCAGTTGGGCGACGTTACGGAATTCAAGACAGGTTACGACTTCAAGCTCGTGAAAACGATCCGCAAGTCGGGAGAGCAGAGTTTCCCCAATTACGAGGGTTCGCACTTCCTCGAGCAGTCGCCCGCCGGTGATCCCGACGAGTGCAAGCGCTGGATGACGAGCCTCCACGACCTCAAGGCCCTCAGGGTCCTTAAGACCTACGAGGAACTTGAGCACGAGTTGCTTGTCCATCTGGGACTCAAGCAGGACGCGGGCGGTTTTGATCCGTCTAAGTACTCGTCCAAGCCCGCCGTTGCTGAACAGGCTCCCGCCAAGCCCGCAGTGGCCGCCGTCAAGGTTGAGTCCGATGATTCGGACGACGACGAGATCGCCGACAAAGATTTTCTGGAAGAGTTGAGAAAGCTCGGTTGATTTGATAAGAGCGACCTCTCCCGGGGCAATCGGGCCCCGGGAGAGGTCTAATTTAATCGTCGCACATCAAAAAAAGGAACAAATAATGGCCAAGGCGAAATCAAAGAATGAGGATTCGGTCCTGGATGAAATCCTCAATTCCACCGGAGGCGAGACACTCCGCCATGCCGGTCAAGTACCGTATTATGTGGACACCGGCAATCTAGCGATCAACTTCGCCTGTAGCGGAAAGTTTATGAAGGGCGGATTCCCCGGCGGCAGGATCATAGAGGCCTTTGGCCCCGAGGCGTCCGGAAAGTCGCTTCTTGGTTATTGTTTCCTGGGAGCGATACAAAAGCAGGGTGGAATCGCCGTGCTCCTTGATTGCGAGAGGTCAAGCGGCAGCGATTTCGCGGAGCGGTGTGGTCACGTTGATCCCGACAAGCTACTTGTTTTTGACCCCGTGACGCTCCAGCAGGTGGAGAAGAAGATTCTTGCCGTCGTCAAGGCGATCCGGGCCAAGTTCCCCAAGAAGCCCATCGGGATCGTCTGGGACAGCATCGGCGTCAACCCGACCGACAGGGAATGGAGCGAGGTGGAACTCCCTGAGAATGCCACCAAGGCCCAGATTGACGCCGTGGGTAATGAGCGCCCCGGCGAGAGGGCCAAGTTCGCCAATAAGATTCTCCGCAGCCTCAATCCTTTTCTCAACGACAACGACGCCACCCTGTATGTGATCAATCAGGTTAGGAAGAAGATCGGCGTAATTTACGGCAACGACGAGACCACCAGCGGTGGCGGCGAGGCCCTTAAGTTCTACGCCTCGCTCAGGTTCAGGACAGGAGCTCCCAAGGCCTTCCAAGACAAGAACACCAAGCTCTCCCTCGGGGTCAACATGACCATCGTCAATAAGAAAAACAGGCACTTCACGCCCGGCGTGAAGATTGAGAATGTGCCTCTTTTCTTTGAATCGGGCATTAATCCGCTCGGGGGTCTTATGGATGCCCTTTTGATGGCCAAGAGGGTGGAGCCCGCCAAGGGGGCCGGAAAATACACGGTGCTTTCCCCGTGGAACGGGGGCGACGAAGAAGCGGTTTTCCAGCAGTCCAAGTCCTCTCCTTTTGACGCGGACATTCTCATGAAATATCCGCTTCTGGTGGACGCCGAAAGTTCCGACGAGGTGAAGGAATACATCAAGGAGTGGTCGGACGCCATAGCACTGACCACCAGCGACAGCGTCGAGCAGATCGCGACCGAACAGGACGTCGGTCACCTCCTCGGGAGCAAGGGAGATGATTAAGATCAAGATTGATTTGAGCGACGACCAGGTTGATCAGATAGTGTTGGAAGAGATCAGAAGGCACTCCGAACTTCTGAAATCCAATATTGCTTCTCTCAAAAGAAAGAGAAGGCGCGAGAAGTACGAGCAGGAAGATTTGGACAGGTTCATTGAAGTGCATGCCGCGATGAAGGTTATCATCGGCTACTACGGCAGCCACATCAGTTGATCTTCTTGGCTTCTAAAATTTTGAACTCAACCCTGCGACCTTTGTAGTTCTTGTCGCAGAGGGCCGGAACGAGTTTGGCAAGGTCAAGGACCTCGGTTTTATTTATGTCGGCCTTGACCACGAACATTTTCGCGCTGAACGCCCGGCAGTATTCCTTCAACTGTTTGTGATTGCTCACGAGCGTGAAGAATCTTTTTTTGTCGCTCGTCTCCAGCAGCAGACATTTCATTTGTTTTCTCCTATTTTGTTGATCATATCATTTTTTGATGTGATCGTCAAGGAATTTTTCCAAATTACATTCATGTTTTTGGATTTTGGACAAAGCATCTCATTTATTGTCGTTGTCAAGGATAAATAAAGGTCAGAGGGAATGGCATGTCAAAATTTGATCGTAAGGTTGAAATCATGCGGAATATGGCCATTGATCTCGTGCCTTACAATTTTCCCATGGGCCCGGTTGAGCTTGAATACCACATTTCGCCGTTGAAAAAAACCGAGGTGGAGGTTGACGGCTACACGGTCGTTTTTCATCTGAACAGGGCTTCCTACAAGGACCATTATTTAGAGACTTTTCAAGTCTACAACAAATATGCACCCTTTCTGCCTTTTTGTCTCGTGACCAAACTCGCCAAAAAGGTACTGGGAGGACATTTTCTTTCGCTTGTGGAATTCTATCAGGATGACCACAAAATTTATTGCTGGAGCGTGTGTCTTGATGACCGCGGCAGGCCGATTTCTTCTCCCATAAAAGAACAATCCAAGCCTAGGGTGTTTGAAGGATTTGAATACATGTACATGACCCCGGAGCAACTAAATTTGTATTGATTTGATTGGAATCTTTTCTTGATGATACGGAGGGCAACCTATGAAGATCGCGAGCAAGAGCAAGGTTCAACAAATTTTCATGGAGCATCTCATGAGGGATGGGGCCGTGGAACTGGCCCTTCCTAATGGAATGGTTCTTGAGGTGGGCGTCACTCAAGAAAACAGATACGGGGATCTGGAGATAATGCCGGACTACTGCTGGGTCATAGCATCCCAGAAGAACAGATCGGTCAGCATAGATCGCTACAATCTCGGCCTTCGTTATTCCGGAGACAGGGAGATTGTTTGCGAGCACTCCACCATGTCTCCGGACGGAACGAACATAAAGATATTGGACGTCATCTGAAACTGATATTGACCAGTCTCAATTTGTCTAATAAAATATACCCAGTTCTACGGACTGTTGTTGTCCGTGATTTCGTTGATTCATGGAGTTTTTTATGGCAAAGGCCGTTAAGTTGGGAAAGTCCGAAGCAGGTTTGATAAAGCAGTATTGTTCTCGTGTTTCCGACGAGGATTTGATGAATCTCGCTCAACTCCTCCCACAGACCATCGCGTTTGACAGGTCCGTGGCGTGTGCCATCGTCCAGAAGGACAAGGAAGTTGACAGGTGGCTGTCGCAGGCGTCTGGTTCCGAGGATTTTTTCGCGAAGATTGACGGAATAGGCGAGCACGCCGTTGCCGAATTGGAAGTCAGGGCGAAGAAGAAATAGGTTCGGGGGGGAAGGGAGACCCGCCGCCGGTTTTTGCCGGCGGCGGGTCGTTTTTTATGTCAATAATACATCTGAAAGATCAGCCGGAACTCGTGTCCACGTCCTCTTTTGAGTACGGGCAGTATCCGTTTGAGCAATTCAACCAGGTGCAGAGCAGGGTCTTTGAGGTCCATGGCAACAATTGCAATTGCGTGATCGCGGCTCCTACGGGCGTGGGCAAGACTATATGTGCCGAGATGTTCATGGCCCACGAGGTCAAATCCAGAGGCGGAAAAGCCATATATCTCGCTCCGCTAAGGGCTTTGGCCAAGGAGAAGATTGACGATTGGACGTCTGATAATTCAATCTTTGCTGGCTGCAAGATTTCCATCTGCACGGGCGACTACAGGCTCACCGAGGCCCGTCACAAGGAGATGGAAGAGGCCGACATCATCATCATGACATCGGAGATGCTCAACTCCAGATGCAGGAACATGCAGTCCGAGAAGAATGATTTTCTTAAGGATTGCGGAACCATCGTCGTGGACGAGTCCCATTTGCTGACTGTTCCCGGACGTGGAGATCACCTTGAGGTGGGGCTGATGAAGTTCTCTAGGATTGCACGCGACCCCCGGATCGTATTTCTTTCGGCGACGATGCCCAACGTGGATCAAATTGCAAGTTGGGTCGGATGCAGCATTGTCCGCAAGGACACTTATCTGATCACGTCCGACTACAGGCCGTGTCCTCTGGATATACATTACGAAGAATACGAGTCTTCCGGAACCTACGACATGACCGAGGAGTACAAGGTCTCCAAGGTCGTTGACCTCGTCAAAGAGTACAAGGGGGACAAATTTCTGGTTTTCGTGCACGCCAAGGCCACCGGCGAGAGGGTGCGAAAGGCCTTGGAGGAAAGAAATGTCAAGTGCGAATTCCACAGCGCCGATTTGGAAAAGGAAAAAAGGCACGATGTGGAAAAAAGGTTCAAGCATGGCGATCTGAGAGTCTTGATCGCTACGAGCACGGTTGCTTGGGGGTGTAATTTACCCGCTCGCCGAGTTGTAATAGCGGGCGTACACCGGGGCATGACGGAAGTAGAGACCTACGACATATTCCAGATGGCGGGCCGCGCGGGTCGGCCGGGTTTTGATCCGAGGGGCGACGTGCACATCCTCCTTCCGGAAGGCAATTCCGATCATCACATTGATCGTCTCTCGCGTCCAAAGAACATTGAATCTCAATTGTTGAGCCACGCCGGCAGGATAGACGATCCGCACTATAAGACTTTGGCCTTTCACATCGTCAGCGAGATTCACCACGGCGAAATATCAACAAAGGACGACGTACACCATTGGTATGAAAAATCTCTGGCTCACTTCCAATACAAGGATTTGGACGAAACCATCGTTGATAAGACCATAGATCTTCTCATGAGGGTCGGAGCCATAAAGGAATTGGATGGCAAGTACGAGGTGACCTCCGTCGGCAAGGTCTCCAGCATGCTCTACTACAGTCCCTTTGACGTTGCCGACCTCAGGAGGAATTTTAAGTTTCTTTTCTCCAACAATCTTCAGGGCAATGACATGGCCTTGTCTCTCGCCCTTGGCAATGTTGATTCAATAAGAAACGGTTTTGTGACGAGGGCAGAGAAGGACGAGATGGAAGACTTTGCCGCACGCGTCCAGCGAGCCTACGGCGGCAATTATATGGAATCTTCTATCAAGGGCGCTTACGTCTACAACTGTCTTTTGAATGGACTTAATTTGGGTCCATTCGCAGCCATGGCCAGGGGGCTTCAGTTGGATTACGAAAGGCTTTCCACGGTGTTGAACATGCTTGATTCCATGGCCGCCAAATGGAACAAGAGGGATTACTTCAGAGATGTTGAGTTGAGGGTCGCATACGGCGTGAGGCCCGAACTCGTGGAGTTGTGTCGGCTTCCTGGAATTGGCCGGGTCAGGGCAGAACGTTTGAATGCGGCTGGTTTCAAGAGACCAGGAGACCTTTTGAAGAATCCGGTCTTGGTGAAGAAAATACTCAACATGAAGGAAGAGAAGGTGTTGGAGATATTAAAATCCATCAGGAGCGTTTCTTAGTTCTTTTTCCTCTCACTCTTTCGGCTGCGAATTTTACCTTCCTCAGTAGCGCCTCCTTATTCAGTGTTATGGTCTTTCTGTCTTTATTGCTTTTTTGAATCCATATGGCTGGGGCTTGATAATTGCAGTCTCTTTGTGTTTCGCAACACTTGAAGTTTCCTAGTAGTGATATCACTTCTACTTCTATTAAATCTCCATCTTCTACATCCGTTGCGTCCATAGAGCCATTTAGAAGCGTCGTCACTTGGCACAATCCAATGGCATCTGGATCAATGCAATTCTGAAATATGCTCCCGTCAACAGGCAAGCCGGGATATGTGGCTTTTACTGTTCCTTTTCCGACCGATTCTATGCCGCCCGAAGCCAAGTACAAGCAACACCCGTCTGTTGTCAAGTCAACTTTTACTTGTGCACATTCACAAGAGGATGAACTTGAAGAACTGCTGCTTGGGATTGACGGTATCAGGCCGCTTTCCGCGAACGTGAATCCGTTTGCCGAAAGAGTGTTCTTGGAGAAGGACGGTATTTCGAGGGGATATTTCTTTTTATTTTTCTTCTTTTTCTTGAATTTTAGTCCATTGAAGTTATAACCGTTGAACTCGCAGTCACAATTACATCCGCAATCAAAATACAAACTGATGCTTTCGCAGCAATTGTCCGGGGGACAAAGATTGCCGCAGCAGTCCACGAAACATTGTTGTTTGGGATTGGTGGCCTTGGCCGGTTGCCCTCTCTTGAACGGTCCGCAGCAGTTTCCCATCTACCTCCCAAAGAACCCCTCGGGGTACTCTATTTTCACTATGCCGTCCTTGTCGGTTTTTTCTCCTGTATTCGGGTCTTCCACCCACCATCTCACCTGTTGGACGGGTATTCCGAGTTCATCCATGTGGCAACTGTCGTCAGGGTCTACCGGCATATGGTGTTTCTGCCCGTCTACGAGTATTACCACTCCGCAGGTCTGGCTGGACCTGTCATAAAGCAGACAATTTCCACACTTGGCTTCCTTGGACATTTTTTCACTTGTATCTAGGATTGAAAAATCAAACTAAAGTAGTATAATAACGATTCAAAAGGGTTAAAAAATGAAACTTATAGGCTGTGCGGGTCAGGCGAGGAATGGCAAGGATGTCACGGCGGACCACCTCGCTCGCAAACTGGGGTGGAATAGGGGTGCTTTTGCCTCAAATGTAAAGCGCATATTCTGTGACGCATTCGGGGTGGATTATGAGTTTATAGAGCACTGGAAGACCGTTCCCAACGCCCCCGAAGACTTCCAGATGGCAGTGAGGAACGCCCTTCAATTTATAGGGGATGGATTCCGCCAGATCAAGGGCGAGGTGTGGATTGACATGCTTTTGCGGGATGAGCCTGATTCGCTAATAATATCGGACATCAGATATGTCAATGAATTGAGGGCGGTCAGAAAGAGGGGTGGCGTGAATGTATTGATTTACCGGCCCGGCTTCATGAACGACGACCCGAATGATTCGGAAGCGGTCATGCGCAGGTTTGCGACTCATTTTTTGAAGATGGGACGCGAGGGGTCGGTGAGCTCCAGCGGGGACTACGGCCTTGTGGATTTCTTTATTGTGAACGACGGTTCCGTTGACGACCTTTTCGCGAAGATAGACGATCTGGTTGTCCCTCACCTGTCGCTATTGTCTCAGGCCACGCTCGTCTGATCATCTCTTCCTTGAGCCACGACTTGAAATCAAGTCCTTCGCTGGTCTGCACTAGGCTTCTGGTTCTTGCGTCCACGGCCTTGGGTTGCAATCTTGACTTGTCTGTCGGGATGAGGATCGGCTTGTTGTAGGTGGTGCTCGGTAATTGCTGCGGCCTGAACCCGCCCGACCCCTTTAGATCGGCCAGCCTAACTTCCGAACTTCTTCCTGTTTTATGATCGTAAAGGTTGAATTCTATTTCTTCGTCTGAATCTTCCACGCCTTCTTGGTCCAATATGTCTTCCAGGCCGCCTACGAGGTTTCTTCTTTTTGTTTCGTCAAAGCCGAACAACTCAATGTTGTCGTTCCTCACTGCTATCCAGCCTTCTTTTTTCATGACGTACAATCTTGGATCAATGTTTGATTGCGGTCTTGAATGACGATGGAGACTATAATTTCCTGACATAATTACATGAAGGGCTTCTTTGTCCATGCCGCAGTTTTTTTCTATTTCATTCCATATTTCAACGTCACTCTTGTATAGTGGCATTTTTGGATTGGATGGGTCCGCTTTCGTGAACAAATTTTTCAATATGAGTTCCAACAACCATTGAGCTGATTCTGTGGGTTCGTCTTGCAATGAGGACAACGAATTGGCGCTGATTCCCAATTCCTTCGCATAGTTATGGATTGCCTCCAAATGCTCGGAGCAGACGTGTTCAATCGCGATCATCTCGTGATTTTTGTCGCCCGTGTCCCCGTCGGCGAAATCCACCTGTCCGTCCTGTATCCAGTATTCTCCCCGTATCAAGCCATGCCTCCCGGCTGCGGCTGGAAGTCTTGAGACAATAGTTTATCTAAGTCTTCCACTGGAACTATGAAGTTTTTCTCCTCTTCTTCTTTTTCCACCCTCACCGTTTCCCCGTCCTTGTCCTTGTATATTCTTTTCTTTATGACGGGGTCGGTGATTTTTCTCACTATCGCGTGAGTTATCTTTCCTTCGTCGTTTCTCTTGAATTTGACGATTTTGTAGGAACTTACGTTGTTGGTCACTCCTCCCATGGAGAAGAAACTGGCTATCTGCGGCTCCTTCTCAAGTTCGCTGGGGTCCAATCCGAGTTCGTCTTGGAGCGCTGAAAGATAAGGGCTTTTTTCTTCTTCTTCTAAGAACTTTCTGAACGATTTTTCGGCCATACACGAGATATATAGCATCACGGAGGACGAATATGAGCAGCCCGGGATTCTCGGATTTTAGGGAGTTGATGGACAAGTGGGACAATACCTCGCGGCTATTCACGGAGAGTGATTTGTGTCTCTTCTTCCGCAAGGACGATACTCTATACGGAGCGACCGAGACAGGCAGAATAACCTACGCACGAATGAAGAACCCCGAATCCAAGGAGGACGAAAACTGGAGCAAGGAGGCGACTTTCTCGGCTTATGATCTGGAAAAGTCTGCTGACGGCAAGAACACGATGTCCGTGTTCGGCAAATCTGATCTCAAGAAGATTGAGGCCATTTCTCAAGAAGATGCCGAAAAGGAGCTGGAGAAAAAAGGCAAGAAAATGCCCGCCATATCGGAAGAAGATCAGGAGCGGACCTACGGGGAGGAATGATGGACAAGTTCCGAACTATAGAGAGTTGGGCAAGCAACATCGGCTATGTCGTGGAAAGGGATGAAAAGATTGGAAGGTATGTCTGGCACGAGGAGAATTCCACGGGCTTCAGTACATGCCACACCGTTTCCGAGGTCATAGAGGCGATACTGGATGAGATCAGGCGGGGATACGAGGGGGAAAAATGACCCTTCAATTCGGCGATTCGGGGCACAAGTACGTCTGCTTCTGTTGTGGGGTCCAGTTCTCCGAGTACGACGAGTTTAAATCTCATATCGTTGACAATCACCAAGAGGGCAGGGAATACGTGATTTGTCCTTTGTCTCACTGTCGTGCTCCGGTGAGGGACGTGAAGTTGCATCTCAAGGTCAAACACCCCGGGTTCGACCACAAAAATTTCATGGGTCAGGCTAGGGCCATAGTGTGGAACGATTTCTCCTCCAAGGGAGTAAAAAAGACCAGAAAGCCCAGGTTCAAGCAGGGCAAGTACGAGTCCACCAAAACCGGAAAGATCCTCGGATACAGATCGGGACTCGAGGAGAAACTTTACAAGATACTTGATCAACACGACGAGGTGGTTTCCTTTTATTCCGAGCCCCTTCACATAGACTACATCCATCAAGGACAAGCCCATAAGTATATCCCTGATCTTTTTGTGGTTTTCATGGACGGTCACAAGGAAATATGGGAGGTCAAGCCCACCAATCAGACTGATTTGGATATAAACAAGGACAAATGGAGGGCTGCCGAAGAGGCTTGCAAGGTAAGAGGCTGGAACTTCAGGGTTTTCACGGAACAGGGCATAGAGAAGCTTGGTCAGGAAGTACGCAGACAAAACATAGAATGACGGGGGTTGTTATGGAATTTAGGAACTGGTTGTTGGGAGAGGGCGTGCGCGAACTGGTCAAGGCCTATTCGGATTCGTTGAGGAACGTCCCCCAGAATTTTGATCATCATCCCGAGGGATCGGTGCTCAACCACGTCAAGTTGGTGAGGAAGTCGGTACTCTCGGCGGCCAAAGAACTCCAGAATCTCAAGGATGATTCTGTTCTGGGCGATGTCCTTCACGATCTTGATTTCAATCTTGATGAGGAGGAAGTCAAGATTTTAAATCTTGCCGCTTGGCTTCATGACATAGGCAAGTCCACCGCTACGACCGTGGACGGAACACACTACAGTAAGGCCCAAGGTTTGGACGGCAAAGTTCAGGCGATAGGCCACGAGTCTCCCGAGCATTATGCTCCTCAAGTAGACAAGATGATTTCTTTGGCTCCTGATTCGCTCGTCAATTTCTATGAAACCCATAGGAATTTGGTCAATTTCCTTATTGAGCGACATATGGATTTTGCCCATGGAGGATTCGGCAAAAAAATTCTTTCTTCATATTTTGTAAATGGCAGAATCAAGAACGATCGCAACATGAAATTGTTATTGGTTTTGATGTGGGCGGACAAGATGGGGAGGGGCAAGGCTCCGGAACTCGCTGGAAATATCAATAAATTAAGAACAGCCGCAGAAAAAAGTCGCGAGATGGCTGCCAAAGCCGAAAGACAGTCAAGGCCGTTTTCCGGCGGCGAGACAGAGTTCAGGAACATGCTCCGCTCAAGAGGCTTGGATCAGGCCGCAATTGACGCCGCCGTGAGTTCAAAGTTCACACCGGTTCAAGATTGACATTGAAAATGGGTTTTTGTAGACTCTCTGAAGTCATGAAAACCGATCTTTATGTTTTTCAATGGATATCTGATCTCGGGGGAGCCGACACCCGACTCAAAGAACTTCTCATACTTCTCAAGGACGACTTCAATATAACCTGCATTCCGAACGACGAGTTCAGGCTTTCGGAGAAGCACAATACTGATTTCCTTGATTCGCTTGGCGTGAAGTACTGCATGCCAAAAGTTCTTCCCAAGAATCCCAAGGGTTTTGCTTACGCGAATTGCAACTTCAGGCTCTTTCAAGAGCGAGAAAGAATAAATTTCATAAATGACAAGGGCCTGAAATTCTTGTGGTCCAACGACATGATGTGGACCACTCCTGAAGAGATAGAGGCCATAAAAAAAGGAAAGGTTGATTGCTGTCTTTTTACATCAACCTTTCATCAAGGAATTTTGGGCGAAAAGATATTCGCCGCCAAGAAGGATCAGAAGGCCGCCATACTTGACAATTATTTTGATGCCTCCACGTGGGAGTACGCAGAAAGACCCGACAGGGAAACGATGGTGTGCGGGAAAGTCAGTCGGGATGATCAAATGAAATTTTCCGAAGACTTTCCCATGTTTTATCAAAGAGCCACCGCTGGCCTGCCCGTTTCCTACAGAATCATGGGTTGGAACAAGGAACTTTCCGAAAAGTACGACTGGTTCAAGTTTGGCGAGAATTGGGAATTCCTCTCCACGAACAAGGAGCCCACGAGGAGTTTTTATTCTTCGTTGGATGTTTTTCTCTATAACTGCAACCACAGGTTCATAGAAAACCAGAGCCGTGCTATTGTAGAGGCCCAACTGACAGGCCTTCCTGTGGTCGCCCCCAACAAATGGAATTTTCCGAATATGATTTGGGACCAGAGAACTGGATTTTTATGGAACAACCTCTTGGAAATGAAGGAGGCCCTGTCTGACCTTGTTCACCCGGACTTCAGGAAGAAAATGGGGCGGATGGCAAGCGAATGCGCCAGACAGATATGGTGCGATTCTGAAGTCGCCAAGAGAAAGTGGAATTCGCTTTTGAATTATGTGGAGGGAAACTGATGAAGACACTAATCTGGTCGGTTGCTTGGGGCGAATACAGGTATATGCTTCAGACTCTGATGGATTCAATCCGTTCGTGCGGTTTGCAGCACGACATACTTACGTTCTCGGACGAGCCCCTGGCGAACGTGACTTCCTGCGAGGTTGACAAATCCATACAAATGGACTTCAAGCAGTATTGGAAGTTCCATTATCTGAATAAAATCCGCGAATTGGACTATGATCTTTTTGTTTTCATAGACAGCGATCATTATTTTGTTAGAAAACCACCAAAGGAATTTCATGAAATAATAGGACCGGACCCTTGGCATTCGTTCCTTGAGTCGCCCATCAATTCCGAACTCACCAAGAGGCCCGATTGGTGGGGCGTCACCAACTCCAGTATGACCAAGATTTACAGGGACTTCGGCGTGACGCAAGACACGGTCTACAGCACGAACGGAGGGTTCTGGATGTGTCGCAAGGAATTCATGAAACAGGCGGCGAATGTCGGCTTCTTGTTCAGGGACTACCAAAAGGGCCTCGGGCTTGACCTGCCTGAGGAAGTTGCCATAGCCGTGATTTCCCACATGTTCAGTGCGGATTACTCCCAAAGATTTCACAAGAGATATATGGACATATGGGCCAGCGAGTGGACGGGAGTACTGCAGGACCGTCTTCCCGACGGATCACAATGGGAGTTTCAGGAATATATGACGGGAACAAAATCTCTTTTGAATCCGGCGATAGTACACGCGATGAGAAGCAAGAATGCTCTCGTCGGAGCGGGGAAGAGTACTTTTGAAAAGACCAAGTCAACTAGGAAGTTCATTTCGTGGGATAAAGTAAGGTCCGGAGCCCGCTGGAGTGTCTTTGATGAAGGCTGAAATTCTAGGTCATTTTGGCGACGACCTTATGGTGGTCAACGCAGCCAGAGTTAGTTACGGAAAGAACAAGGAGAATTTTGATGAGAAGGACGCAAAACTCATCAGGTTTCTCGTGGAGCACGGACACACCTCGCCTTTCCGTCATCCGCAATTGCAGTTCAGGATTGAGTGTCCCATATTTGTGGAGCGACAACTCTTCAAGCATCAGGTGGGCCTCACCGCAAACAGCATAAGCGGAAGATACGTTGATTTCTCGGACGAGTACTGGTTGCCCGACCAACTCAGGCTGCAGTCAAAGGACAGCAAGCAGGGAAGCAGTGGCGACCTTGATTCGGTCGCCAATGAAAATTTTAAGGACCAGATGCAGATGCTACTCAAGCACGCCAAGTCCTTGTACGACCAGATGGAGGCTGCAGGCGTCGCCAAGGAGCAGTGCAGGATCATATTGCCGCTTTGTCTTGAGACTCAATTTGTTTGGACTGGTTCCTTGGCGGCCTTTATTCATTTGTGGAAACTTAGGTTGAAGCCCGACACCCAACAGGAAACTAGAGAATTGGCTCTAATGATGTTGGGCGCAGTTAAGTCGCTGCCGGGCTGCCCTTTCCTGCGTACGCTGGAGGCGTTCGGTCTTTGAACGAACTTTTGCAGCGGCTGTACGACCACAAGCCCAGAGTCGCCGTTTACGGCGATGCGATGATTGATGAGTATTACGAGGTGGATTCCGACAAGTTGAGTCCGGAATTTCCCATCCCGGTATTGCGGTCCTGTTTTTCCCAACCGCATGCCGTCGCTCTTGGAGGGGCCGCAAACGTTTGTGCACAATTTAGAAACTTTAATTTTGACGTAAGTTTGTTTGCTCTGACGAACGATAGGATCAAACGGATGGGTTCGGGCGTCAATATGGACGGATGTATCTTTTCAAGGTCGGTGCCGGTCAAAAGGAGATACTACAGCGGTGATTTCCCGCTCTGTCGCATTGACTCCGAGGTGCGTGATTACAACTACGAACAAGAGGTCTTGAAAGACCTGCAGCAAAAGATACTAGACAATCTTAGTTCCTCTGGCCCCTACGACGTGGTTGTTTTTTCAAACTATGAAAAAGGAATGTTTTCCGGGCTTGATAATTTTGCGTCTTTCGCGGGAGACGCGATAACGATCGTTGATCCCAAGTCCGGTCCCCCCGAGCGATGGAGGGGTTGCACGATAATCAAACCCAATGCCAAGGAGGCCAAGGAGATAACCGGGCTTTCTGACTGGAAGGACCAATGCGCCCTTCTCATGAAGGCCACGGGATGTCAGGCTGTGGTTATCACGCGTGGCGGCGAAGACGTCGTGGGGAACGTGCAAGGTTTGTGGTTTGAATACAAGCCCGAGAGTCCCGTCCGAGCCAACTCCGTCGTGGGCGCGGGCGATTGTTTCGTTGCCTTTCTCGCCATGTGCATGTGCCATTCAATAGACATCAGAAGGTCGGTGGAGATAGCGTTTGAGGCCTGTTCTCTTTATGTCCGCGAATCCCACAATAGGCCGATTTACCCTTATCAGATTGAGCCCACAAAATTCGTGGATTCTAGGAATCTGATTAATCGCGATTTTAAACTGGCATTCACTAATGGCTTTTTTGATATTTTGCATCCCGGTCACGTGGAACTTCTCAAACACGCCAAATCAAAGGCCGATTCGCTCGTTGTCGCCCTGAACACGGACGACAGTGCCATCAGGCAAAATAAATCCCACAGACTGGTGAATGGTTTGGACTATCGCAAGTCCATGATTGCGGCCTTGGAGTGCGTTGACTTCGTTTTAGACTTCGGCGAGGACACCCCCTACGAATTGATTAAAAGAGTCAGGCCGGATGTCCTTGTCAAAGGCTCCGACTGGCCCAATCCTGTGGGATCGGACCTTGTGGGCGAGGTGTGTTCTTTCGGTTTGGTGGGAAATCATTCCACTACGGGTATAATTGAAAAAATATGGTCAATTGCCCCTAGATAAGGCATGAATAAATTTAAAGACTGGCTTTGTATGAGGGAGCAGATGACACCCGCCAAACCGGGCCAGCTCCTTAAACCAACTAATTCTGCGGCCCTCAAAGACGATGGGGCCAAGATTGACACTATGATCAAAAAGACAATAGCGGCGAACATGAAGAAGCCCAAGCAGATGCAGAAGGCCGCTCTTGAGACGCTCGGCAAGCAGGTTGCGAGCAATCCAGGAACCACGCCCAAAGACCTAAAGAAGATAGCCGACGTGATTTCCGACGAGGGAATGTGACTTTTCGTGAATGGCTCTTGGAAGAAGGCGGCAAGGGTTCTGGACCCAAGTTAACCGCCACGGGCCTTAACGCCGGGGGAATGACCCAGCACGGGATGCGATACCGGATGTCGGCCAAGCCTGCCAAGCCAGCAAGGCCATTCGCTCCCATTTCTCCTTTTAAAAATCGCACCTGAACTCTATTAGTTTGATGGTTCATGCGATTCCAAACTCAATAGCGATAACTTGCAGCTGCGTCCCGTGTCACGACTGGATGTCGTTCGCTTCTTGGTATTCCATCAGGAAATGGCTTCCTGATTGCGATGTTTCTCTGGAAATGAACTTGGACAAACCCCTTTTTAAATGGGCCCCTCGCGTGGGAGTCCGTATATCAAGGAATGTCAAGGCAGAAGTGAAGATCAGACCCACCGTCATGATCTTGCGGGAATTCAATGGCTCTTGTGACCCAGTCTCTTCCAAGAGCAACAATCAGGCCTCGTTCATAGATTATTCCGACGGCTGTGGTAATTTTGTTGTTGACAAATGGATAAATAATCAAGAGGTTCCTTTTTACCGTGCGATGAGAAGATTTAGAACTCACGACCTTACCGTCAACGAGGTCGCTATATTAAATTTCTGGGAGCGATGTGGTTTCGTCTACAAGTCGGTTGGAGGATGATGAGACGATTTTATTTCGATGAAGAGGGTCGTGGTGATGACGAGGAGGATGCGGAGGACATGGAGGGCATGGGTTTCATGCCTGAAGAATTTATAACCATGACCCCTATGTCCAATCCGGAGCATCATCTGCTGGATTGCGCCATTAAATTCTGCGAGAAGTCAATACTTTGGAGATTCATGGGAAACTCCTCCCGTCTCAAAATGCTGGAAGACGTATATGTTAGAATCAGAAACATGATGGAAGGTGCTTGATATGCCAAGATATGAAATGAAATGTGAAAAGTGCGAAGAAGTTTACGACGTTTGGTCAAACATGTCCGAAAAGACTGAAAACGTCGCCAATGCCGAATGTCCGTCCTGCGGCTCTCGAGAAAAAACGGAGATAATGGGTTGTCCTTCCGTAAAATTCGCCAACCCAGTCGGAACAGACAGATGGAACAGCGAGAGCAAGGGACACGACTACAGGTTCAAACACAATATGGATAAGCCCGGAGGAACAAGGGATCAGCGTGCCGCTGCGGCGAAGGCGTCCAGAGTCGGGGCCGAACCGTACAGGAAGATAGACGACATATCAAGCGGCAAGCACTTCGGCGATGTCAAGTGATCGGGATTGATTAATTATTTATACACACTAGAATAAATTGTTCTGAAAACTGAAAGGAACAATAAATGAGCGACAAGCTCCAGAAACTCTCCTCAAGGTTTGATAAAGAAAAATTCAAGAAGTTGAACGAGGAGATGTCGTTCTCCGAGTATGTTGATCTTCTGTATGAACGCCCGCGTCTCGCAAGGACGGCCTACCAGTATCTGTACGACATGATACTGAGCAAGGGCACCAGCAAGGTTGACAGGTACAGGAAGACCTACATCAAGTACAAGTTTTTTGAGGAGTCCGACACGCCGATATTCGGATTGGACGAGACTCTCCATCAACTGGTTCAGTTCTTCAAGGGAGCAGCCGGAGGATACGGACCGGACCGCAGAGTTTTGCTCCTGCACGGACCTGTGGGGAGTTCCAAGTCAACGATACTGCGTTGCATCAAGAAGGGCTTGGAGAAGTACTCCCTCACCGAGGAAGGCGCTTGGTACACGTTCAAGTGGGTCAATCTGCCAACCGGCAAGGATGACGGAATCTACACGCAGGCCGAGGACGAGTCGCCCATGCATGAGGACCCTCTTAAGTTGCTGCCGAGCGACATGAGGAAGGAGGTCATCGCGGACCTCAACAAGATTCTGGAGGAAGGCACTCCCGACAAGGAAAGGACTTCGTTGTACAGGATAACCATGGAAGGTGATCTGGATCCCCGTTCAAAGAAGTTCATGCAGGAATTGCTCCTCAGAAACGATGGTGATTGGGGCAAGGTCGTGGAAAATCACATTCGCGTTGTTCGCAAGACCCACAGTGAGTCTGACCGATGTGGCATTGCGACATTCCAGCCCAAGGATGAGAAGAACCAAGACAGCACCGAACTCACCGGCGATATCAACTGGGGAAAACTGCCCCATTTTGGTACGGACTCCGATCCAAGGGCCTTTAACTTTGACGGCGAGTTCTGCATAGGCAACAGGGGACTGGTTGAATTCATAGAGATGCTGAAGCTCGCCAAGGAGTTCCTCTACGACCTTCTCGGTGCGTCTCAGGAGAAGCAGATCAAGCCCAAAAAGTTTCCTCAGGTCGCCGTGGATACAGTCCTCATTGGGCATACGAATTCACCTGAATTCCTCAGGCTCAAGGGCGACCAGACCATGGAAGCTCTCAGGGACAGGACTGTGAAGATAGACGTGCCGTATCTCCTGAGGTGGAGCGAGGAACTCAAGGTCCTAGAGCATCAGTACAACAATGAAAGGATAAAGCAACATATCGCCCCGCACACCCTGGAGATCGCCGCCCTCTGGTCGGTTCTCACGAGGCTGCAGGACGACAAGGACGGAAAAATGACCCTCGTGGAGAAGGCCAAGCTCTACGACGGCAGAAGCCTTCCCGGCTGGACGGAGGACAGCGTCAAGGAACTAAGGGACAAGTATCCCGATGAGGGGATGATAGGCATCAGCTGCCGCTACACCCAAGACAAGATAAGCAATTGTCTCAGTTCGCACTATGACTACATAAATTTCTTCATGGTACTCAATGAACTCAAGGCCGGGATAGACCACCAGTCGCTTCTCAACAATGAGGAGGACAAGGCGAAGTACGTGGCGTGCATAGACCTTGCCAAGAAGGAGCTTGATGAAATCCTCAAGACCGAGGTTCAGAAGGCTCTTGTCGGTGACGAGCATGCCATAGAGAGGCTATGCGGCAATTACATAGACAATGTAATGGCCTACATCAACGGGACCAAGATCAGAAACCCATTCACCGAGCAGGATCAGGAGCCCGACGAGAGACTCATGCGCTCCATAGAGGAAAAGATAGACATTCCCGAGGTCGGAGCAGACGACTTCAGGAGGATGCTCGCGGGATTCATCGGACATCTGGCTCACGGCGGCAAGCAGTTCAAGTGGGACTCAAATCCCCAGTTGAAGAAGGCCCTTGAGGCGAAGTTGTTCGAGGACACCAAGGATCACATCAAGTTGTCGGCCCTTAATATCAAGGGAGCCACCGTCGTGGACAAGGAGGTTCAGGAGAAGATTGATGCGGTGAAGCAGAGGCTCATAAAGAATTACGGATACAACGAGCAGAGCGCCACTGACGTGCTTGATTACTGCGGTTCTATATTCGCCCGAGGGGATGTGGCTGAAGAGGACTGAGGTGAATCATGCCAAGACGGATCGATCAAGACCACAAGGACTTCCAGGACGTCTATGGCGGCATAAGGCGCAGGGAACTCAGGAAGTACATCAAGAACGGAAGCATCTTCAGGAACAGGGGCAAGAACGGCAAGGTAGTCGTGACGATCCCCAAGATAGACATCCCCCACATAGTCTACGGGGAGAACGACGAGGGGATCGGCAGGGGAAAGGGCGACAAGGGTGATGTAATAGGCCGAGATCCTCAAAAGGGGAATGGAAAAGGCAATAAGGCAGGTCAGGACGAGGGCGACGGCATAGAAATCGCCGTGGACATGGAGGACGTCCTCAAGTTCATGCAGGAGGAGTTGGAACTCCCTGAGATGAAGCCGAAGCCGGGCGACACCTACGAGCAGGTCATAAAGAAATACAACAACATATCGCTCGTGGGTCCCGAGAGCCTTCGTCACAACGCGAGGACGCTCAAGCAGGCCCTCAAGAGACAGTGCGCAGACGGATCAATAAACAAACTTCATCAGATACCCGGCTTCGCGAACCCGGTCAGACTCATCACCCCCATAAACAGCGACAAGAGGTATCGTCAGTTCAACGAGATAAAGATACCCTCGAGCAACGCCGTCATATTCTTCGCCCGAGACGGCTCCGCCAGCATGGATCAGTACAAGTGCGACGTGGTCAGTGACATGAGTTGGTGGATAGATGCATGGATCAGGAAGTTCTACGACAAGGTGGAAAGGGTCTACGTCTGGCACGACACCGTGGCCAAGGAGGTGGACGAGAAGAAGTTTTACAAGTACAGGTATGGGGGCGGCACAACCTGTTCCACGGCCCTCAAACTCATATCAAAGATGTTTGAGAACAGGTATGATCCTGTCAAATGGAACATATATCTCTTCTACTTCACCGACGGCGAGAACTGGGACGATGACAATTCTGTCTTCGCCAGAACCCTCAAGGAGGAATTCTCCGCCAAGACAGTAAACATGGTTGGGATAACGCAAATACTCTCGTGGAATTATGAAAACAGCCTGAAGCAGTACGTTGACCAGAACTGCAAGGCCCCAAACATACGGACCGCCCAGGTCGGAACCATGCCAAATCCTATGACGGATGAGGAGAGGGACAAGCAAATCAAGAACGCGATCATGGACTTGCTCGGCAAGGGAAGATCAAGGGAAAACAACTACTGGCAGGTGATGGGATGAACCAGAACAAATTCATGCTCGGATCGCCCGTACTCATGGGCAACAATACTATCCCCGGCGTTCCGATGCCAGAGGAGTTGAAGAGGCTTCTGCCCGAGATATTCAGGAGGGTGAGCGAATTCGGCTGCGACTTTCCACCCACCGTAGTTGAGATGCTCACCTACGACGAGATCAGCGAAATCGCTGCGTATGGAGGATTCCCGGTTAGGTATCCGCACTGGAAATGGGGGATGGAGTACGAAGAACTTCAGCGCGGATATATGCACGGCATGCATAGGATATACGAGATGGTGGTCAACACAGACCCCTGTTACCTCTATTGCCTAGATTCAAACACGCTCCTTGACAACGTGACGGTGGTGGCCCACGCCCTAGGCCACGCCGATTTCTTCAAGAACAATATTTACTTCGCTAAGACGAGCCAGAACATGATGAACGAACTGGCCAACCACGGCACGAGGATAAGGAAGTACATGAGCCGTTGGGGCAAGGAAAGGGTCACGGAGTTCATAGACTATGTGCTCCGCATAGAGACCCTGATAGATCCCTCCAAGGCTTGGCAACCCAAGCGGTACAAGGACAACATTCACCGGGACAGTAGGAAGTACCGCCATCCCAACCGTCTCAAGGTTGAGGATGGCCACGATTACATGGAGGAGTACGTCAACACTGACGAGTGGATCAAGAAGCAGCACGAGCAGATAGAAAAGATAGAGGCGGCCGAGTACCTTGATATGTTCGTTGGTTCCACCAAGGACATAATGGGCTTCATAAGGGACAACGCTCCGCTCAAGCCATGGGAGAGCGACATCGTCTCCATGCTCTACGAGGAAAGCATGTATTTCGCGCCGCAGAGGATGACTAAGACAATTAATGAGGGCCATGCATGTGTAGGTCCCGAAACGCTTATAGCCACTGATGGCGGGCTTTTGACGGCACGAGAGTTGGTGGAGAATAAAATATCGTGCAATGTATCAGACGGCGAAACCAATAGAAAAGTCAGCAACTGGTTTATTTTTAAGGACAGGGATACCGTAGAAATAGAAACCAAAAGAGGCTACAGGATATTGGGTTCCGACAACCATAGAATTATGGATTCCAATGGCCAGTGGGTTTATCTTAAAGACATCAGAAAAAAACACGAAGTAAAGATCGGCGTTTCTGATGTGTGGCCCCCAAAGATGGTCAGAATAAACTACAAAGAAGAAGAAAGGCTTACTACCTCCAAGATAAAGAAAATTCTTGGTTCAAGATATTGGAAGTACAACTACTACCGAATGGGAATGCAGACCGACGAGCAGGCGGGATCAAAAGTTGTTGAGTTGAGCAAGTTGTTTGATGAGCAGTTCTCAAGAATGGGACAAACCCAACTGATTAGAAGAAAAAAAATTTCAATACCTTCATCGGTCACAGAAAGCCTCGCAAGTTTTCTTGGTTACATGATAGGAGACGGACACATTTCAGAATTGGGCAGGTCTCTAGGACTCACATCGGGAGACCTTGATCAAATTCAGGAATATGAACGCCTATTGAATTCTCTATTTGGATTGACTAGCAAGAGAAAATGGGACGGCAGTTCAAAAAATGGAAGGTGGAGAATTTCGTGCTCTTCAAAAAGTCTTCAGGAATTCTTGAAAAGCCTTGGTTTTTTGACCGGAAGGTGCGCAAGACAGAAGACAATACCCGAGTGCATTTTAAGGTCTCCAAAAAATGTGATGTCGGCATTCTTGCGTTCTTATTTTGACTGTGATGGCTATGCCGGCAAGGCAGGCGTCATATTGTCAACCTCTAGCGAAAAGATGGGAGAACAAGTTCAGACTATTCTTTTAAATTACGGCATATTGTGTAGCAGAAAGAGAGCGAAGTCTTGCGACAAGACCAAGATTCATATATGGCATGTTAGAATGGGCAGTTCGCAAGCCAAAAAATTCATGGAGCAAATTGGTTTCGGATTGAAGAGAAAGCAAGACTCACTTTCAAAATATGTCAACGAAAGAAGATGGTTCGTAAAGGAAAAATGGTCCGACGAGGTTGTCTCAATCCGAAAAGGCAAGGAGACCGTATATGACATGACCGTGGACGAAACTCATCGCTATTCTGCCCACGGATTTATCAACCACAACAGCTGGGTTGACTACCACATAATAGCAAAACAGGGGCTGAGCGGACTCGGACAGGAGCATGACAGTGCGGGCATCATAGAGTACGCCAAGCACAAGATGGGTGTTCTCGGGGGCAAGTACAGCATGAACCCATACAAGCTCGGATTTAATCTTCTTTGCGACATAGAGGAACGTTGGGACAAGGGCAGGTTCGGTCGCGAGTGGGAGGAGTGCTCGGATGCGAGCAAGAAGCAGGATTGGGATTTGAAGCTCGGGCTCGGCAGAGAAAAGGTCTTCGAGGTCAGGAAACTATACAACGACCTAACGCTGATTATGGAATTTTTTACCCCCGAGTTCTGCGAGAAGTACGAGTTCTTCGAGTGGAAGAAGTATCCAAATGGGGAATATAAGATAGAGAGCAAGGACCCGCACAAGATCAAGGCCAAGCTTGTCTCTAGGCACATGAACGGTGGTCTTCCCGAGATCAGGCTCATGGATCCGAATCACAGGGGCAAGGGCATAATGCTGCTCCAGCACAAGTGGACCGGACGCCCACTTCACGAGTCCTATGTGGGTCCAGTCCTTGAATCGTTGCGTCGTTTGTGGAAGAACGACGTTCATCTCGTCACTGGGGACAGGTCGGGTCGTGAGACGGTCTACAGGTGCCGTGGGGATTCCTGCGAGGTGGATATGGTCCCGAGGGAGGAATACGGCTCCTGAAATTGCGAAAAACCCTTATTTTAAGGGCTTTTTGGGTTGGTTTTTTGCCTGTCGGCGGGGCTAAATATGGTGTCATTTCCACTAGACTAATACGTGGTGCACCATGAATTCAATCACGAAGAGAAGTGTATCAGTAGAACAGCTGATAAGCGAGATACACAACCACCACATCAACAATCTTAATCGTGAGATATACCTCCACGGGTACGTGGACGCCGAGGAGGAACCGGGCGTGGAGTACAGGATGGCCACGTCCTTCGTGAAGAACCTGCACATATTGGAGTGCCAGAACAGTCAGAACATACTTGTTCACATGCATACGATCGGCGGAAACTGGAGCGACGGCATGGCCATATTCAACGCCATAAGGTTGTCTAAGGCTCCTATGACGATACTCGGATACGCCCAGGCGAGCAGCATGAGTGGCATAGTGTTTCAGGCAGCCGACAAGAGGGTTCTGATGCCGGACTGCGAGATGATGATTCACCACGGTTCCATATCTCTTGAGGACAACACCATGGCCGCCAAGAGTGCGATAGACCAGAACGAGAGGAACTGCAAGAGGATGCTTGAGGTTTTCGCTGAGCGGGCCGTCCATGGCAAGTATTTCAAGGACAGGAAGTTCAGTTTGAGGAAGGTCAACAACTTTATAGACCAGAAGATAAAGCAGGTCGGCGACTGGTATCTCATGCCGGACGAGGCTGTGTACTATGGCTTGGCAGACGGGATTCTCGGCGAGAAGGGTTTTGAGAACATGTCAAAAATCAGGGGTGGAAGGAAGAGTAAATGATGTTGAATGTTCTCTTTTAATTTATTCGGTTTTTTGTTAAATTGAATCAAACAAACAGAAAGGTGTAGAAATGAACGAGCATGAGTTGTTGCTTTCCGAGGAATTCGCCGCATTTTCCCAAGCGGTCGCCGCCGTCCACGAGGAGAAGAAGGTCTTGGAGGAGGATTTCAAGAAGCACTTTGAGGAATACAAATCTAGGAAGAAGGAACTTGAGTCCAAGGTGGCTCAGGCTAGTTCCAAGTGGGAAGAATGGAAATCGTCCCAAATCTCTAAGAAAGACAAGTGACGACCGATGAGGGCGATTGATCTTTATTCCGGCGTTGGAGGATGGTCTCTCGGTCTTTCCATGGCCGGAGTCTCTGTGGAATCATCCTATGAATGGTGGGGTAAGGCCAATCTCACAAATGAGAGGAACAACGGCCACAAGATCGTGATGGCCGACGTGAGGGGACTTCCTTTGTCTGGATTTCCTCAGGCGGACATTGTCGTCGGCAGCCCGCCCTGCACTCAGTTTTCTCTCGCCAACAGGGGAGGCAAGGGAAACATACTAGAAGGCCTCAAGGACGTGGAGAAGTTTCTGGAGGTCGTGGAAGCCGTCGGGCCTAGGTTTTGGGCCATGGAGAACATTCCCCGCCTCGCCGCCATCATGAGAAGCGAACTCAATCAGGGCGGCGTCCTGCACAGGTTCTGCGGTTTGAATCCGACCATACTTGTCTTGGATGCCAGTGAGTGGGGCGTACCCCAACGAAGGCAGCGGTGCATAATAGGGAATTTTAATTCCGATCTGCTCCTAGCCTACAGGGATAAATCAATTTCTAGGACCTTAGGATGCGTTCTAAGGGCCCTTTCTTCGCCGTTGGCCCACGACCCCGTTTACGGCACAGAAATCCCTCAGGAAGCCCTTGTTGACCACGAGAAAGAGTTGTCTCTCTCTTGGGAGGAGGAAAGGATCAACAGGGAGACCAAGACCCACCATCCCGTCTACAACAATATGTCTTTTCCCGACCGTCTGGACAGGCCTTCTAGGACCGTCACGGCCACCTGCACGAGGGTGTCAAGGGAGAGCATAGTCGTTCCTGAGGGGGACGGCTTCAGGCGTCTTAGCCTACGCGAACGTGCGTGCCTTCAGTCTTTTCCTGTGGCCTATCAGTTCTACGGCGACACTCACCCGCAGAAGCAGAAGATGATAGGCAACGCCATTCCGCCGCTTCTTTCCTATCACATAGCCCACGCCATGCTCGGGACCCTGACGGACGATCTTCCTTCTCCGTCCGAGTCAATCAAAAATTTTGTTCCGCCTTCCGCTCCCAAGGCCACCCGTCCCGACAAGCCCGGCTATTCATTCGCCATCGATAGAAAATTCAGGGCGGCTATACCGGGGTTGAGGTTCAAGAGCGGTGTCCGTTTTGAACTTTCCAATTCTTTTCCCGGTCCCGAATGGTCCATCAAATTCTTTTATGGAAATTCCAAGAATATAAAAGAAATCATTCTGGGCTCTGGTCTATTGGGGGAGATCAAGAGCGTGGAAGGAACGGGAGTGTGTGTTTCCAAGGCCACCAACGCCCTTTTTGAAATTGGTGGAATTATGGATTCTTTGGACCCGGTTGGACTCCAAGGAGCATGGAGCCACACCCGTGAATACAAGCATCCTTATGAATTGGTGGACTCCTTGGGTCGTGCGGTGGAACTTTTCATGAGCGAGGACGAGGGAATCGCCGAATCGGTCGTTTCCGGAATCATGGCATCAAGGAACAATCCTCAGGGATGCAAGAAGGTAATAAGGCACGCCAAGGCCGTTTTCTCTGGGCTTTTGATTGGTTCAATTTTCAACGATACTATAAGTCAATTACCCACCCCCTAAAGGGACTGGGTTTCCTTGCCGGATTCAGATGAAGACAATAAGCGGAAATCACACATCAATTCTTCAACTTGACGACTTTTCTTCCGTCGTCGCGTTCATGCTTCTGGAGCATTTGGATGAGGAGGCGAGGTCCGGCGAGTTGTTCGTCGTCGGACGCCACTCGAGGCGTAATCCCGAATCAATAAGACAGTTGTTTCCGGACAAGAAGATCATTGCCTACCAATCAAAACAGATGATGGGGCTGGGCGACTGGAGAAATGTGAAGTTGACCATTGAAAATCTTCGTGGTTACGACGAAGTTTGGGACTGCGATCCGATCAATGCTCATTTCCTAGCCCAACGGGGCATTGTGGTTCACAATGTATTTCCTTTTGTTCACGCGTCTTGTCTTGAGAAGATAGAATCAAAAGATCATCCGAGCATAGATGTCCTTTTCTATGGAGAAATGACCGACAGAAGAAGCGAGGCTATAGCAAGACTCCAGAAAAATTGCCCTAATCTTCGTATGGTTTGGGTCCGGGGCGATCCGGACTTGGACAGGTACATATCGGATTCCAAGGTCGTTCTGAACATACACGCTTTTGAGCCTTGGAACAGGCAGGAGCAGGCGAGAATTTTTTATCCTTTGATAAACGGGAAGACCGTCGTTTCGGAACCCAGTCAACACGAGCACTTTTCCGATCTGATCATCCGGTCTGATTTGGAGAGCATGCCTTCGGTCTTGAATTCCGTGTGTTCTTCTGACCTTTGGAGATCGTTCGGAAAATTGGCTTCGGTCAATTTCAAGAAAAAGAACGTGCGGGAGGCTCCGGCCGCGTCTCCTTTGAAGACTCCATGCAGTCCCGATTTGGGAGACAGAAATGTATTTATTTATTGGGTTGGATATGAATATAAACTCATATCAATCTTGAGGAATCTAATTTATCTTCATTCAAATAACGGCGTAGGTTATAAAGTACACTTTATAAACGACAAAAATGTATCAAACTACACATCAACACCGCACTATTTTCACAAATTGAATCCGGCTCATCAGGCTGATTTTGTAAGGGTAAATGTGATTTGCGATTATGGTGGAATATGGCTTGATAGCGACGCCGTGGTGATGTCTTCTATTGATCCCCTATTTGATATGATTGATGAAAAAAATGGATTTTTTGTCGTTGAAAATAATTTGAACTTATGTAACGGCATATTCGGCAGTAAGAAAAATACCGAATGCATGAAGAGATGGCGATCGGAAATGATAAAAATTACAGATCGCAAGATGCAAAATCTCAATTGGACAGAAATAGACAACCAATTATTGGATAGGATGTATTATACCGAACCCAAGTTGTATGACGACTACAATATAATGAAAGGATTGGACTCAATATATCCAGTTAATTGGGACAAGTGTGTTGATGAATTCATAAGATCACCATATTCAAATTACACAAAAATATTACGCGACTTCCAGCCTGTCATAATGCTGGTAAATAGTGTTTACAAGGAATTAGAGTCATTTGAAATCAATGATATATATGAAAAAACTCCTTTGGGTTACTTTTTGAAAAAGTCATACAAGAGCATTACATGAAGATACATCTTTACGCTGTTGCTTGGAATGAAGAGTTCATGATGCCGTTTTTTATGAGGCATTATGCAAAATTTTGTGAAAAAATAATTATTTACGACAACGAATCTACTGACGGGACTGCAGAAATAGTGGAAAAAATGGGCGGAGAAATACGAACGTGGTCTAGCAACAATAAACTTGATGATTCAATGTACTTGGAGATAAAAAACAATGCATATAAAAAATCCAGAGGGTCGGCGGATTGGGTGATTGTGTGCGACAGTGACGAATTTATATATCATCCAAATTTAGTGAATCTGCTTAGTGAGTACAAGTCTATGGGAATAAATTTCCCCAAGACGGAGGGCTATGAGATGATTCCGAATTGCTTCATAGAAAAGGATTGTGATTTGGTTGATAATTACAAATATGGATCAAGATATGTCAATCTTGATAAACGTGCTATATTCAATCCCAATCTGGAAATCAAATATGGTCCCGGATGTCATTCTTCAAACACTCCTGAATTGGCCGTCCAAAGCGAGAATGCCGACATCAAGATTTTGCATTACAAATACCTGAACCCGAATTACTTAATACTCAGACACAAATTGTTGGGCTCAAGACTGAGCGATAGTAATATTCAGCATAATTGGGGCGTGCAATACACGTGGAACGAAGAAATAATGAAAAAAAGATACAATGAAATATTGTCCATTAGGTCAAAAGTCATATGAATCTCTGCGGTCTTGATGACATTGCAATTTATATTTTTTTTCATACAATTTAGATTATGAATAAGGCTTTAATCACCGGAATTACTGGGCAGGACGGATCTTATCTTGCTGAATTTCTTCTTGCCAAGGGATACGAAGTTCACGGCATCATCCGCAGATCAAGCATGTTCAATACTCTTCGCATTGACCATGAGTTTGATCATTTGCACCTTCACCATGGAGATGTGTGCGATGGGACTGCTATGGCCCGTATTGTTAGAAACGTACAGCCGGACGAAGTCTATAATCTCGCTGCTCAGAGTCATGTCCGCGTTTCTTTTGAACAGCCTGCCTACACTGCTGATTCCACGGGTTTGGGAACTTTGCGCGTTCTGGACGCCATCAGAGACCACGCTCCTCAGGCGAGATTTTATCAGGCTTCTTCAAGTGAGATGTTTGGTGGATTGTTGCGGCCCGGCGACGCCTTTTTGTGTGAATCCTC